TTTCTAGCTGGAATAAAATTCTGGATAATGTTTAGACAACCAATCTTCCATACGCTTCCAGTATTCCAAACCTCCCTCAGCTTCACTCCACAGGAAATCGTAAATCAAATCTCCAGTAAAGTCCTCATCAAGCATCGTCTCACCATACTCATTTCTGTCAATTTCACGACAAGGCATAGTACCTCTAATACGTAAACGACGCTTTAGAAACCGAGACACATCATCTTCCACAACTGGATTAGACTCAAATATTTTAATAAGCTGATAATACTTATAACTTGGCTGCATATTGATAGATCGTAATCTACAGATCATACGACCACGATGTTTCTTGAGATAACGCTTCTTTAATCGATTGTGTACATGATTATTTAACTTCATTAGTTTCCACCTTTCATTGATTTACATGCATTGTCATAACGATGTTTTAAAACTTCCTCATCCATTTCAGACCAGTACTTGCCAAGTTGAGGAGTATCAAACCAGATAAAATCTGTCATCAACATACCTGTGAATGCCTGATTTGAAGTATGCTGCCCAAGAATATGCTTTGTACGTAAGCGATTCTTTAAATGACGATAACCTTCCAAATCAATAGATTTCACAATATCCATTGTCTGGTAGTAACGATAGTTGCAGTAGCTCCATTCACCACTTCCAATTTTATGTTTCTTTTTTAAGATACGCTTTTTAATCTTATGTGGTACGTGATTCACCAATTCCATATTTACTCTCCTCTAAAAGATGTAGAAAGTATAAAACATCCAATCAAGGGTGTCAATACATTTAATCAAAATAATTCAAAATCTTCAAAAGCCTTAATGCCATTCTGGTGAATAGTGTGAGCCACATGTGAAAATCTATCATGACCTATGGATGTAGATTTCCAAACAAATAAACAAGCCATATCTCCACTAAGGTCATTCATATTGCGACCTTTAACTCTTAACCACTTATGTAGATACTTAGCTACCCCAATATCTATTGGGCTAGATTCCTTCATCAATCGGTGGAACCCAAGAACACGGTCAGGGTCAATACTGACAAATATATTTTTATCGTAGTTTGCCAATATCTTTTTCTTAGCAATACGCTTTTTCAACTTATGAGGGACATGGTTATGTACCTTCTCATGTTTATGTATTGTCACTCATAAACTCCTTTCCTTTCCAACTCTGCATCGATTCTCGACCAATGTTTACAACCCATTTCCGTTGAAGCCCAACAAAATGCTGTTGTTAGGGTCATTGATGGTGTGAACGTTATCGTATTTAATAAAGGATGTCCAGTCAAACCACAATCCTCATATTTTTCCAACAAAAACTCTAAGTATTTTCCTGAACTCAGATCAATCTTCTTAACCTCTGGTATCAGCTTTTCTTTCCAAAAGATTAAAACTTTCTTATTCCTGTCAACCATTAATACTCTCCACTTTCTGGAATCTGTTAGTGCTGAATGAGAATCTACGATATTCCTCAATCCACACACGACTCCTGTACCCAACAACATCCATCTCTTTAACTGTATAGATGTTACCTCTCTTCAGAACTTTCTGATTTGAGTCATCTACACATACTACTTTTGTCCCTATATCAAATTTCACTAACTAATACCTCCACGGCTGCGCCTTATAAGGTGACAATTCGAGGTCTTCTAACCATTGTATGATTTCTGACATCAACACCAACACTACCACCTCTGTTATAAAGGTGCATGAAAATCTTAATTCCACGAGGGTAAATTTCTTTACCTACATGCTCAATATAGTCACCATCTTTAAAATTAAATCCCTGAGCCACAACCTTTTGTGTGTAAGGTGTCTGATCATGGAATCCTAGTTCCTTAGCTGCCCTCTGCCAAAGCTTGATTTGTTTATGGCTGCTAACTTGGATAAGCCAATCCTCAGAATTTCCTTTATCTCGAAACTCAATAAGTTTCTCTTTAATTTTGTTAATTTTACTTCTTGTGCTACTCATATCATTCTCCACAGAATTCATTATATATTTTGCTATTGCCTACCATAGTTTGAGATGTCATGCCTCCACCAGATGAGGTATACACTATCGATCTAGCCTGACAGTCAATGACACGATACACGTATATACCACTGGTAGTTTTAGCATATGCTGGGTAAACAGGTACATTCTCACTAGATTTATTGATATATCCAGTGTATTGTGCTCCAGCTGAATGTGCTGTCTGATTAGGTTGTGTGCAAGAGATTACACCAAGTGCCAAAGCAGCCAATACTGGTGCAATCCAAATTTTAAATCTCTTCAAACTCTTCCTCCAATTCACCAAAATCACTGTCATCAGGTAATTCAGCCCAGTGAGTTACACTATGTAGGTTAAAGCCAAAACGGTCATAACTCGCCACATCAAAATTTGATATTTGAAATCCTTTCTTTGATCTGCGAACAAACACGACCTTGTTGTATTCTGGTAGTACGTCACTTACCTGATGCCACTTAAGTTTAGTCTTCATAGAATTTTTCTACCTTACCATAGGTTCGTGATTGAAGCTCACTAATTTCCACTGATTTAACACCATACACACGCTTCATACCTTCCGCTATCGCTTCAATGATACGACGTACAGGTAGATTGTCATCATAAGAATATTTCTCTACCTTAAAGATCAAGGTAGTCCATGGATTCTTACCAAATCCTATTTGCCCAATACCACCTACTGGAGTAAATCCTGTTAGATATTGAATCTGCTCAAGGCATGTTTGCAAACATAAAGGAGCATTCACGTCCTGATTAAATTCAATCACCATATTGGCTGTAGTCTTATAACCAATCGTAATTTTATTCTCTTTAGTGGTTGTTACACTAATAAGTCCAGATTTCAAATTAACCTCCAAAAATTTTATCTATCTTATGCACACTCAAACCATAAATCTCAATATACTCGAATATTGGATACTTTTCAACAATTTCTTTAAATTTATCTGTTATAATCTGTTCATCTGTATCAAGGTCATATTTCTCCATATGTATCCACACTTCTGGAGCTACATTTTCCAATTCCCACCCTAACTCAAGCATGGCTTTTCTAAATACAGCAATGCCAGTAGGTCCTGAGCTATCTTTCAGTTTATACCTGATATTACAGTGACATTTCCTGTATTGGTGATGCTCAGTGCCAGTTATTTTGTTTTTACTAATCCAAAAACCACCAACATAGGGTTTTCCTTCCAAATCTTCTAAACTCATACCTTAAAAACCTCCAGAATCCATATCTCTGATATATTTTGAACTAAATAACTCATCATCTCTTGTGACATTCTCACGGGTACTGCAAACACAGAAAGAACCATCTGTAAAATAGATGAACGCATCTGGATATTCCTCCCTAACTTCATCAATGATGGAATTTAGGTTATCCACGACACGATTCAGACGTCTTTTTAATTTATCGGTTTCCATATTATCACCTCTAAGCTAAATTTTCTGCATCGTATCATGATCTTATTTAGTGTGCAAGAATTTTCTAAAGGAAATCCATGTAACTTATTCCTCTATACTCCATACCACAATGTGTACTACACATACACCAGTCCTTTTGCATCATCCTAATCTGTGGATAGAATTTAAAACAGTTTGCACACATAAACCATTCTTCTTTAATCTTGAAGATTTTCAGGTTGTACTTTTGATAAGCCTCCACATCCTGATAGCACATCTGATACGGTATCAGTAACTCCTCCGTTATTACCAGCCACGGATACTTCCCAAGGTTTGTAATTAACGATCTTATCAAATATGGATTTACGTAGCTCAGACTCAATAAAATGTATAAGGCCCAAAACATTCTTTGCTTCCCCTCTGGTTAGTCCGCTATCAATAACAGCCTTTTTCTTAACTGTATTTATATCATATCTTAATCTACCATCGTTAGATGGTCGGACTTTCGTTTCGAGCTGATACACGTACTTCCAAACTTCCCAACCCCCACGGCTTCGCCTCATTTTTAACTTAGTGTCCAACCCCATACTCCTCTCTAAAATTCCAGAGAACTTCATTGTAATCTCCAACTGATTCAAAATTTCTGTATACATCAACCTGAAAAGGCTCTACACCACCCGTAACGATACCATCCTTATAGTAACCTGTCCAACCACCATTGATGATTTCAAATCGTTGCTCAGTACTCTTCCTTGGGTCAATATCTTTATCGGTCAATAGAAGACCTCCAGTCCTTTTGTCCACTAAAACTGTATAACTCATAAAATAACTCCAAATAATGAATATAGAACAAAAGCTCCCATAGTTGTCTTCAGAAAGAAGTATGCTATGCCAATATAAATAATCATAGCAATTATGGCTACCACAACTATAGTTAAATCCTCATCATCCTCCATTACCTTTTACCTCCCTTAGTTTGAATAAACTCCCTAATTACACTACCATGGCACTTATTAGGGTCATGACAATAGCAGAGTAAGTCCAATGGATTATTCTTGCTGTGCAAGATTAGTTCGCCCATGGCCTCATATGCTTCAGGGCTAAGTCTACGACCGTACAGATCGCTCCTAAATCGCTCTACAGCCTCTTCAGAGGTGTCCACGTAGGTAACAGCATATTTACTCGGTTTCGAGCTGTATGGATTCCCTAGAGGGCTTCCACGGCCTATGTAAGCCTTATTTCCCACCATCCAGTAACTAGCATCATTAAATTGCTTTAAATCGCCATTATGAACTTTCCGTACACTGATTGGTAAATCATCAAACATTTTTCATCCTCAAATAAAAAGACCCCACGCATATTACTGCATGAGGTTTATACTGTCAATCATAACTTGATGAAGAACTTCCTGAAGATGATGAACCAGAGTCGCTACAAGAGCTACTTGAACCACTTGAGTATGATGGCGTAGAGTCACAAATACCACTGTTATTATTAGAATCTACTGCAACCATTGTTGCTAGGGCCACTGTAGTCGTGAAATTGTTATTTGCAATTGTTTGACTATCATCCCTATCTACCTTGGTACGTGATAAAGGGAGCTTCGAGGCTTCCATATTACTAATCTTTGGTAATGTATTAACCTTAACAGGTTCTGGATTACTATTTTCTAATGTTTTAATTGAGGTCGCCTGAACTTTAAACTCAGCACCCTTATCTAAAAGGGTTTGAAAGTCTACCTCATTTCCTTTACTATCATAAAACACCAAATCTTTTGCACCTTTCAACTTACGATTGTGCCTTTTACCTAAAAAGTAGACAACCAAAGCTATAATGAGGATTGATAATCCAATTACAATAACATTTTCCATATAAACCTCTTGAATTTAATAAAATAAAAAACTAAATATACGTGCCAAACTACCAACCATCCATATAAGGACATTAAAACTTACTCCTAATAATTCGAGATTGGATACCAGACTTAATCAAACCTGATCGTAAGCTTTGCACAAACTTCTCAACTAACTGAATCACATCATCTCTGCTCCTTCCGTACTCTGATGAAGTTTCCCTTAGCAACTCTTCACCTTTAATTGAGACTATGCATTCAAGATGAAGTTTCCCTCCAACAATTCTGCTATCTCTGGATTTTACTTCGATGTCAACCATAAGACAACTGCACCTCCAAGGATGAGAGAGGTGAAGTACAAATACCACACCTCATCTGTTGAGTCTTCGTATAGATAATCTGAGATAGCTTGGTACAGCCAAATTAGGCTTATAACAAGCAATGTACCCATATTACACTCGACTGTTAACTTTGTATCTGCCTTTACCAAACATCACGTCACAAGCATTCTGAGCTGTAACACGACATCCATTTCGAACCTTGAAGTAAGTTTTAAATCCCATGGCATTTGTAATCCAGTAGCCACTTGCTGCTTCAACAATATTGAAGTTGCGAGGATTATCAACGAATACTCGTACACCTTCGATATATGCAATACCACCATTTTGGATAACTTCCATAATCTCATTTTCAGATGAACTTTTAAGCTTCTTAGTTTTAGTTTGTGATGACATATTACAACTCCAGAATTAAATAAATTTAAAAATTAAATTAGGCTTTCTTACGTGTGCTGGTTCGTTTCGTTTTAGTTTCTACTGGTTTTTCTTCGCCAGCTCCTTCGTCATCACCGCTATCGTTTCCTGCATCTCCATCATCTGGTTCTTTTGAATCCCCAGCTCCATCTCCAACACTGTCACTCTCTGCTCCAGAGTCTGTGGCACTTGACCCTGAATCTTCTTTACTGCTGCTCTCGTCAGTGGCTTCAGAACTTCCAGTGCTAATGCTTGTACTAGTGGTTTCAACCTTATCTCCTTCATCTTTCTTCATTGTTACAGTAATATTACCAAAGTGTACAACACACTGTGAGTACACAGGTACATATCCTTCTAGTGTAGCCTCATGGATAGCTTTCACGATACTCTGAACAGTTTGACCTGAAACTGGCACACTAATTACTAAAGGGTTATTCATATTAATCTCCTTGTTAACCTTTCGAGACGCTATGGTAATAGTAAATACAAGATAAGTCAACAACTTTATGAAAATAATTTAAGATTTCTTGCACCAATAGATACAAATGATAACAATAATTAGATTGACAAATTAAGATTTCATGATAGAGTATTTGTACAATCCATTTTATATACATTAAATTATACAAATTAATTTATATTTCTTAAATTGTTATCTTCTTTATTGTCTTCTTTATATAATATAATATGTATAATTTATATTATACAATATAATGACATGATTCAGCGAATTTAATTATATTAAAAATAATATTAAATCATACTTGACAAGTGTGTTTACATTACTTTACAATAAAAGACTTGACTTTTGAGAAAGTTATGGTAATATATTCACATAGCTCAGAGAAATTCACAACTTCTCTTCCAATAATCAACCCAAGGAGCAATACATGAGATGTATTTGTTGTGATACTCCTTTAACGTCTTTTGATGATAATGATTTGTGCAAGAGATGTATCGAAGCAAGTAAAGATGAGTCTACTAAATTTAAAGACCCACAACATGCTTTAATCACTGACAAAGACTTTAGAAGAAAGTATAACCCACATAGACCACAACGATAAGTTACATAACTTTACAATAAAGTTGTTGACAAATCTGGATTTTGTGATATACTATTAGTATAGTTTTGATTTTATAGTAAATTTTAATTTACCTCCAACACCCAATAATAACATTATATGGATTGTAGCGTCAAGGTGACAAAGCGGACTTGAAATCCGTGCCATTGGTTAGTAGCCGATGGGGGTTCGATTCCTCTACTCTCCTCCAGATTTTAAATCGATTTAATTAAATATTTTAATTAATTAAATCCATTTAGGATTTCAACGGTAGAAGAAATTCATAGGTTGTTTCGCTCCCTGCTAAGGAGATGGACTGCTAACGCGGTTGTGTTTCGATTACACCTTCTATCGCCAAACATACTTCGGCAATTTCGCTACCGAAGGAGTTGGGATTTGCTGGTATAGACTCTTAGGCAAACCAGTATTTATTTAAATTTTTAATTTAATTATTTGTGAGGTATTGATGTTTACGAATGTTTGTTCAGACAAAATTGCTGAAAAGGTCGGAAGCGTATTCGACAAGCAATGTAAAACAATTGAGAAAGGTATTGAAGATATCAAAGCCAATCGAGAAAAACGCCAGATTTTGATTGCTGAGCATAAAGCTGGTTTAGCTAAGCTCGAAGCTGAAGTGGATAAAGATAATAAAAATATCGATATCCTAAATACAAAATTAAGTACACTTCGAACTTTGGTTTAAGTGGTTAATTGGTGACGTGTTGGATGTTTAAAATAATGGAAGTTATTAGAAGTATTTAACGTCACCTTGTTACGCCATTAGCTCAGATGGATAGAGCATCTGCCTTCTAAGTAGATGGTCACGGGTTCGAATCCTGTATGGCGTACCAATTTTAAATCTATTTTAAATTTGATTCGTGTTGTGTCCCACGTTTGCTGGTACATTGAGACTCCTAAATCACTATAAGGGACTCTCGGAAGATTAGTGACTTCTAACAGGGATTAAATTTAAAATAGATTTACGGGTTGTTAGCTGAGATGAATTAGCGCTAGCTTGAAAAGCTTGAGAGGTTGGATTGTTACCAACACTTCCCACCAAATATTATAGCGAGTCGTGATGCTGGTTTCACAGTAGGTCTCATAAGCCTATGTACAAGAGTTCGATTCTCTTACTTCGCTACCAAATATGTATGTGTGACCCGAATTGGTAAGGGAGCGGACTGTAACTCCGTTGTCAAAAGCAATTGTAGGTTCAAGTCCTACCACATACACCAAACAATGGTCGATTAGCTCAGCGGTAGAGCAGTAGCCCGATAAGCTATTGGTCGCTGGTTCAAATCCAGCATCGACTACCAAATAATCTCCCGATTGGGTTCGATTCCCGATCGTAACACGCTTTGAAAGTTTGAATATTCATGATAAGTTCAAATGAGTAGATGGGTTGTGTAAGTTGAAGTTAAGAGCGAGGTGGCTTGTTTCTTCAATGAGAAGGTTCGAATCCTTTGGAGACCAATTTTATTGCCACGAATCCGAGCAAGGTGCATGGACCAGACTGTTAATCTGAGGTTAGATGGGTTCGATTCCCATAGTGGTAGCCAAACAAGTAGTGTGTACTTCTTCCCTCCATTTATGGAGTTCTAGTCGGCACACAGGCAGTGAGTATAGATATTTGAGATAAACATTGGTTCTCTCATTTCATCGTTTCGAAAGATTCTTACTGTAACAGTTTTGATGCAAAGTGGTTTTCTTTAAAACAGGCTTAGAAAGATACATTGGTAGCAGAAACAGAGATTAAATTCTCAGGACTTTCAGCCATGTGCCTTGTTAGTTGTTGTCTGTTGGTTGATGTCAGGTATACGTGATAGCTGAGGCTTGATAGTATCATCAACGGCTTTGAGGGATAGTGATCATAATACTCATTGCTTACAAAAACCTGAGATTACGGTGTGTTTCGAGAAAGGGTAATCGACTGCCTTTGGAGCGCAGAATATGTAGGTTCGAGTCCTACCGCACCGACCAAATTTAGAGACGTGGGCTGTGAACTCAAGAGAGATGAAAGCAAAAGTAGTCTTGCGAGTAGAGTAGCAGTGCAGTGGAAAGGTAATCGCCATGAAGGATTAACTACTCTGGTGAAAATACATGTTAAGTAGCCAGCAAGATTTGTGTTGTACAGGCGATAAGCGTCTCAATGAGAGTGTAAGTTTTGATACAACACACCTAATATGACTCATTAGCTCAATCGGGAGAGCGCCACACTGTCACTGTGGAGGTAAGGAGATCGAAACTCCTATGGGTCGCCAAACGTTCGAAGCGGATTGACGTAAATGAACAGGTAGCTCCTGTGACTGAGAAGTCTATGATATGGTAAGCAAGGCGCTTCCCTTCGAAAATAGTGAGTGGTGTACAACACGAGCGAACTGGTGTAAGGACTACCCAGACATTGCATAGAATTTGTGATGTGAAAGTCCTGACAGAATTTTAAGAATAGGTTAAAGACTTCCAAACACTCTGTTGAGATGTTAGAGAAGCAAACGGAGCTGAGTACCTATCTCACATAATAGCTCCCTTTTGCTGGTATCGTATAGTGGTATTATGCTGGTCTTGTAATCCAGTCACGGTGGTTCGATTCCTCCTACCAGCACCAAGATTTGTGGTAACTTTAGAGGTTTGTAATGCAACATTTAGCACATGGTAATTTTATTTTAGTTGAGGATACAGAAAATGAATCTGTGACTGATGGTGGTATTGTCTTAGCCAAAGGAGCTAAAGAGCAAGAGTCCACGAAACGTTCAAAGATTATCTCTATCTCTGAGCAACTATTGCAACGATTTGAAAGTATGAATCATAAGTTTCCATTGAAAGAAGGTGATTTTATTTATCGTCGTTATTTCTCTGGAACTATGGTTATGACAAAAGACGATAAAACGTATTACGCATTACATGTTGATGATGTATTGTCTAAAGAGATTTAGGGTTGACCGCTGGGCGGTGACGAGGCTCCAAACCTTGTCTTGCTACGTTCGATTCGTAGTCGATCTGCCATTTAAGCGTTGCATCGTTTAAAAGGTTTTCATAAGTTTTGACCTCAATAAAGCTTAGTGATTACGCCACATTGGGCTGGTTAGATTGAAATCTAATAAATCCATGTCATGTTGGCTGTAATTGGGACGTAGTGTAGTTGGTTAGCACATGAGACTTTGACTCTCATAGATTCAGTTCGAACCTGAACGTCCCTTCCATTTTAAAGATATGTAATCTTGCTTCCGTAGAAGGTACTGACAATCTCACCTGATGTGTGCCGAGGTAAGTGGTGAGGATTACATATCTTTGTGATGGTGATCATGGTGTAATTGGCTAGCACCGCGATTTGTGATGTCGTTAGTCTGAGTTCGAGCCTCAGTGATCACACCAATGCGTGATTGGTATAATGGTATTATGTCTGGCTTCCACCCAGAAGACGAGAGTTCGATTCTCTCATCCAGCGCCAAATTCTGTTCCATTCGACTAGCGGTTAGGTCGCTTCCCTTTCAAGGAAGTAGCACGAGTTCAAATCTCGTATGGAATACCAAATTCTACGGTTCATCCTCCGACAATTCTTTTAAGTTGTGCATGACTTACCTGAGTTGGCTGGTGCTGAGAGGATAAATAGGAATGCTGCTTTAAGTAAAATGCAAATAGCTTAAAGTAAGGTCTTAGTTGGGTTCGATTCCCAAGTGAACTCCCCAAATTATTAAGAGAAGGTAATTCGCTAATATCGACGGGTATTTGATGCTGTATTGATAGGCGCGTTATGAGTTCGACCCTCACAGGCAGGTTGGTTGCTATGCTGAAATTCTAGATTTCTCTACAGTGGCATTAATAGTGAGTTACCCTCTCTTAATAATTTGTTTTAGGAATACCATAATCTAAAGGGACGAAGTGCTGGCTTGCAAACCCAGAATAGTGAGTTCGAGTCTCACATGGTATTCCAAAGCAAATAATAATGTACAGGTGACGGGAACTGGCATACCTATCACGCTTAGAACGTGGTGCTTGTGGGTTCGAAGCCCACCCTGTATACCAATTTAGAGGTTCCTATGTTAGAAGATATCTTAGCTGAAGGTGTTGTTAGTGTTGATTTCTTTAGCCTTGGCAACTTGATGTTAAAGACATCTGAGCGTAGCTACTGCCTCAATCTTCATAAAAAATTCTTAATGCGTTTTGTTTTAAATGACTCACTTGCCTTAACAGATGAGTGGTTTGATAAAACAGAGGTATTAAGTAAATCAGATTTTGACAAGTTAATTGAGGTTATCGAGTGTATATAATTCATTTCGCCCATCAAGTAGATGGGCACAAACGGTTTATCGACCCTATCTTTATGGAAGCATTAGAACCTAATGATTTCTACGAGATGAGAGATTGGTTTACACGTATCACAAATTCACTCTTTGGATATAGTGAAGAGAAGGCTTCTAAAACACTTCTTGACATGATGGCCCAAGAGAACATTCAAATTGGCAAATGGATTAGTATTACATCACCAGATGATGTATCGACATTAGTCTACTGTATTCGCCATGTCCCAGAAAAAGCTTCATTCCCTAGAGGTGCATAATTGATTAAAAATAAACTTATCAAGTTTGGCGCATCATGGTGCGCTCCATGTAAATCTGCAAGTAAATTCCTTTCCCAATTTGATTCTAATAAATACTTAGAAGTTGACATCACTTCCGATGAAGATTTAGCTGCCAAGTTTGGTATTAAAAATATCCCCACATTCGTTCTCGTGAATGTCAATGGAGATGAGGTTGACCGATTCACAGGATTCAATCCAGCTCTAATCAAAGAAGCCATCCAAAAGATTAAATAGTTTTACCTCAAGCCCGTCCAAGGGCTTTCTTTTTGAATTTTAAATGATGTAAACAATCAAGCTTACATCCTTTAGAATTTAGGAGTAAATATGCAGAGAAAAGGTAGTAATCAGAGTATCTTACGTATTTTCGATGAACAATTAGTTAAGGATGCAGTTGATAAAGTAAAAGGAATTTTGGTTGACCCTAAGTCTAAAAATTCTGAAATTTTAAATGCTGCTGATAAAATTATCAAATTTAAATTCATGTTCCAAGATGCTGTTAGACGGCAGACTCTCGATAAAATTGAGATTGAGGACAAAGAATTAAGATTAGAAGAACGTAGATTAAGACTAGAAGCCATCCGTGGTGTTGCTAATCCAAACACACCGCCTGAGCAAGTTCGTGCTTATTCAAAGGTGTTTGATCGTTCGTTTAAACCTGAAGGTTATGATGAAGAAGATGATGACTTAAAGGAAGCGTAAATGAGAACACCAAAGCAGAAAATTACAGCCACAACAACTGATGAGGGTATGGATTTATGTACACCAAAGAGTAAGAAGCATTATGACTTTATTTGGTCAGATACTGATATTACAGTCTTTGGTGGCGCTGCTGGTTCTGGAAAAACATGGCAAGGATTGTGTCGCTTTCTTAGATTCGCAAATGAGCCGTTATACCGTGGTTACGTAATTCGTAAAACACAGGCTTCTTTGAAACTAGGTGCTTTCGATACAGCTATCCGATTGTTTTCAGCATGGGACCCACGAGTCAAGATCAACCGAGTTGATATGACAATTAGGTTCCCTTCTGGAGCAATCATTATCTTTAAAGGATTAGATGGTCAAGCGTCTATCGAATACTTCCAAGGTCAGGAAATTTCTGGAGCCTTGGTCGATGAGGCAACGCATATCAAATATGACGAGATTTCATGGCTAATGACTCGTCTACGTACAAACGCTTCAATCAAGCCTACAGTATGGTTCACCTGTAACCCAGACCCAGATCACTTCATTGCTGAGTGGGTAGAACCTTATCTATACCCTAAGAATACATACGAGACAATCAACGGACATTTAGTTGATGTTGGTGGTCGTGTTAATCCAAAAGGTAATGGCCGTGTACGTTGGTACTACGTTATCGAAGGTCAATGGTACTGGCGTGATTCAAAAGAAGAGCTTATTGAAGCTTATAAACATTTGATCACTGACCCTAACCAAGTTCCAATGTCGTTTAGATTCATTGGAGCCACATGTGACGATAACCCAATTCTCTTACGAGATCAACCTACATATAAATCGCAACTGCTAAACAAGACCAAAGTTGAAGCAGAACGCCTTGTATATGGTAACTGGTACATTCGTGAAGAGGGGGCTGGTTATTGGAAACATTCTTGGTGCAAGATTATCGATAGATTCCCACTTGAGGAAGACCCTGACGATAAGATTGAGAAGAGGGTACGATGCTGGGATTTGGCCTACACAGAACCACACGATGCAAACCCCGACCCTGACTATACAGCTTCAGTGCTGATGGCAAGGACCAAAAAAGGTTTTTACATTGTAGAACATGTGTTACGAGCTAGACGACGTGCTGGTTCATTGTACAAGTATATTGTTGAGACAGCTAAGGACGATTATAAAACTTATGGAATTATTAACCAATACATTCCAGAGGACCCTGCTGCTGGTAAGTTAACATATTCATTTATTAAAGATTATTGTCGTCAAAGAGGTATCTTTGTCAATAAGGTGAATGGCAATAAGAAGAATAATAAGCTTGAACGCTTTAAAAACTTCGCTGCTGCATCTGAGAACGGGTCAGTAATGATCATGGATACCAAACACTTGAAAGGAATTAAAATCCCTGACAGTGATGATGATAGAAACTGGAATGAATATTACTTCAATGAATTAGAGGTATTTGATGGTACGAAAAACGTCAGACATGATGATATGGTCGATGCCACAAGTGATGCCTTCAACGTCTTATATAAGCGACGTAATATCAGGAAGAATGTAAGCATGTTTTAAAGGAGTCTTTAATGGCTGAAAGTAAACAAAGTGGGGTAGAAAGAACCTCTAAGGTTTCAAAGGCAGTTCAGCCTGAAATTGGTAACTTAGGTGTCTCTGTTGACTTCCTAGCCATTTCTAATGACGCTATTAAAGACCTAGCCTTTCCTACTTCCATTTATACATTTGAAGAGATGGCCCGTAGTTCAGTAATCGCTGCTACGTTAAGTGCCATCAACACCATTGCCAGTAAGGTTGAATATAAGATTGAGCCTTACGATGAAACAGCTACTCACAAGCAGAGAGCTGAGTTCTTAGAGCAATGTCTATTTAAAGATATGGAAACATCTTTTACACACGCTATTCGTGATGCTCTTACGATGACCAAGTATGGCTTCTCTGTGTTGGAGAAAGTGTACAGGTTCAGACGTAGAAAATCTGGTAGTAAGTATAACGACGGTAGAGTTGGTATCAAATACCTTCCAATTCGCTCTCAGAAGTCGATCAGGCGATTTAATTACGATGACGCTAATAGGACACTACTTAACATAGAACAAATCCCTATAGGCGTTAGAGGGACCGCTGTACGCACTAATCCAATCAAGATTGATGCTGACAGAGCTTTAGTGTTCCGAGTCAATCCTACTGGTCTACATCCATATGGTCAATGTCCACTTGCTGATGCTTACAAATCTTGGAGAGTTTTAGAACGCTTACAAGATATTGAGACAACAAGTGCTAACAGGAACTTAAACGGTATTCCACACTTAACTGCACCTTCTGAGATTCTTGAAGAGGACCCAGATGACCCTGATTCAATCAGACGTGTAAGAAAGATTAAAGCTGGTTTATCTGCTATCAGTTCTGGTGAGCAAAGTTATATTACTACACCTTCAGATCGATATGATGCTAACGAAGGTGGTGCAGCTCAATACGAATTTAAACTTGTTTCTGGTTCAAGTTCACACTTATCAGCATTGTCTGGAATTATTACTCGTTATAACAATGAGACATTCCAAACTATGTGTGCCGATGTCCTTACATTAGACAACGGACAAGGTGGTGGTTCAACAAGCTTGACATCAAATAAACAAACAATGTTGGAATCATTCGTACAGGCTCGTATTAGAGAAATCCTTGAAATTTTGAACAAAGATTTAATCCCAGACCTTTGGCGTAGAAATGGTTGGGACGACACGAAATGTCCAGAAATTCGTCATGGAAGAATTGAGAAGATTTCACTAGAAGTTCTCGCAAAAGCTGTACAACAAATGATGGCTACAAACTCTGTACCTATCACTGTTGAAAACATCAACTTCCTAATGGAAATGTTTGGATTCCCTACACGCTTGAAGAAAGATATGACATTGAAAGAACTTAAAGAAGTTTTAGGTTTTGACGATGAAATGCAAAGTAAATCAGGGGCAGGGATGGAGCGAGGTACTGTAGGGCAAGGAACTGCCAAGAAAGTATCTGGCGAAGATAAAAACGCAGCCAATAGAAGTAAGGAGAATTAATGGACTTTTTACAGTTCTCTCAACTACTTTTCGATAATCAACTATTAGCGAGTGAGGGTACGGTTAGAGAGGTATATGAAAAATACCAACTAGCCATCCAACACACTCCAGAATATGTAGGTTTGTCTAAGAAAGTTACCATGGAAACTGAGTATAACACAAAAGTTTTCAAAGGTACTGATGGTACAAAATACGGACTTCTGCCTGTTAAGGGTGCTTTAGTTTACGAGGAAACAGGTTGGGAAGCTTTATGTGGAATGACCTCATATGAAGGTCTACAAGCTAAAGCTGAAAGGATGATTAATAAAGATGGCGTAGAGCACATTATCCTTGAGTTGAACTCAGGTGGTGGTATGGCCTACGGATGTTTTGAGACAGCTCAATACGTCAAGAATCTTGCTAGTCAAAATGATGTCAAGATCACAGCATATGTCGATGGAGTTGCCTTCTCTGGTGGCTACGCTTGGTGCTGTATCGCTGATGAAGTGATTGTAAATCCAATGGCTAAAGTTGGTTCTATCGGTGTTGTCCTTCCTTTGGTCAATAGATCAGAGCAAGACAAAAAAGAAGGTATCGAAAGAATTTACATCACTGCTGGTAAAAGTAAAGTTCCTTTCGATAAGGACGGCAAGTTTACCAAAGAGGCTTTAAGTGACATTCAGAAAGATGTCATGGTCACTTACGATATGTTTGTCGATCATGTTGCAGACATGAGAGGCATGAGTCGTGATGATGTCATGGATACAGAAGCTAAGACATTCGGAACGAAGGATGCTCTTAAATTAGGTCTTATCGACTATGTTATGACCAAAGAGCAGTTTTATGAACATTTAGGAAATTTTAATGGAGATACTAGTATGAGTATTACAGCATTACAGAACAAAAGCAAGGAACGAGTTGAAGGCGCTGACGCTGGTACTCAAGTAGAAGGTGCAGATTCACCTGTAATGATTAATTTGGTTGAACAAATTAAAGGCTTGAAATTAGACGTTCAAAATCGAGATACAGAAATCTCAACATTGACGGGTCAGGTAACAACATTAACTACTCGAAATCAAGAGTTAGAGAAACAATTGGCAGAAGCTAAAGTAGCTGCTGACGCTTCAACTAAAGAAGCACGAGAAGCTAAGATTGCTCAATTTGTTGCTGCTGATGATGTTGCTGAACATATGGAATTCGTAGCTGACTTTGACAAAGATAAGTTTGACAAGTACGTAGCTCATTTAGAAAAAGAACACGCTAAGATTGAGAGTTCATTTGAAGAACAGGGCCAACAAGCTTCTGCTGATGATGATCAACCAGAACTGAGTGTTGAAGAAAAGATGCTTGCTCGAATTCAGGCACGTAAGCAAGGTAAGTAATTAATTTTACTTCCCTACACTAACTTATTTTTAAAAGGATTGATATATGGAAATTTTAAAGTTTCAAAAAGTATTCCCAACATTCGGTGATGTTTTCCAACACGAAATTGGTGCTGTAATTGGTTACACACGTGAGACGGTTAAGGTTACTGGTACTGCTGGGCAAAGACTTGTAATCGGTGATCTATTGGTCATGGATTCTCATACAGCGAAAGTTGCCACTATCCCTGCTGATATCGCTGCTATGAAAGACGCTGCTGTATTGGGTGTATATGCTGGTAATGAAGCTTATCAGAATATGAATACAGATGACCCTACATACAACCACAACGTAACCGAGTTTGCTGAAGGTCGTTTGACACAAGATGTTGTTGTTATTCACCGTGGCCCAATTGGTGTAGCTGGTGGTGGTAAAGCTGGTACAACTAAGCACTTCACTGGTCTTAAGTTCCCTGCTGGTACAGTACGTGCTGATATCGAAGCAGTACACGACAAGCTTCGCTTGCAAGGCTTTAAGATTTTACGTCAAGTACCTTAATTGGTACTTCGACTAGGATACAGATTTTTCAACAGAATAAAGGAAGTTTATAAATATGGCTAGAGATATCATCAACCCAAAAGACACTACAGCGATTCTACAATTAAATGCTGTAATCAATGAGCTTGACACTAACGTCGGGTTTATCATGAACTCAGGGTTGTTTACAGAGGAATTGACACCACGTGATACGATCGTGGAGCAGATCAATAAACAGGACAAGCGAGGGATGCTTGGTTTAACGAGTCGTCGTGAACGAAACAAAGTTAAACAGACTCGTCGTGAGACTGAAGCTTGGTCGATTCAAATTCCATACCAAGAAACAATCGAAGACGTGACTAAGGAAGACGTATTCCAAGTTGCGAAAGATTGGGAAACAGCGACTGAAGATCAAGTAATGGATGTTTACGAACGTAAATTAGTTCCAATGAAAGAATCGATTGAGAATGCTCGTGAGTATATGTACTGGACAGCTGCTCAAGGTCGTACACGTAACCCTAAAAACGGTAACGTAATTCTTGATATGTTCGCTAAGACAGGCGTGACTCGTCCAGTGATCAACATTGACTTGACAGACATGTCATTGAACTTGCTTGTGTTAATGGGTGAGATTCGTAACCGTGTAATGAGAGATAATAAACGTGGTAGCTCACAAGGCATCATCGAAATCTTCGTTACTCAAGACGTGTTTACTAAGTGGGTTTCGCATCCTTCTGTAATCGCTGCATACCAAATGGCTTACCAAGGTCGTGGTAAAGAGTTCATTGATACAGTGGCTCGTCCATTCGGTACATTATCTCGTGGTGCTTATGGCCTTGTGTCAGAGTTCGAACATGATGGTGTACGTTTAATCGTAGCTCCACAAACATTCATCCTTGAAGATGGCGACATCTATGATGATGGTACATACGATGAAGTTCCAGCTGTTGAAAAAGACTCTGGCTTCGCTGTAGTTCGTGGTGTTCGTGATGCTTTCCGCGCTCAGTTCTCACAAAGTAACGACTTGATGGGTGGTGGACTTGCGAAAGTGTACGCTTGGCGTTCAGAGATCAAAGACAATGCGTACTTTGAAATGACTGCAAGCTCAGCTCCAATGGCTTACACAACAGCTCCAGAGCTTTGCTACGAGTTCAAATTCAAAACTGCTTAATCTTTGATTGAGTAAATAATGTGAGGGGCCGTTTTGGTCCCTCCTATTTGTTTGGAGTTTTTAATAACTATGGATAATTTAGACAATGGCTTAGAGTTATTATCAGGTAAATTAGTAGTCTTATTCTTGACTTATGCTTTAGCTCTTGAAGCTTGTGTTAACTTCCCAGCTGGAACCAGAGTTAAGGTAACAAATGACCCTAATCCAGACCTTAATGGTGAATATACTTGGGATGGTACAAAGTTAGTAAAAACTACAAATAATACACTTGAGAAAGCTAAGGATGAAGCTGAGAAACTTGTAGATGACAAGCTTGAAACAGTTCTTACTCCAGACAAGATTCTTGATATTATCTCTGGTCTTATCACAGAGAGTGAATTAGATCAACATTTAAGACAACGTATTGATAGAATTGAAAGCGTTGCTCCAATCATTGAAGACCTTAAGAGAGAAGCTGACGCTGTTAAAAAAGATTTAGATGAGCAATTGTTCTTCTTAGAGTCAGACTATAACAATCTTAAGAGTTACGTCACAAGCCTAGAACTTGAAATTAACACAGATTTTGCTGGAGTTAAACAACAGATTCAGGACCTCCGAGATCAAGTTAACGCTGATTTCCAAGCTGTACAACAACGTATCGATCAGATTCAAGCTGAAGTAGAAGCTAAGTGGTTAGAGATTGATGCAGACCTTAAAGCTGCTCAAGACCGTATTGATGCCATTCAAGCTGAAATTGATGCAAAATGGATTGAAGTTGACCAGATTAAAACTGATTTAAATAAAGAAATCACTGATCGTATTGCTGCTGTAAGAGCTGAAACTGAAGCACGTGTAGCTGATATTCGTTTGCTTAATGATGGATTGACTAAAGAAATCAAAGAGCGTAGAGATGGAGATGCTGCATTACTTCTTAACATTGAGAACTACAAAACATCAAATGATGCTGCACTTGCTAACGTTCGTGAAGAAATCAAAGTTGCTGTAGACACATCAAATGCCACTGCTGAGAAAGTTGTTGCTTTAGATGCTCGTGTCAAGGTTGCTGAAGATAATTCAGGGAAAGCTTTAGAGAACTCTGCTGCTGCTGTTAGTAAAGCTCAAACTGCTGTTGACCAATCAACTGCTACTGCATCTCGTGTTGACTCTTTAGAAGCTGATGTGATTAAAGCTGTTGATGATTCTGGTATTGCTATCAAGAACTCTGCTACAGCATTACAACAATCACAAGCTGCTGTTGATAAAGCAACTGCTACAGCTAATCAGGTCACAATCGTTGAAGCCAAGTTAAACACAAAGAATTCAACATACAGACAAAATACAGCTCCTACAAAAACCTCACATCCAAACCTTACTGAAGGTGATATTTGGATTAACCCAGCTGCTAAGAATGAACAGAAGCGTTGGAATGGTGCTGCTTGGGTTGACATTAATGACGTTCGAGTTGGTGAGAATGCTACTGCTATCTCTAAACTTGAATCAGCTGTAAAAACTCAAGGTGATACAATTACAGCCGTGTCTACCAAGGTTGATAGCTTAGAAGCATCAATTGGTGATATGGCAACATCGGAAGCTTTAGAGCAGTTAAAGACAACTGTTGTTAAACAGGGTACAGACATCGTAGCTAACGCTGATAAGATCGTTGCTCTTGAAACAACTGTTGGTAAAAACCAAGAGGCAAACTCTAAAGCTCTACAAGATTTAAACACACGTGTTGACAAGACTGATGAGAAAGTAGCTGCTAATGCTAGTGCTATCACATCGTTAAACTCAACTGTGAATGCTTCATTAAATGCTGTCAACATTACAGCTGATTTGGACTTAGATAAAGATGTAACCTACTATTTAAAGAGTGGTGAAATTGCTAAGGCTCCAGATGATGCTGGTACTACACAACGTGTTATCAAGATTGGTAACAACGCTGGTAATGACACATTATGGATGCACCCAAATACGTTCTTACCATATGACCCTGACGTTATGTATAAGGTTCGTGCTAAGGTAAGACGTGCTGCTGGTAGCGGTGTTTTCTACATTGGTATTGCTGCAAAGAATGCTGATAAAACTAAATATGTAACTACTGCCAACGCATTAGTCGATGACATGAATTCATCATCATACTTAGTTCAAGCAAATACAGCAACAATGCCTGTAGGTCAATGGGTAGAGTTTGAATGGTACATTAAAGGCCGTTCAACTGGTTCAGCTTTATTACCTCCAACATATGGAACGGTAGATAAGCCTGTACAATTACCTAGACAAGCTGGATACGTCAGCCCAATGCTTATTGCGAATTATGGTAACTTGGCTGGTATCGTTGATGTAGCTTATGTGGTTCTTGAAACTGCTGAAGCATACAAGGCTATCTCTGCTAATGCTAACGCTTTAAGTTCATTGAAAACTGATGTGCAAAAGAATGCTGATGGCATCAAAGCTGTCGGTGAAGCTGTAACAAACGTTGAAGCTTCTGTTAAGAATATGGACATTGGTGGACAAAACCTTTGGACTATTTACAACAAACAGTTTGTACAATCTGTCTCAGCTAGTGCCCCTTACATTAACCTTGAATGGTTGAGTGAGAGTGAAGAATGGTATAAAGCAACTCTTACAAAAGATATTGCCAATTACCAACATTACTTCATTAATATCATAGCTGACACATCATACCCGATGGTCGTAGGTGAGGATTACACAGTAAGCTTTGAAATGAGAGCTTCTAAGGTTGCTAAGATTTATCAAATCCTAGCCTATTTCGGTGGTTTATCAACTATCGCAAATACAACTACCTCAACTACTACAGATTGGCAGACAATCACATTGACAGGTAAAGCAAATGGCACTGCTACAAATGGTTCTTACCAATTGTTTGGTTTCACATTGCTTAAGTCAGAGGGTTGGACTACTAACGATTGGTATGAAGTTAGACGTGTTCAGTTACAGAAAGGGAATAAGGCAACCCGTTACCAAAAAGCACAAGCTGGTTTAATTGCTGGCATTAAAGCAAATGCTCAAGCATTCTCAACTTTAAATGCTACAGTGAAGACTCAAGGAGATACCATCTCATCTCAAGGTCAAGCCATTACAGGTCTTGATACTAGAATCAACAATATGGATGGTGTGGTACAAGGTCAAGCTACTGCAATTGATGAATTGAAAACTACTGTTAAACAACAGGGTGATTCGATTACAGCAAATAGCCAAGCAATCGTTGGGTTAAAGTCTGATATCGCTGGTAAAGCTGATTCTAAAGCCTTACAAGACTTGACAACACGTGTTGAAAAAGATGAAGAAAAGATCGCTTCAAATGCTTCAGCTATTACATCATTGAATTCGACTGTAAATGCATCTGTGAATGCAATCAACATTACAGCTGATTTAGACTTAACAACAGATGTTCAATTCTGGAGAAATACAGGTGAAGTTGTTAAGGTAGATTCTGGTGTCGGTACTACAGGACGTGTCATTAAACTTGGTGACAATAACGGTAACGATAACGTGTGGATGCATCCTAAAGCAATGCTCCCATTTGACCCAGATGTGATGTACAAAGTTAGAGCTAAGATTCGTCGTGTTTCTGGTGCTGGTACTATCTATGTTGGTGTTTCTGCTAAGAACTCAACTAAGACCAAGTACGTAACAACAGGCAATACATTAGCTGATGATATGGGTTCATCAATCTACTTACTATCTGGCTCTGCTCCAGCTCTAGGTCAGTGGATGGAGTATGAATGGTATGTTAAAGGTCGCTCTACTGGAGCTGCTGTCATCCCTGCTACAAATACTCCAGAAAGCCCAGCTCAAATGCCAGCACAAACTGGTTACTTCACCCCTATGGTGATTGGTAACTACCAAAGTGCAGCTGGTGAGGTTGAAGTTGCATATGTTGTATTAGAGACAGCGGAAGCTTATAAAGCTATTACAGCGAATGCCAATGCTCTTACATCACTTAAGACTGATGTACAGAAGAATGCCGATGGTATTAAGGCTGTTGGTGAAGCGATTACTAATGTCGAAGCTGGAATTTCTAACATCGATATTGGTGGACAAAATTTATGGAGTGTTTATAGAAAGCCTCTTTCACAGTCACAAATTGGTGCTCCTTATTTGAGTATTCAATGGCTTGAGGATGACCCAAATGGTTCTAATGACCCAAATATTCGTTGGAACACCGCTAGTGAAGAATGGTACAAGGCTACTCTTACAAAAGATGTAAACTTTTACCAACACTACTTCACAGGTATGATGGGTGACACAAGATATCCTATAGCTGTTGGTGAAGAATACACCGTATCGTTCGAAATGAGAGCATCTAAAGCTATCCCAATTGCAGCCGTTTTAGCTTATTTTGGGGCATTGTCAACAATTGTCAAATCTGGCGAAACTACCTCAACAGATTGGAAGACTTACAGTTTTACAGCCAAAGCGAACGGAACTCAAGTAAGTGGTTCTTACCAATTGTTTGGATTTAATCTAAATAAATCTGACGGTTGGACTGTTAATGACTGGTACGAAGTTAGACGTGTTCAGTTACAGAAAGGGAATAAAGCAACTAGATTCCAAAAAGCTCAGAATGGCTTGATTACTAGCATCGTTGCTAATTCACAGGCTTTCACGAATTTAAGTGCTACTGTTAAAACTCAAGGTGACACGATTACCTCACAAGGTTTAGCGATCACAGGGTTAAGACAGGATGTTGATGGTAAAGCTTCAGCACAAGCCTTACAAGAGTTGAAAAACACTGTTGTAACACAAGGTGATGCGATTGCTTCACAAGGGCAAGCTATTACATCTTTGGATAACACAGTTAAGATTTCAGCTAAGGCTGGAACCAACTTATTGATCAACTCGAATGTTGTTGGTACTTATGATGGTGTGGGATACCCTCACGTCGTCTACAATCTTGGAGAAGATTTTGAAGTAGGTGTGCAGTACTCATTAATTTGGTGTGCTGAACATAAGAGAGGTACAGGAGATACAAACTCATCACTTGCTGTATATGCTGGTGGTGGTTCTCAAACCCTCCAATCTGTGGTGAATACAAATGGTAAGGTTGTTAACAGAATCACTTTTGTTAAAAACTCTGCCAACTTATCACCTAAGAACTTAAACTTCTACATGATTAATAGGCCACCAGCTAGTGCTGGCTCTGTGGGTACAGTATATTGGGCTGTTCTGGTTAAAGGACCTTCTGTATTAACAGATGTTTGGATTCCAAGCCCTTATGATTATATCCCACAAGCAACGGCTAATGCGAATGCTATTACAGGGCTACAAACTGATGTAAAAGCGAATGGAGATAGTATCAAGATTCAGGCTGAGCAGCTTACTGGTGTTAAAGCAACTTTAGGTGCTCATGATACAGATAGTTTGGCATTAGACTACAACACAGCTACTCCTTCGGTATGGGAGAGTTATTACAGTTATGATATGAAGCAGTACTTCAAAACTACTACTTCAGGGAAGATTGGTCCTAACGTATTTAGGAAGGATACAACAAACCCAGCAAACTGCTTTAACTTCAACCTATCGAAAATCCCTAACAATAGACCTTACAAGGTATCGTTCTGGGCAAGGAGAAGTGCTGATTCTACAGGAAGATTTGAAATTCCTGTTAGATATGTTAGAGCTGATGGTTCTGTAAGTAACGTTGGTGGTGGTTATGGAGCTTACCCAATTACTCCAGCAATTCCAAACAATGAAGTTTGGACATTTGTTGAGATGGTAATTGATGCTTCTAAAGTAGCTGATGCTCCACAAATTCAGTTTGGTATCGCTCTTGGTCATACTGGTACTTCTGGTTGGTCAGAGATGCAAGGTTACAAAGTTTCTCCTGTATTAAATGCTGGGGATATGGATGCAACTGTTGCTACAGCTGAAGGACTCCAAAATCTTAAGACTACGGTTGATAAGAATGGAGAGGACATCAAGGCACAAGGTCTTGCCATCACTGGACTTGACGCTAAGATCGCTGGTAAAGCTGATGCACAAGCCGTTTCAGAATTGAAGGCTACTGTAGATCAACAAGGTAAAGATATCACATCTAACTCACAAGCAATCACTAAGGTTGACTCAAGAGTTGATGGATTAAATACAGGTAATTTAAACCTTATCGCTAAGGGCAAATGGTTGAACCCTGCCATGAGTAGAGTTAACCAGAAAGATAATTACTCGTTTACCTTGAAAGATGCTACTGCACCATTCACTGATGATTGGGCGAGATTTGGTACATTCCCAGAGTTTAACGTTGGGACAAGATACACATTCTCATTCAAGATTAAAGTGAATGACTCTGTTGTTACAAACGTTGGTGGACACATCAATGGATTTGTAGCTGAGAAAGTACTTCTTGATGGTGTAGTTGTTGCTGGTTCTACATACACTGCTGGTACACCTATCGTTATTCCAAATGATAGTAAGTTCCATACAGTGACAGTGATTATGAATCGCACTGGTGCTGATACTGGTATTTACATTCAGCCAAACCGTGTAACTTCATTTGACAAAGCTTATGATGTAACAATCAAAGAAGTGATGTTGACTGAAGGTAACATGCAGACTGGATGGACAGCTCCTCCAGATTACTTAGGTGATCAGGTTGAAGCTTCAGCGTCAGCATTGTCTGGATTGACTACTGAAGTTAGCAGAATTGATGGTGTTGTTAAGACACAAGGTACAGATATTGTCAATATCAAGACAGCTCTTGGTGGCAAAGCTGATGCTAGTGCGCTTCAAACATTACAAGGTACTGTTATCCAGCAAGGTAAGGATATCACAGCAAATTCTCAAGCTTTAACTGGTTTAGAGTCTAATTTGAATGATGTTCAAGCCTCTACTGGACAGAACTTAATCTGGAATGGTGACTTCACTGATGGACTTAACAATTGGGCCTTGAATGGTACTACAACTGGTATGTCGGTTTACGATTGGACAGCTAGGGGTACTAAATGGGGTAGATATGTAAGTTCCGATACCACTACACAGTTTAAAGGGATTAGACAGGTTGTTGGCCTTGCGAAAGGTTTAAAACCTAATATGACCTACACCTTAAGTTTTTCGGCTCATGGTAATGCTGGCTCTATCGATAAAAACATCGGTGTGATCATCCATAGAACTGGTTCAACATCTGGTAACAACCAAGTTTCTGGTGGACCATTTGTTACTCCAGCTGGTGTTACAAGACACTCTATGACTTTCAACACTGATGGTATTACAGATTTAGTTCAGTTAAACGTCATCTTCTATGCTTACACTGGATATGCTCCAGACTTCTTTATTACTGAAGTTCAGTTAGAGGAAGGTAAGGTAGCTACTGGATTTAAAAAATCCAATACAGAGATGATTAGTGGTATTAGCGCGAATGCTCAAGCTGTAACACAATTACAGACTACTACTAAGAATCAAGGTGATGCAATTACAGCACAAGGTAAGCAGATTACTGATATTAGTGTTCGTATCAATAACATGGAGAAAGATAACCTTCTTAACCCATTTAAAGATGCAACAAATACAGGAAATCAATACTTGCAATTGTCGATTCCTTTGAAGGAGCCTATCACTATTAAAACTGGTGAGAAGATTTCTGTAAGAGGTAAGGTTTCTATTGAGCATCCTAATGCTTTAACAGATTCGCAAGGTGTTGCATTTTATCTTGAAGGTAGTCCAAGGTTTACATCTATCCCGTTACTTAAACAAGGTCCAGACCAAATGTTTGAAGGTACATTGATTGTACCAGATATCAACAACGGTCGTGTTATTAGTAACTTGAATGTCTACTTCTACCCATCGGGTACTGCTGTTGCGACAACTAAAGTTACATTACATTGGGCTGAATTGTTTAGAGGTGAGTCAATCATTGGTGGTACAGCTTCGGCAGTACAATCATTGAGTGCTACAGTGACACAGAATGGTAAGGATATTGTCTCACAAGGGCAAGCAATTACCCAACTTAAATCATCTGTAAACACCTTAGAAGGGCAGATGGGACAGAAAGCTGATGCTTCAGCTCTGAACAACTACTATACCAAAGCTCAAGCTGATACAGCTATAGCTGGAAGGATTACAGAGTTTAGCAGCTCATTAATCATCGGTGGTGATAACGTACTTTATAACTCAGAAGCTCCTAGAAGCTCAACAGCGACATCAAACAGAGAGTATTTACTGTACGAGAGAAGTAAAGAGCTTAAAGCTTTCTACGATCAAAATCTTGGACAACAAATCTCTATCTCGTTTGAATTAAGTGTACCTGTTGCTGGTACTGTTCAAGTTTATTCTTCGAATGGTTCTGCTCATACGTACACAGGTTCTGTTGTAGTAGCTGCTGCTGATGTTGGTAAGTTTAAACGTTATGAACTTCAAGTTACTCCTGTAGCACATGGTACAACACCAAATGCTCCAGAATCGACTTTAGAGTTCTATGGTGTGTACGGTACTGGACGTATTCCAACAGTTCGTAAAGTACAAGTTCAAGCTGGTAACAAGGCTACTGCATGGAGTCCAAGTCCACGAGACAATACAGCACTCCTTGACGGTAAGATCACTGCTAATACAACAGCTATCGGTAAGGTTGAGACAAGAACAGCTACTCTTGAAGGAACTGTTGAAACTCAAGGTACTGATATTCGTGCTCTTCAAAGTAAAGTCAACGACCCTGTTAAGGGTATTGATGCTACTGCGATTGCTATGGGTAAATTGGATACAAGAGTCAAAACTACTGAAGACAGCATTGTTGCTCAAGGTAAGTCTATTACTCAAGTTGAAGCTGACCTTAAGAATATCACTGCTGGTGGTAGCAACTTACTTAAGAATGGTAACTTTGCTTCAACACCTGATCTAGCGAATTGGGGAAATTGGGGTGGTACAAATGCTACTCGCTCTGTGACAACTATCTCAGGTAAAAAATGGGTTAGAATCACAGCGAATAACACAGCGACATTCCGTGGTATTTCACAAGCAACACCTGTTAACTCGTTTAAACGTGGTGTTCAGTACACAATCACATTTACAGCTCAGTCTGTAGGTGCTACTGGTGGTGTACAACTTGTGATTCACCAAACTGGAGATGGTTCTAACGACCCACAAATTACTCCAGCTGTGTTCCCAATTACCAATGTAGCTAAGCGTATTTCACATACGTTTACATCATCTACTGCTGCTAAAACATCTTTCAACGTGTTGATTGGCCCACAAAATGGTGTAGCTGGTGATATCTACTTAACAGACATCATGTTCACTGAAGGTAACGTTGCTACGGCATGGAGTCCTTCTAATGATGAGATCAATGATGGTTTATCTGCTAACGCTAAAGCTGTCAGTGATCTAAGTGTTGAAGTAGGTAAGGTTGACGGCAGAGTCACTACTGTAGCTAAATCTGTGACAACCCTTGAGGGTAAGGTTGGTGATAACTCAGCTGCACTTGAAACTCAAGGTCTAGTTATCGATGGATTGAAAGTAAGGTGGTCTGTTAAAGCTGACGTAAATGGTATGGTGTCTGGTGTTGCAATGAACAACGATGGTAAGACTGCTGATTTCATTATCAGGGCCAACACCTTCGCCATTGCTCCTCCAACGAATGCCAATGCTGGGGATGTTGGTAAGTACGCTTTTGTGTACAAATCAACACCACAAACCCTACCTAACGGTACAGTTATCCCAGCTGGTCTTTATGTTGATAGTTTGATGTTAGGTGAGATCAAAGCTGAAAGGATTAATGCTCAAAGTATTAGTGCTATTAGTGCAAACCTTGGAACATTTGAAACGAGTGTTTCTGGTAAAGGTAAAACAGTGATCTCTGGCACACAGTATCAAGTTTTTGATGCTGCTGGAGTTGAGAGGATTTTTTTAGGAGTTAGATAATGGCTGCACAATTTATTATTCGTGATGCCAATGGTGTCGTGGTATTAGATTTGTCATATCGAATTACTAGATTAACCATTGACTATAGTCGAACTACAAACCCTAGTACTGTACCTCAACCTGAACTCATTAAAGTTGGGACCAAAGCTGATAGAGCCAGCATTTGGTTCCTGACTAGATTCAGTAAGACAGCTCGATATTACAATGAGAATATAGAAGGTGGGTGTTTTCCTTCCTTTGCCGTTTATTTGATTGATAAAGAAGAGCTTAGAGTATCTGACTTTGGTTCAGGGTTTAAAGACCCAATTATGGCTAGGATGGATGATGTATCATTATATTTAATGATTGTTGACACACGAAATTCTGCTGCAACAGGATATCAGAATAGTGTGACTATTGATGTGGGGAGGTATTGATGGCTGAGTATTTAAAAATTGTTAATGACTCTGGCTTTGTTATGATTGATGACAGTTTTCAAAATTACCATTTTTTGGAAAAAAGGCAGATAGATACAAAGACCTTACCTCATTATTCCACAGGATATGGTGGGACAACATTGGAAGACTCAAACGGCTTCACATTATGTGAATATGTTTTTAATGTTACAAGTATTAAAAAACCTGTTGTAGCTTATAGGTCTGGCATTCTTCCTGCCGAAGATGATGATATCATGGCTATTACTTTCACCGAAACTACACCTAACAACTGGAAAATTAAAGTGATGTTCGACAATTACTTTAGCTCTGGTACAGGTGTTTACAAGAAGCCTGTTATTTATATCTTTGGCCTACTACCACCAAATGCAACACCATCCACAGGTACAGTTTTTCAAGTTAAAAATTCTGCTGGAGAGTTGATCTTTGATAGTGGTAGAAAGCCTATGACTGTTGTAGATTTCAAGTCTTTTATTACACCAGCTAAGTGGGGTAATGGTTCGGATTTTACACCAAAGAAGTTCCCTATCCCTAATTGGGATGCAAATCGTGTGTATGCGATTATTCCATGTACATTCATGTTTAATGTTGTGTACCGAAACCCTAACTTCTATTACTATTACTCAACTTATAGTTATATTAATAGAAATGATGGCACTGTTTACGTGTACCCAACACAGTGTGGAATTAACAACATTATGTGGGCACAAGACTACCCATCCATGACTTCTTATTTTCACTCTTACATTCTAATCGATGTCACAGGATATTAAGGAGATCATATGGCTTTAAGTGAAATTGAAAAGCTTAGGTTAGCTGCTGGTGATACAGACCCAGACTACCCTTGGCTTACAGATGAACAATATCAATATTTTATTGACGAGTTCCCAAATAAACGAAAACGTTCAAAAGCGATTGATTTAGCTCTATTGGCTGTCAAAGCTAATGACGTTCACGAAAGGTCAGGACAGGAAGAACGTTGGGGCAACCAAGCGTTTGAAGGAAGTCTTGCACTGGTTAAACTGAAATGGAAAGACCCAGCATTCAATGGTGTTCAAGCAATTCCAAGCTTTGGTGGAACTTCTCGTGAAGAGATGTATGACCTTGCCACTGATTGTGACCGAGTTCCAGATACATTTTATAAGGGTGAGAGTTTTGGCAAGGCTGAGTGGCAGACACTTAGAGTGTTTAGGTACTTAGGTCGAAATGATGAGCCTTATCCATATTCTTGGCCTTATATGAGGATTCCATATGTCTTTTAACTTTAAGATGTCTGGCAACATGAAGGGACTTAAGGATTTACAAAGGAGGTTGAATAAAGTTGCGAAGACGGAAGTTGAATGGGGTTGGATTAACGGTAAAGCATATCCCAGAAGCGATATTAACGGTAGGGGTGGAATCCCTTTCGCTATTGTTGCAATTCATAACGAGTTTGGTTCATATGTTAAAAACATGAAGAACAATGGAAAGTATCTTTATATTCCACCTAGACCATACTTCCAACAGTCCACACAGAATTCAGCCTCCTATTTAGCCTCAGAAGCTCGTGAGCTTGCAGAATCAGTCTTGATCGATGGAACGTACAAGGCGAAGTTAAAAGAGCTAGGAGAAGGAAATGTGGGCATTCTGAAGGGTAGTATTGCTCGACAGAACATGACACCTCTACATCCAAAGACAATTGGATATAAAGGAGATGACACCCAATGGAAAGACACGGGTCTTATGATTAAAAACATTTCCAGTCAGGTAGTTTACAAACGAGCTGATTATAAGGGGTAGTTATGAGCAGAATGAAATTAGGAAGGAAAGCATATAATGTCCTACGTTACGTTAGTGGTGATTATGATGCTGATGGTGTATGGACAGGAGAACGATGGATTTTAGTACCAATCCGAGCTAGTAGACATGGAGGTTTATTTTGGAATGGTATGTCATTCACCTCAGCTGGTGATACATCCAAACAAGCTTTATCTGTAAGGAGTGACCAACCTCTATATCAAGCTTCACCAACTGAGAATGGTGGGAACGGTATGTTAGCTGACATTTTCATTGATGACGACGGTTCACAATGGGAAGTTAGAGATTGTAGGAAATACGTCAACCTCCGAGCTACCAAACATTGGGAAGCTATGTGTGTGAGGCTTGACCAAAGCGAATTGAAAAGGATTCCAGAATGATTGAGTCAGTTATTGTTCGAGCCATTCGTGACTTGAACCCTACACTAACCCACATCGTTGGCGGTCAGAATGGATATCACCCAAACACAGTATTTATTATTGTTGAAGAATTTGATTCTTATTTAGTTGGAACCCCTACCAAAGAGTTATCTTCTCGTACAGGTAAATGGTTGAAACAACAAACTAAGGAATATGTAGTCAGAATTGGTGTTCAAGGAAAGAAAAACGAAAATCCACAAGAGATTGCAGAAATGCTTCAGCTTAGGATGGATACACCAAAGATTAGGCAACTGGTTTTCGACGAAGGGTACTCAATGGTTATTGACAAGCAGTTAACACCTTTAACCATGGTGATTAACACTGATCAATATCCAAGATATTCATTTTCTGTCAAGTTAAGAACAAGCATCTCATTCGAAGTCGAGCAAGACACAATTCTTGGAGTCGGTGTCGAAGGTACGTTTGTCCAAAAACATGGTGGTGTTATCGAAGAGTATGAGGAAGTTATCCCGAAGGATAGCTCAACTTAACTTCATTTAAAAGGAAGAAATTATGGATTTTATGAAAGATATTATTGATGTACAGGTTACAAACGTAACAGGTAACACCAATACGGCAGATTTGAACACACCATTGATCATTGCCAAACATACAGTATTTACAGCACCTGAACGCTATCGTGTCTACACTGAAGCTGCTGATGCTAAAGCTGATGGATTTGCTGCCACATCATACGTGTACAAATCATTGTTATGTGCATTCTCACAGATTCGACGTCCAACTCGTATCGTGGTTGCTCAAGGTTTAGCTGCTGCTGCCACTGTTGCTGATTATGTTAGCACATTTGATCAGATGCAAACAATCCCACAAGGATGGTTATGGGTAGTTTCAGACTTACGTGTTCCTGCTGACCAGTTGACATTTGCTAAAGCTGTTCAAGCTACTGAGAAATTCTATGTGGCTGCTACAAGCTCTGCTGATGCGATTGACGTTTCTAAGGCAACTGATATTGGTTCATTGATTGTCAAAGAGCAGCTTACACAAACATATGCTTGGTTCGATGTTCCAGACACTGATCTCGTTTCATACAGTGCGACAGAGATTGCATTGATTGCCCGTTGTGGTGGAGATACTGCTGGTACAGTTCAATTCTTGATGAAAGAGTTGGTTGGTGTTCCAAGCCCAGATGCAATTGTTAAGACAAAAACTCATCAAAATACTTTAACAGCTAAAGGGTACACATTCGCTGCTGTTGGTAATAAGAAAGTCTACTCTTACGGTTCAGGTAAGGTAGGTAACGGTGAGTGGATTGATATTCGCTTAGCAGTTACATGGATTGTAACAAACATCCGTGAACGAGTGTTCAACTTAATCACTGGTGTTGACAAGCTTCCAATGGAAAACGATGGTGCTACAGCTATCGAATCGGTGGTTCGTTCAGTACTTATGGAAGGTCGTGATCTTGGTATTATCGCTCGTGATACTCCAATCACAGTAACTGTCCCAGACGTTACAGCGTTGACCAAAGCACAACGTGCTTCACGTATCTTGCCAAGAGTTCGCTTCACAGCTCGTCTATCTGGAGCGATCATCGGTACAGTTATCCGTGGTGAGGTGTACGAGTAATCGTACCCTCTCAGGTAATAAATTTTTAGCAATTGCGAGGAAATAATATATGGCTAGTAAAACTGGTGTTTATGATTTTAGCAAAACAATCATGACAATTAAGCACCCTCTGTACGATGGTATCGTGTTGATCGACGGTTTCATGACTGGTACGAATATCGTAGTTGGTCGTAGTGACCCACGATGGAATAACCAATCGTCAGGTGATGCTAAATCTTCAACGTTGATTCGTAACCCTAAGAACAACGGCACGATCACCTTTACGTTGAACCAATCAACAGACTCTTTGGCTAAGTTAAACGCCATCGTACAACATGCCAATGAGAGTGATGGTCGTGACATCCTGTTCGAAGTAACCTTGGCTGATAAATCTTCAGGTTCTATTCACTATAGCCGTGAGGCGATTGTTGGTGAGCCAGAGTCTATCGAGTACGGTGAAGATGAGAATGGTCGTGAGTTCCAGATTCAATGTGGTGACTTGTTCTCTAACTTGAATGGTGCAGCTCGTGTACCACAAGAAACTATGCGATTCATCAATGCTTTAGGCTTCACACTTGATGAAACACGTGTAGCTCAATAAGGAGTAACAAATGAGTATTTCATTACTAGACCCCAACAAGCTTAGTTTAACTATTCTTGGATGTAAAGTAGAGGGTTTCTCCCAAGGCTCATTTGTCACGATGGAGAAAGAAACCCCGACGTTCAAAACCAAGAAATCGCTTAAAGGGTCTAAGCTTGTTGAACGTGATATCCATTCGGACTATCAATTTGTTTTTAGGTTAGATAACACTGCTGGAGCCAATACATGGCTCCATGCAATCTACAAGCTACAAGAGGCTTATGGAATTATCTTCCCTGTTCCAATTATTTACAAAGATATGAATGGTGTGAACTCATTCTTCTGCCCTTCAGCAATTTTACAAGAGCCTAGAGTTGAGCAAGGTGGCGAGGTCTACCCGACTGAATGGTCTTTAATTTGTCCAAAGGCAGTTACAACAATCGGTGGTAGTGCTATCGACGATAGAGTCGCTAAGACACTCCAGATGATTTCTACATTTGTACAGGCAGCTAGTTTAATCGATATTGATATGTCTAGTGTTTCAAGTATTGCAGAGTCAATCAAGGAACGTGCCACTTCTGCATGGGGGAACTTATTTTGAACTTCGATATGATTGATAAGATTCTCCAGAAGGTTGGGTTCTATAACTTCAACCCTTCAGACGTGGACTTCACTGTCGCTGGATATCAAATGTCAGACTTCACATCCTTGACAATCGTTCCTACACAAAGACGTGTGACGATTCAAGGTATTGATCGACTGTACCACACATATGCTGACCTTCCTTCTTATTACAAGATTTCATTCTCACTCCTAGCAGTATGTAAGGATGTGGAGATGATGGAATTACTCGCTACTACACTAAATGAGAAAGGTGGTGGCTTTGAGATTGTAATTAAGAGTAATGGTAGGTTTGTTGGTAACTTTAGAGGTTACTTTGAATTAGATTCTGCTGACTCATTCAATGAGGAAGCTAACGATAAAACATACGATATTGTAGCCATCAAAACTGAGGCTAATATCATCCAATCAGATTTAGGAGATGAATAATGTTAAAGCCAAAGGTTACAGATTTCCAAGGTAAAAACGGACAACGGATTGTAGATTATGGTGAAGGCCGTATTTACGTCATTAAGCCATTTAAAGGTAAGAAAGGTACTACCCTAGCGCTTAAGCTTACAAAATATGCCTCTGGCGCATTTGGTGGCATTCTGGCAGGTGTTTTAGACCAGATTCAGGGTGGTACAGAGGTTGAGAAGCTTGACACTGTAGGTTTGATGATTTCAGGTGTTTTAGATGGTGCATTCCAAGAATTGGATGACCCAGACTTCTTAGCATTCTTCTTTGACCTATTCTCAGAAGTATATCGTGATAACTCTCCTATTGATTATGATGAAGAGTTCACACTTGAGCAAGAGTTACCAATCGATCTTATCCGTCACATTGTTACGTATAACTTCAGATCGGTTTTTCAGCGTCTCGGTATCGCTGCGCTCTTAAAGAAAAAGGTTCAAGCAGAGTAAAGGATACGAGGGTAAACAACAAAGAATATGAAAGATTGGAGGCTAATCTTTCATTACCTAAAGAATGGGTACACATCTTAAATGCTGAAAAACCTTTGCTTTCTTTAGAGTATCTAATCAACGATGCCACACTCGAAGATGTATATGACGCTTTAGAGATGATGGAAGTACAGAAGTATCTGAAAATAGAAGCGGAGAAATTCGAGGATGACAACAAAGGTTGAAGTCGCTAAGTTTCTCTCTGTATTTGGATTTGATATCGATACTGCTCAATTAGAAAAATTTGAGAGTATCACAAGAGGTATCAGATTATCTACGGTGAAACTGGCAAGAGATTTAAGAGCTACCAACAAGCAATTAACTGATGTATCAAATAAGATGAAGTCAGTCAATGGCAAGTTGGACTCTGTAGGTGGAAAGAGGGGAGCAAACAGCTTAGCTAGTAGTTATGCTGGTCTCTCTCGAAACGTCAATGTCTCACAGTCAGCAATGACAAGACTTTCTACCACATTAACCTCACTTGACCCTAAGTTAGCAACACTTGATGACAAAGTTAAAAAACTTACAAATTCATGGGCTGCATACGCTGATAAGGTTAAAGAAGCAAATGGTAGATTAAAAGAGACAAAAGAATTAAGAAACCAGCCAGCTGCACCTAGAAGTGGTGGAGGTTTGGCTTATGGATTAGCTGCTGGAGCTGCTGCCTCAAGAGCTTCTAAAGGTTCAGGTGGTGGAGCTGCTGCTGGACTACTTGGTGGGGCAGTTGGAAGGTTCGCTGGTAACTTTGCTCCTTCTGCTGCTTTAGCTGGTGGTGCAGTGTCAGCTGGATATGCTGCCAAGGAAGTAATTCAGGTAGGCCGTGAATATCGTAAGATGAGACAGGTACTCCTTGCTTCTTCAGATTCTCAAGCAGAGTTCAATAGGAACTTAGATTATGCAGAGAAAGTGACAAATAGATTAGGTACTAACATAATCGAATTTGGTTCTGCTTATGCTAAGACACTCCAAGCTGCTAAAGGTAAGCTGACACTAGACCAGACAGAAAAACTATTCGAACAATTCTCAGAGTTGATGGTAGTTTTAGGTTCTAGTGATGACGACCAGAAAGGTATCTTCCGAGCAATGTCACAGATGTTCTCGAAAGGTAAAATCCAGATGGAAGAAGTCAACCAGATGGCTGAACGTAACGTTCCAGCTCTGGCTATGTTGACAAGAGCCTATAAAGAATTAGGCATGACTCAGGATGAGTTTGAGAAAGCACAAAGGGAAGGTAAATTAGACCCTACCAAGTTCTTGCCACTATTTGGTAAATATGCTAGTGAATTTGCTAGAAATAACAATGCTTTAAATAAAGCTTTGGAATCTAGTGTGACTCAACAAGGTATCTTCATGAACCAAATGAGGAAACTTGCTGACCAGATTATGGAAGCTGGACTAGATAAATTACTTGGTGATATGTTCAAAGGATTAACAAACTTAGGTACAGCGCTGACACCATTAGTTATGTGGCTTGTTAAAGCTACTCTTGGATTCATTGAATTTACTAAAGCTATGGTTGACTGGTCTAAAGAGCATCCAATTATCGCTGGTATGTTAGCAGCATTAATCGGTGGATTCTTTGGCTTAGGTAAGATGATGAGAGCTGGTATCCCAATTGCTGGAGCTTTATTCTCTGCCCTTATTACAGGGTTAGCTGGATTGAAGATCGCATTGGTTAGGACTGGTATCTTAGCAATCTTTGTAGCGATTGGTGAAGTACTGGCAGCTCTGTATGAGCATATGAATGGTGAGAATAACTGGCTTTCTGTGATGATCAATGGTCTTACGATTTTTGGTTATAAAATCCAGAACGTTTATGAGAACTTCTTAACATTACTTACTGCCATTCGTCAAGGTTTATCAGATAGCTTTATTGGTCAGTTCTTCTCTAAGATGTTGAACTTCGATTTTAGTAATGCTTTCAATGGGCCATCTAGTCCATTACAACCTCAAAGACCAGCACCTCAAGGTTCTACATTAGCTCAGCAAAACCAAGCTGCTCAGCAATTAATGCAGAACAAAGGAAATTATGCGAATCAAATTCCTGCACCATCTAAACCTCCAATTTTTGGTGGATTCAATGCTCAGTACACGCTGAAGATTGAAAACGGTAAACAGGTATTTACAACTACTCAAGGACAGAAAATTAACGTAGGAGGTCTGCAAAAATGATTTATTCATTAGTCATCTTGAATGACCAAGGAGCAATCCAAGAAACGATCTCCTTCGATGCTGTAACACGAATGGGTAAATCATACTCAATGACTGTTGCACAAAATGCTGTAGAAGAGGGCTTTAGTGTTTCGGACCATGTATCACGTGGCAACACCAAGTTCTCAATGTCTGCTGTAGTCTCTGACTCCTTGTTTATGCGTAAGGGTGCAACACTCCACTATGTGAATGGACGCTTTGAAAGGATTTATGAAGATGTAGACCCGATCACTGATGAGTCTCCTTCTAAGGCCATGCAAGAGCGTCTTGAAGCCATGGCTGAGAAAGGTGAAATCTTTGGTTTGTTCGAGTCAAGAAGTACAGAGAGTACCAATGTCGTAAACCTTATTTATCCATGTATCTTAACTGATTTGAGTTTTGATAACTCTGATGGTTCAGAAGCTGTCTACCCTAACATGTCTTTTGAGAAGATTAGGGTGGCTAAGGTCGAGACGAGAGTGGTGGAGAATCCCTCTCCAGAACTTATCCCTTATGTTAAAAGTTCAAATGCTGGGAATCAGACTGGTGCTTCTGGTAGCGCTGCTGTAACTGACCCTAAAGTTGATAATACCGATCTTATTGAACAGGCTAAGAAAGGTAATCAGGATTTGGTACAGAAGATTGTTCCAAAAGAAAAAACTTGGTCAGATTTAAAAGTGGCTGAACAGAAGAAACGTATTGATGAACTTAGTTACAGTAATCAAGCCGAGAGAGAGTTTAGGAAGAACTTGGAAAGCGGTAAATCAACATGGAGCCAGAAAGGTGAATTCGTTGATGGATACGTGAACAGGGAAATGACTAAGAAATATGGTGCTGGATGGAAGACATCAAGTACATCTCCTCAAGCTCCTGTTACTTCTACTGTTGCTGGTGGTGGTTCAATGAGGCAGAAATAATGAGTTATTTTAATTATGCATGGGTACAGATGGTTGACCTACCAACGTATAGCTGTACTGCCACATGCTTTGAACAAACACTGAACATTCGGATTACTTGGATTGAGAGAATTAAGCGTAGGGCAATCTCAGTCACAGGTAGTAATGGTGCTGTCTATCTACAGAACACTGTAATCAATGTAGATGAACCATTACAGTTTAATTCAAACGCTCTTGAAGATGGTTATGACTGTTCAATTATCTTGCAGTCTACACCTGACGCACCTAAAGAGGTGGACTATTTAAATTGGTCAAAGAATATGTTTTTGACAGTCTACAGAATCACGGAGAATTAATATGATTGGTGGTGATATCCAATGGACAAGGTATGCCGAAGTAAGCTTCACAAACTTCAACAGTGGTGTCATCACTACAATCAAAAGCAATCAGATCGACGATAAAAACGATATTGTTGGTGAAGGATTAAGGATTGCTTTTGAATACTCTAAAAGTGATGACCAAGGTTATAACTCTCCTAATGGTAAAGTTGTTATCTATGGACTGACAGAGAAGACTTTCAACACTCTTGGTGAGAGATTGAGATGTGAACTTGAGGTTAAAGCTGGATACCTTGAGTCTAAATTAAATGCTCCAAAGAGATTGTTTTATGCAGTCTTGATGGATAAGAAATACGAAATCCAAAATGGTATTAGTGTTAGTACCTTTGATGTCCTTGGCAACTTTATCGAGAAGGTGATTGCCGAGAAGATGTCTTTAAATTTACCCAAACCTACAATGCGAGACATCATGGTTTCCATTTCTAGTGCCATGGGTAAAGCAATGGATATGTACATCCAAGGGGACCCAAACGATGCACAGTTAATTGCTGAATATATGATGAAGTGGGTTGTCTCTCCTTTTGGTTATTCTTTTGCTTCTACACCACAACAGGAATTGAAGAGATTAAAGGATGCCTATGGTATCACATACCGTATCGAAAAGGATGCTGTTGTATTTGGAATTATGGATAAAGCCTACAACTGGCATTTAGAAGGTGCAAGACAAATTTCTCAGATTGAGAAAAAGAAAGCAGATACAACCTTAGTGGCTCAGAATAAGATTGCCCCTGAAGTTGTTGAAACTAAACCTATCGAGACTCCAACACAGAAAGTTAACCTCATTAAAACTCATGCTTTAATTCTCTCAGCCGACACTGGACTGATTGGCTCTCCTGTGGTGAGTACACCGATTGAAGATAAGAACTATGATGAAGGTTTAGCTGAAGGTGAGGAAGTTTGGTCTAAGAAAGAGCAGAGAGCTTTAATTGATAAAAAGACAGGGAAAGCAAGGGTAGACAAGAAAACTGGCGAAGTCAAGATGACTAAAAAACCTAAGAAATATAAGGTAGCCAGACGGACAGTAACTGCTAAATGTTTTATCAATGCAATGCTCGAATTTAACTCTCAAGTAACGATTGTCACTCCTAGTGCTATTGCAGACGGTACATATCGTGTACGTAGCATCAAGATTAATGGTGACACTGATGCCAGTGGTCCTTGGACTATGGAACTTGAGTTGAATGGTGATGGTAAGTCGGATATGGAGATTGTAAATGGATGATGTGATTACGCTAAAACTTGAGAATGACATCATCAATATGGGTGGTGAAACAGAAGAAATTGAACTTGAGCCAATCCTGTACAACTTCATGGATGATTACATGAGGGAACTAAAGTTCTGTATGCCAGCTCGTGTTGTTAATGTGCAACATGCTGAGGAGCTTAGAATTGATGTTCAGCCATTGAATAAGGTTCGACATAATGATGGTGTGGTCCAAGAACTTCCACTCATTACAAACGTTCCTATGTATTGTTACGGTACTGATGACAGTGCTGTACTGATCACTCCAAAACAAGGTCAAACAGTATTGATCATGTTCTCGCAATTGAGTTTAGATGAATTCAAAGGGGGAAGTATTCAACCTTATGAGTCTCGTACTAATAGGAAGATGGATATTCAGGATGCTATCGCATTTCCAAGTCTATTTCCATTTAACCGTAGTCCAAACAGAAAGGTTCGTCACTTCACCGATCACTCCCTAGAAGATTTAACTGTAGTTCATAACCTTGGTACTGAAAAGGAAAACAAAGTCATTTTAAAACGTGACGGAAAGGTTGGAATTATCAGCCCATCTTCAGTAGATATCGATGCACCACTTACAAACATCTCAAAGGATATGAATGTTAAAGGTTCAATCAATGTTGATATCGATGTGAAGATTGCTGGACGTAGTGTTAAGACATTTATGGAAACTCATACACACAACTATACAGACGATGGTAATGCTATGGTTACTGCGCCACCAAATCCAACAGGAGCTTAATATGGACATTTTGATGACCACTGAGGGGGTTAGCCTATCTAAAGGCAAACTATCCCTTACAAAGAGCCGTGGTGAGTCCCTAGCACAACGTTTAGTTGTCCACCTGAGAACTTTCTTAGAAAGCTGGTTCTTGGATGTGAATATGGGGATTGACTACTTTAATAAAGTCTTTGAAAAAACAATTCCAAAGTCTTCTATTGATGCGACATTCCAGACAGCTATCTACAAGGATGTTCGAGTGGAAAAGATCATTGCATTCAATAGCACAATCGAGAGAAACAAGTATCGATTGTCATTCAAGGTAAAAGCCAAGGAAGGCTTTATTAGTGATGTCGTGAATGTTGACATTTCAAATAACGAAATTAGTATCGGAGTCGGAGCTTAATATGGCAATTTTAAATGATAAAGGTGTTGAAATTCAAAAGCTTGAGGGTATCCTTCAAGACTTACAAACGATTGCCAGACGTAGATTTGCTGATTTAATTGGCCCTGACGACGATCTGGACGTGAGTAGTTATTCTGTTCTTGGTCGTATCTTGGGTACAGTTGCTGAACCAGAAGCTCTAAATGAAGAGTTACTTTTACTACTATGGCAGTCACTTGACCCTGAACAGGCTGAAGGTATTTTCCTTGACAAGATTCTTGGCCTTCTAGGTATTGTCCGTAAAGGTGAAGTCAAAGGATTCGCTGGTGTAATTGCTGAAGGTAATATCGGAGTTACAGTGCCAGCTAAGAGTTTAATCTCAAGCACAATCACTGGAGACGTATTCGAGACTACAGCTGATGCCACTTTCTCTTTAGATAGTGCATGTGGTGTTGTTCTACAAATCCCAGATACCGTGGCTGACAAGACATATTCTTTAGGATATACAGGTAGTTATGGTCAAAACAAATACCCAACAATCTCAACAAGAAGTGTTGCTGGTGATACAAAGAATATGATTGCTAGACGTTTCGCTGAAACTGTCAATAGTTCATCTACCCTATTGTACGCCACTGTTGATAATGATGACAACGTAATTGTTCGATTTATTAACCTTAACACTGTTGGCTACTTTAGTTTGACTGGAAGTAATTTTAAGGCGATTAAGTCCTTCATTCCTATTTCAACAATTTCTGTAACCGCTGCTGCTGGTGTACAAGCTGCTGACACATTGACAGTAATGCAAACCCCTGTAATTGGTTGGGTGAGTGTTACAAACCCATTTGACTCTATCGCAAGTGAGCCAAAGGAAGATGATGCCACTTTCCGTACAAGAGGTCGTATTTCTAAATCAATTAAGTCTACAGCAAATAGAGCTGCACTGTACTCTGAATTATATTCATTGAATGGTGTTCGTTACGTGAATATTCAAGAAAACATCTATGACAACGTAATTAATAATATCCCACCAAAGGGTATTGCTGTAGTTGTTCTAGGTGGTAGTGACACTGAGATTGCACAAGTGATCAAAGATAATATCGCTATCGGTTGTGGCACTGTAGGTAACTTAGTAGTCCCAATGGTAGATGCTGCTGGTACAGTGGACATTAAATTTAGTAGACCTGAGTATGTGCCTATTGCTATGAAACTTGGCTTAGAGACAGACTCATCATTCCCACAAAACGGTAAGGTACTTATCCAAGAAGCAATTGTTAGATACTTCGAGACTCTTGAAGTTGGTGACGATGTTGTTTGGTCTAAGTTATTCAATCCGATTAACGAGGTACGAGGCCAGAGTGTTAATTCACTTCTTATCGGTAAGAAAGGTGAAGAACTTAGCTTATCAAATGTCGTACTTACATACAACCAATTGCCAATCATTTCATTTGAAGATATCGAAATCTAAGGAGGGTTCATGGACAAGATTGATTATGCAGCTCTTGCAAGATCAAGATACACAAGCCAATTCGAGAATGACAAGGTTTATGATGCCATCATTCAAACAATAATCGAATACAAACTTAAGACTCAGGATTTGTATATCAATTTTGCTGAAACTCTTCTCGACATTGACAAATCTACAGGACGTAACTTGGACCTGATTGGCAGCATTGTTGGTCAGCCAAGAGTCCTTGTGGACTTCAGTATTGACAAGTATTTTGGTTTCTTAGGGAATCCAAGAGCTGAGCCATACGATAAGGGTCTGTGGTACTCGACCTTTAGTGCTAAGGGTGCAGACTCAAGAGTACTTTCAGACGAGGAATACAGACGTATTATTAAGGCGAGAATCATTCGAAATAAGACAAACTGTAGTCGTAGCGACTTCATGAAAATTTTGGAACTTATTTTGAATATCGATACAACCAAGAAATATACAAACATCCTTGGTAACAGCAACTTTACAACACCATTAGTCCTTGGCAATTCAACAGCTACTGTAACTAGAGGTGTGACAATGAGTGACACAGCTACTGCTCAGATTACGAGTACATGGGTTGCACCTAATTTGATTACAGGTGGTGAAACTGAAGTTGATGGTAGTTTAAAACCTTCTCAAACAGAATACATCTTATGGCGTAGGTCAGCTGATTTGAATGCTGCATATGCTAAAGGTCAGGTTGTAATTTCCTTTGATATCAAAGTTGGTGTTGCTGGTAATGTTACGGTCTATTCTACGAATGGTACACCTGACTATTCTTTTACTACCAATGTAAACGTTCCTGTTGCCAATGAGTATGTAAGGATGTCTGTTACTGTCACTCCTGCAAGAGTTACAGCAAACAATACTGGTATGTCATGCCTTGAGTTCTTTGGTACATACAGTACTGGAAGATGGGTGGCAGTGAAGAATGTGGTTGTTCAACAAGCATCTCAAATAAACACAACTATGTCTATGAATACAAATGGTAAATCTACCAAAATTGTTTCAGGGAAAGCATATACATTGTTTATGAAGGTTGCTACACAGACAGCTTCAAATGCTATCAGTGTGACTTTAAAAGGCCCATCAACAGCTACACAGAACATCGTAACATCGTCGGCTGTTGCTAGTAGAGACATTAATAACCCAACATTAATTAGGGTTACTTTTAATGCCACTATTTCAAGTGATCAAGCTGACATTGCCATTCTTTCAACAGGAAAACTTGGTGATAAGTTCTGGGTTAAGGAGTTGCAGATTACTGAAGGTACATTAGCTACCTCTCCGACAACATGGTCAGCATCTTACTATGACTCGCCTAGATATACATTGACATCTCCTAGTCATGGAAACATTGACTTATCAGTGTTCAATTATACAGGTGATCTTGGTATTCATTTCTTGTCTAACTTTGAGAAGACTGGTGATTTAATCCCTGTCCCAATGGGATACAAGTTAAGCGTATATATTAATTGAGGATAATATGAGACTTTTGATTTCTGCCTTCTTTAACGTTGGCACATGGGACCGTAAATTCTTATTGAATGGTGAATTTACAGGTTGGTTTAAGGGACACCTTACCAACCAAGGTCTTGACAGATGTGGTGATAGCTACTGGTATTCTGGTACTCACATTGGTTCAGGAACGGCAGATATCAGCGACGGTTCGACCACTCTTGCAAATCCATTCATGTTCTTAAGCGAGGCTGTGAGTGATAACTCTACCTCATACCTTAAGGATGACTACATTGTTTGGGAAAGGGAAATTGAATACCGTGTTGATGGTAAACAAGCCCCTTCTGTCTCTGAGATTTCAGCATCTTGGGATAACGATGTTAAAACTGCTGTAGCTGTGGCAAATCTCCCACTCAATATCAGCTTAGGCGATAATGATGATCTAGTAGTTAAGGTTAAATTGGTTGTAAGACAATCTGCTACTGAGGTTATGACAGGGACTGTTGATTTTGGTGCATCGATTCATCAATACACAATCAAACCTTGTTTCTATAAGAAATTCGATAACTACTTTATTGGCAACCCTTTATCACAAAAAGATGGTCGTGTCTATAGTGGTGATATTCCTGCTGATATCGCACTAGAGCCAGAAGGTTCAATTGATTCTAACTTAGCTATTTATGAGAGCTACACATTCAATTCCAGAAGTAGAAAGTTCTCTAACTTCTTCACATTGAGTAGCCCAAATGCTTACACACGTACAGCAACATCACACACAATTGGAATTCCTAGCGCATATGGTGTCGAGTTTGAACCGCCTATCGATAAGAGTTTCAACAGAGAACTTACACTGAATTATTTATTGAAATGGGAGAGAGATAATGGCTAAGTCACCAAAACCAGATTTTACAAATGTATGGGCTACACAAGGTAACTTGGTTGCTCCATCACTTAACCAATTGCTTAGTGGCTGGCAACAAAACCAGTTCCCACCATCTGGTGTAACTAACTATCAGATGAATAAAGTTGAATCTGCCATCTCTTATATCTTCCAAATGGGTATTGCAGAATGGACTCCTGAAGTTGAATATCAGGTCAACAGCTTAGCTCTCCACCCAACTAATGGTTTGGTATATCGATCTAAGACAATCAACAAATCTAAGGACCCAATGACGTCTGGCACAGATTGGGCTGTGGCATTCGACCAATTTGGAGCTTCTAACGATCTTAGAACCGAACTGACAAAGATTATGACACAAGATGGGTACATCCCATACTACGTTAAGAAGTCTGACCCTGTAATGACTGGTGTTGCCAAAGCTCCAGCATTTAGAGCTGGTGTTGGTGCTCCAGCTGGTAATACTGGATTCCAATTTGAAAACTACAATACCACTGGTATGTACAGTCAAGGAGGTGATCTACTATTTTCTGCAAATGGAATTATTAATGGTCGAATCAAGTCTATCGCTCCTACCTTGGAGATGAATGATAACACCTTAGTAACAACTGCTTTACTTAAGAAGGTTATAGATGAAATCAAGGTTGCTACACAGCTTCCTATTGGTATGTCTATTATCTCCTCTAACAAAGCAAACCCTTCAACTTATTTAGGATATGGTACATGGATTCAAGACTTGCAAGGTAAGGCCCTTGTAGGTGTCGTGGCAAACGCTGGTACTGATATGCCTGATTGGGTTAAGTATGTAGATAGTACATCTGGTGACAGTTACACAACTAAACTTGATATTAAAAACTTGCCATCATTCAGAGCCAACATCTTACTTAACACATGGGTTGGTGGTGACGATGCTAGTGGTGAGGGTGCTATCCTTACAGCTAACCGAGAATGGAGAACAGGTACACAAATGCCTGATAAATCTTACGCTGACTTTAAGGGTGAAAACCTTCCATTCAGCAACGTACAGCCTTCTCAAACTAAATATATTTGGACTAGGACTGCTTAATTATGGAATTTATTACGAGCTTCATAGCTTTTGCCAAAGGCGTTTTCCCAGCTGCTGTTGGCTCGGTAATCGCTGTTTGGAGAAAGAGAAATGAAGTGAACTTTAGAGAGATGGATGCTTACCAAAAAGCATCTATTATTCTTGTGGCACTCTTTGCCGTTTTGGTGGGTGTATGTATTGGTAAGTGGATTGGAGGCGCAGTAGCAGTGTATTACACCACTTCACCTTTCGTAACAACCTTAATTGAATTCGCAACAGCCCTCAATGGCCTTAAACTTGTAGACAGTTTGATAAAGAGTGTAGAAGCAGCCTTGGATGTTGTTACAAAAAACGTTCCTGTTTTAATAGGGAATATTGTTGAACTCATTTCCGATAAAATCGAAAAGATTTTCGGTAAGAAGTAAAAGGTGATTATATGGTTATTACCCTTATAAAGATTATTTTTATCGTATTCTACTTTATCAATGTGGCTTGTGAGGTTTCAAACAGGTACAGGGATTGTAAGATGCACGTAGCTGTACGATATACATTCATGGTAGCTTCCGCTATTGCCTACACTAAAATCGGGGTACTTGCTACAGCCCCTTTAGTAGTTCAGATTTCGGCACTTATTATTGTCATTTTTCTTGCTAAGTTTTTATACGATCATGTATTGAAACGTCAAATTAGAATCAAGAATTTCAGACTTAAAAAACTCTACCTTTCAGAGTCTGCACGAAAACCTTCCCATAAACTAAACAGGAGATAATATGGCTGCTTTAAAAGGCTATGAACGAGTTTCAATCATCGGTGACTCAGCTAAGAGCTTTGCTACACTGGACGAGGTGAAGGAATACATGTCTGGTGGTTCTGTAGAAGGAGTCACAAAGGAGTATGTAGATACTCAGCTTGCTACTAAAGCAAGCACAACACAGTTAGCTGCTAAGGCTGATAAAACATACGTTGACACACAGTTGGCTACTAAGGCCACAACAGCATCTGTTTCAGCTAAGGCTGATAAGACGTATGTAGATGCAGAATTGGCTAAGAAAATTGGATTGCCAGCGACAGCAAATGAAGGTGATATTCTAACTTTCACAGGAGGGAAGTGGACTGCTGTAGCTGCATCTCAACCACTATAAGGAGTATTAGATGAAGTTGACAAAGGGTGGTTTTGACATCCTTAGAAGTGAGTTATTTAAGTCATTTACTGAAAGTCAAGTCAATGCACTTAATTTCTTGGTCATGAAATGTAAGGAAGCTGGCATGACCTACCCTGAGACAGCTTATGCTTTGGCTACAGTATACCACGAAACTGGTGTAGTGAAAGGTGGTAAGCTTGTAAGGACTATGCTTCCTGTAGAGGAGCAAGGTAGTGACAAATATCTATCTAAATACGATACAGGTAAATTGGCGACATCTCTAGGCAACACTCAAGCTCTTGATGGTGACGGTCAAAAGTATAAAGGTCGTGGTTATGTTCAGCTTACTGGCACACGTAACTATGCACTCTTTTCCAAACTTTTGGGTGTGGACCTGTTAGGGGAACCAGAGCTTGCCATGGACCCAGAGATTGCTGCTAAGATCATGACATATGGAATGTTAAATGGTTCCTTTACAGGTGTTGGGTTCAGACGTAAACGTCCTGTATCTAAATACAATAAGGCCCAATACATTGCTGCTAGGAATATTATCAACGGTTCAGATCGTGCCAATGATATTGCTGGATATGCTATGATCTTTGAGAGAGCTTTAAGAAGTTATTAACAAAAAGAAAGGGAGCCTAGTGCTCCCTATTTTTATTTCTGGTATTCAACAAACTCTTTTAAAGCATCCACAAAGAATGGTTGCATAATAAGTTGCACACACAAAGCTTCATCGAAGATTTTTCCGACATTGACATCTGTTTCAAATCCGATTTCTTCGAAATGTTGATTGATACGTTTAGCAAAGACGTCACCATCTATATCTGGACAACACTTTTCCATGAACTCCTCAAGCTTTTCAGCGTAGACTGGGTTCTCAAATATATCCAGCAATGCCGATGGGTCACACCCCTTGAATTCATTAACACGGTCATCAATATATTGCTCAACCCGTTTATTGATCGTATCAAAGTCCACTGATCACCTCCTTCATATGGTTATTAATGCTCACAGAATCGCGCAGGAGCGCTTTTAACACATTTAATGGTGAATCATAGCCAAAGCCGAGAAAGTCCCTTAAATAAGCCTCTGAGAACTCTTTATGATTATGTCGCAACAATCCTCCCCAAGCATACTGCATGGTTAAGCTCTCATCTCTACTCTGTTCTCGACCAAAGCTTTGGTATTTAACTTCAGGGTCATGTTTGAGTACGATGTTCAATGTGTTACCTTCGCCCACCATTTCTTCATGATTTTTGTAGAAGCGATCACAATGATCATCCCAATGAGTCCAAGGCATGTCAGGTTTTACACTCTTATTGGATAGGCCATAGAACTTTCCTGTCAGTACAGGAGAATCTGTGATAACTACATCACAACCAGAATTCAAATATAGACCAAGTAGACGTGCTTGCTCACCTGTTATTGTCCATTGGTTTACGCTATTTGTACTTAAACCATTTAGGATAGGTTCCTTAATCCACTCACGACAGTATTCAGCATTAATACCTTTTAATTTAAGTGCGTTGGCAAGTGTAGTAGCTAATATAGTTTTTCCTGTACCTGCTGCACCAAAAATGTTTATCAATAATGGCTTCTTCATTTAACCTCCTCAATAGTTGTTCGACGGCTGTCAAAATGCTCTTTCTCAGCAACTTGTTTCCAAGCGTCTGTCTCATCAACAGCTGTGATATTATAAATGATATTGTAGTTTAAAAATGCAACGGTAAATCTGAACTTTCGCATAATACCTCCAATAAAAAGGAGGGATAAACCCTCCCAATTAATTAAGCTTTAAACAAACCTTGATTAACACTTTTAGCAAACGCTAAGAACATACGTTTTTCATTCTCATTTACACCAACAGGAATTTGGATTTGACGAGTGAATTGTCCACGTTTAACGATTGATGTATTCTTCATATTACAGCTCCTCTAATGAAATACTTTTAACTCTATTAGTTGCAGTTTCAAACTCAACTGTTGCATGGTATCCAACAGCGTTAAGTATGTCAACAACTTTTTTCATTCCGATTGAATCTTCAATTAAGACTCTCACAGTTTGCCCATTTGCCTTAACAATATCATGTAAACCAAAATATTGGACATTATCACGATACCGCCAAGTATTACCATCTTTCTTGATATATTCAACACTACTTCCTTTCCCAGCCAGTTTTAAAAGTTTATCTCTCATGAAATGGTTTACCCATCGAGATAATAATGTGCTAGGCACATAGGTATTAATTTTATCAAATGTAATGTCCGTTCGACGTGACGTCTTATCATCTGATATAGAAATTGTGTAGCGCCCCCTTAAATTTTTAAATGTTCTGAATGTAAGATTAATCTTCTCTTTTTTAGGTCGAACCTCAATAATGAAATCGCTCAACTTGTCTATCTCCAAAACTAAAACACAAATAATACATTAAAACTAATCAAACGTAAAGGTTGATTTATCATGTATTGTAACTTTTAAATTAAGCTCTCTGGCATAATTAATCATATGGGTTGTCCCTTTACTCAAGTCAGTCCTAAAAGCTATGACTTCAGATACCATATAATTATGAGATTTCTTTTCAAGGAACTTAGCCATGCATTCATTTCTGAGTATCCCAGCCTTCTTACCTTGGTTATCCCAATCAGCTTCAAATAGATAACTGTATATCTCATGCTTGAGGCAGAACTCTTTAGCGAATGTATCAATACCTCTTGCACAACCAAAGATCATAATCCCTATGTCTCTTGGTTGATATGTCTCAAGAATTATCTCTTCAAATTCCTCATAGGTCCACCCTTCTCGTGAACCTGTAATCAATAAAGCTACATGCTTCATTTTGACCTCTCTTTTAATGTGTTGTTTAATTTAAGGGCCTCCATGTATAAAGGGTCATATATAGCTCTTGCATTAACAACAGAGCAAAGTGCTCTTGCCATAGGTGCTGTCAATCTTTTAAAACCACCTTTTTCATTGAACTCATAGAATTCCCTCTCAACAGTGTGCTGGATATCCAGTGCCTGATGATATCTCTTGTAGGCATCAAAACTCATTAATACTCCTCTTTAAAATATTTGGCATCCTCTTTCATCTTACGATTACGTTCTAAAATATCAATATTAGGAATACGTTTATAGATATCAGAGAAAGAGCCTTTAGGTTGATAGTCAATATGAGGTGCATTACATTCAGCCATAGCTGCATCGATAGCTGCAAAATATTCGTCAGCATCTACATCATCTTCCTCTTCTATAGTTTCACAAGGTAAATCTTCTTTCTTACCAACTAAGTGCTTCAAAGCATCTGGTATACCTTTGATGACATTAGAACGAGGTTTTCCTTGTTTCTGAAATGAGTCTTCCATAGTTGTCTTTGGTTTAATAACCTTAGAAACTTTCTTAGTCACTTCTTTAACAACTTTCTTTACGACATTAAGAAGCTTACAAGCTTTCTCAGTAATTGAATAGTGAGTAGTTCTAGTATGACCCATGTCATGAGAAATAAGGATAAGTCCAAAATCAACTAACTTTTTCTTAGCTCTTTGAATTTGACTTTCAGATAATGAACCTTCGAAGTCTTCAGACAGTTGTTTATTAGTTCGATAGACCTTAGTCACATTCTTAGTCTCAGACCAGAATTTAATGTGATTAAGTAAGAGAGCAGCTTGGATACCAACTAAGTTAGCTACTTCTGGATTGTAAGATTTAATATACGACATGATAACACCTCTTCGATGTAGGCAATCATACACATCTTAAAAACCCATATCAATATTTAATTTTATTTTAAATTTAATTTTATTCTATTAATAACATTTGGCAGATACGAAGAATGCATTTTTCATAAACGATAAATGGAGATTTTGATAACGAAATATGCATATTGCATTATCGAAATATGGGAGGGAAATAAAAAAGATTGAAAAACTACTGGACAATACATATATAGTAGTATAGTATGAATATATAAATAGACTGGAATTAATTTGATTATAAATAATTGTACATAGTTATAGTACCATAAAAATCCATTTTGTCAAGTTCTTTGTTGTTACAGAAATGTAAACAATGAGGTCTTGACTATTGTCGTTTTTACTGTATAATAGTGCGTGAAGATCAATATAGGAGGATAAGATGTCGTGGAATAATCTATCTGATAGATGGAAGGATTACTTTATTAAGGAGCTACATTTAATTGCATCAATGTCAAGAGATGTGGATACAAAGGTTGGGGCGATTATTATTGATACAGAGAATAAAGTTGTCATAGCTAAAGGCTACAACGATTTACCAAGAGGTGTCTATCATCACATTGCTAGAAACTCTAGGCCACTTAAATATAAATACACAACACATGCTGAAATGAATGCACTCTTCAATGCCTTATATCAAGGTGCTAGTGTTAAGGGTGCAACAATGTTGTGTACGTTATTCTCATGTTCTACATGTTGTGGTGGTGTGATTCAGAGTGGTATCAAAGAGTTTGTTTGCCCTGAACCTGATTGGGAGTACCCATCTTTAAAAGAAGATTTCCCTGTAACAAGTCAGATGTATGATGAAGCACTTGTACATGTAATATTTGAGGAGAAGTTATCGAATGTCTAACATCCCAACAAATATGATCTGGAAGAAGGTTAAGGGTGAATGGACAATTGGTAAGTTCATGGGTGTAGATTGGAGTGGTATAGTTTGGGAGGATGAAGGTAAACAACCATGCCCACATTGCCAAGCTAATGGAGAGGATAGGTCAGGAAACAACTTCCATGTTTATGGTTTAGACGAGCTTGGACGTCCATTAGGTGGGAAATGTTTTAGGGAAGAGCTAGTCATTGTTTCTGTAGAGAAAGCAATTGATGATGCAAATGAAGAAAGTGGTAATGCTGCCAAGGATTATGTAAAGAAGTATGACGGAGGTAAGTCGGTAAATATGTCAGCATTTGATGAGAAGAAGTTAAGTAAAGAAAAAGCCAAACTCAAACGTGAGCGTCTGAGTGGTGAAGAGTTAAGACAAATCCTAGAAGATACTGGTGACGACCCTAGAATGTTACGTGGTATGGATTTGGAAACCTCTAGGAAATATGATATTCGATATCAGTATGATACGAGTACAGGTAAAGCAAAAGTAATGATGATTCCAGCATTCATTGAAGAGGATGGTGAGTTTGTTATTACAGGTTATAAATGTCGTAACTTCCGTAAGAAGAAAGATCAGGAAGGTCACTTCTACTCTATTGGTTACGTAGGTAAACTGAACTGTTTCATGGGCCAGAATATTGCTAAGTCAGCTAACCATGCACTTATTGTTGGTGGTGAGATTGATGTTATTGCAGCCGATACTCTACTTAAGAAACATTCAAAGCTTAAGCAATACAACAAGAACTATGTTGTATTAAGCTCATTGGTTGGTGAGCCAGCTACATTTGAAGTGTGTAAACAAAACTACGAATTCATGTCTGGTTTCAGCAAAGTGGTAGTTGCACTAGACAATGATAATGCTGGTAAAGAAGCTACTGAGCGTGTTAAAGAAGTTCTTCCAAATGAAACACTATTTGTTGCGAAACTCTCTTATAAGGACCCATGGGTTTATTGGGAGGAATTCAAAAAGAATGGTAATAAAGAAGCACCTAAAGAATTTGAGAATGATGTTCATTGGAACAGTAAAGTTGTCAAGTCGTTTGGTTTAGTTGGTTCACGATCTTTACTATCACGAGCAATTGAGCATGTGGTACGTCCTAAGATTCCTTTACCAGCCTTCTTACGTGATTTGGATGATTATTTTACCGATGGTATTGGTCTCGGTGAAATCTTTAACATCATCTCTAACACTTCTACAGGTAAATCTGTTTATGTGAATGAGATGATCTCTGATTGGGTTGTAAATGCACCATACAAGATGTGTATTTTCTCGTTAGAGGATAACTGTGGTTCATATGGTACTAAGATTGCTTCTCGCTTAATTGGTCGCTCCATTCACCGTGTTAAGGGTGCAGAGAATCGTCGTAAGATTCTTGAGGACAATGAAGAGAAGATCATGGAGTTCTTAACTGACAAAGAAACTGGTGAAGATGCATTCTACTTAATTGAAGAGGCATTCAGTGACTTAGAGCAAGTTAAGCAAGCTATTCTTCAGGCTATTAAAGTTCTTGGCTGTAAGATCATTGTAATTGACCCATTAGTCAACTTGATCTCGCATAAGACAAATGAAGAGCAGATTGCATTCATGGTGTTCGAAGAAGAGTGTCGTCGTATCTATGATGTGACATTCATTAACGTGTGTCATACACGTAAAATTGGTGGTGGTGGTTCGAAAGCAGCTTCTCAAGGTGGAGACATCACAGAGGAAGATGTGAAGGGTTCAAGCCAGATTACAGGTTCAGCGACTATCAATATGATTATTCGTCGTGACAAAGGTAATCCAGACCCAATCATCCGTAACACTACTGAGATCGACTTGATGAAGAATCGTACAGATGGTACTACAGGTAAGAGCGTTGCAAAAATCTTCTATCATGGAGAATCACATACACTCATTCCTTATAGTATTGCTGAGGAGAATGACTTCTTCCAAGATGGTCAAAAGGTTGACTTCAATCGTAAGGGTGTCACACCTGTAACTACACAGGAGGATGCAGAAGATGATAATGAAGTTGTAGACCCTAAAGAAATGGATTTTGCTTAATAACTTGTGAAATCAAGCAGATGCTGGTATAATGCTGGCATCTAAATTTTAGGAGGTAATATGGAAAAGAATTTTGGTAATTTAATTTTAGATTTATTTAAATTAAACACAGGAGATGAGGTAATTCGTTTAGCAGATTTTAGAATGCTGTCTGCTGAAGGTGTTGAATATAATTTTTTCTTTGGCAATGTTTATAACTTTGAGATTAATCTTGCACACTACAGTAAAGAGTTTGTGAAAGGTCAAGGGGATGTACATAACTTTGTGTTATCTGTAACACAGGGTGCTATTAAAAAGTCTTCAATAATTTCTCATGAAGCTTTAAATATCGTTGGTGAACAAGGTCTCATTAAAACTATTAAACGTATTTGTAATGAAATTATTTCTGAGCGTTTGAATGAAGTGTTAGGGGGTGATAGTGTCTAAGGATTTAAAACTACGTTTTTTCGCAAGTGACTTGGAGGCAACTGGTTTAATCTGGCAGATGATACAACAAGGTGATGATAAGAAGCTTCATAACTTTTGTGGTATTGAAATCAAGGATAGTAAGTTTCAAGATATCCAGATGCATCATCCACATACAAAGAAAGCAATTCAACGATTGCAAGATTGGATTGATGACCCTGAAAATGTTTTCATTATTCATAATGCCTATACATATGATTTACATGCATTAGAATTATTTGGGTTAGATACATCTAAGATGAAGATTATTGATACTCTACCGTTATCTTGGTACTTGCATCACGATCGTGAACGTCATGGTCTTGAGTGGTGGGGTGAAGAGTTTGGTGTACCTAAACCGAAGATCGACAATTGGGAAGACTTAACACAAGAAGAGTATGATCATCGTGTTATAGAGGACTGTAAGATTCAACGATTGTTATGGATGAAGTTGTGTACTGAATTTGGAGAGATGTATGGAGTTAAGACTCAAACAGAAGTATATAACCATCCAGCATTTAAGTACATTCAATTTAAGTCTAAGCAATTGGCTGAGCAGATGCGTAATAAGTGGAAATTTAATGTAGAGGGTGGTAAGAAACTCTATGAGGAATTAGAAGCTGAAATTGCGACACGTACAGAAACATTGAAGTCTGTAATGCCAAAAGTACCTAAGTATGCTAAACGTAAGCCACCAGCTAAACCTTATAAAGCTAATGGTGAACTTTCGGCTACAGGTGAGAAATGGAAAAAACTTTGTGAAGATAATGGGTATGATTTTAATACTTATCGAGGTGAGATTCAGGAACTTACTAAGTATGAGGAACCAAACCCTGCATCATCACAACAGAAGAAAGCTTGGTTGACCAGCTTAGGTTGGGAGCCAATGACCTTTGAATACAAGCGTCAGCCAGATGGTACTACACGTGCTATCCCTCAGATTAATAAGAAAAACTCTGGTGGATTGGTATGTGAGTCTGTATCTTTACTTGCTGAAGAAGTTCCAGAGGTTAAAGCTTTAGAAGGTCTGGGAATTGTTAACCATCGATTTAGTATGGTTAAAGGTTGGTTAGAGAACCATGAAGACGGGTATTTGATTGCACAAGCTGGTGGATTCACAAACACATTACGTTTGAAACACCGTATTCTTGTGAACATGCCTTCTGGTCGTGTACCTTATGGTTTGGCTATCCGTGGATTGCTTGAGGCACGTGAAGGATGTACATTAACTGGTGCAGACTTAAGTTCCTTGGAGAACCGTTGGAAGTTCCACCATCAGTACCCTTTAGACCCTGATTATGTAGAGGCACAGATGTCAGATGACTTTGACCCTCACTTAGCACTAGCTGAGATGGCAGGGTTATTAGATGCTGACGATGTAAACTTCTATAAATTATTTGAAAGTGGTTACACCATCCCAGAAGAGTGTTATACTGATGAGCTTAAGCGACGTATTGCTAAAGCTGAGAAGGATGAAGACTGGAAGCACTCAGAGATTAAGCGTATTGCTAAAATCCGTGGTGTTGGTAAAAATGGTAACTATGCTTTACAATATGGTTCTGGTGTTGAGACTTTGGCCCGTACTGCTAAGATTACAAGAAAAGAAGCTACAAAGCTTAAGGCTGGTTATGATAAACTTAACTGGACTATTCCTGTTATCGCTAAAGCACAGCGTGTTAAGGATTTCAAACATGGACGATTCTTGTACAATCGTGAGAATAAGTTCTGGTATCCATTAAAGGCTGAGAAAGATAGATTCTCTACTCTTATTCAAGGTAGTGGTTCTTACACTCTCGACTTGTGGATTATGAAGTTCTTCCAGATTCGCAAGAAAGCTATTGAATCAGGCCGTATTAAGTTTGCTAGATTGTTGGGTACATTCCACGATGAATTGATCTTAGAGCACCGTACAGAGGATTCTGAGGCTATTCGTGAGATGTTAAAGGAAGCTATTGACTTAGTTAATAAATCATTAAAGCTTTCTGTAGACTTGACATGTGATATCAAACAAGGTAATACTTACTCGGAGATACATTAATGAGAAAAATTTTATGAAAAAGTTGCAATTACTTGTTGACATTGCTGAAAGTTCTGATAATATGGTTGCCATGAAGGGGAATGTGGATACAGCGACAAAGCTTCCTAGTTCCCACATAACCCTTCAAGAAGCTCATCAAATTATGGAAAGGTTTGAGGCGAGTTGGGAAAATTACTTCCCGAAGCCTTCAAATGCAATTTTCAGAGTTGTTTAACAGAAAGGTGGTTCTATGTTATACTCGTTAGTTTTGGTTGTGTTCTTGAGCAACGGTTCAGAGGATAGAACCACTTTAGTTAAAAATTATCAAGATGATACTTGCATTGAGTCAAGAGATATGTTAAGATCACAACTTGATTATTATAACAACTTACCAAAAGGTTCTGGTAAGGATGTTGAATTTGTGGATGCTGAGTGTATAGCTCAGAAAGATTTTGTTTAGTTAGTTAGAGGATGTAAATTTATGGGTCTTAAAGCTCGTGGTATCAAACGTAATAATTCAGGCAAACCTAAGATCGACTACGAAGCAATTGCAGCTCAGGTTGATGAAGGTTCTCACGGTGCTCGAATTAGTCAGATTATTGACTTAGGTATGCACCAAGACTCAACCAAATTAAGTAACAAAGGTTACACTGCCTTTGAAACGGAAGAAGAAGCTGAGCAGTTTATCGAAGATATGATTGCTAAATACGGTGAACGCCACTCAGCTTTTGAGAATGAAGTTGAAGTAGAAGATGCTGATGAAGCTAATTTCGATGACAAGAAAACAAAACTTGTTAAGTTGAAAGGTAAAGGTGACAAAGCCGAGTGGGTTGAAGCTAAAGGTGAGAAAAACTTTGTAGTTAAGATCAATGAGTATGGTGGTTATGATAAAAAAGGTGAGCCTTTAGAATATCAAGAACTCGCTATCATGGCTGACTTAACTGAGTTGGAAGTTGATTATGGTGGTGACATTGGTATTAAACCTTACCGTGTACTTTTAAACAAGTTCTTCAAAGGTAATATCAATGGATTCCAGTTGAAGAAATCACCTCCAGAGAAAGATGGTGGTGTTTGGACAGTTAAAAGCAACACTAAGTTGGCCGAGATTGCAACCGCTACTGGTCTTAAGAGTTTACTTCAGGTTGATCTTGAAGATGCTGATTGGGCAGAAATGCTTGGACAAGCAATGAATGTGTCATTAACTAAGAGTGGTGACAAAGAGCAATACGTTAACGTTGGGAAGTGTGTTGCACTTAAGAAGAAAAAGAATCGTAAAACTGGTGAGATGGAAGTTGAAGAAGTTGAAGAACTTGCAGAAGAACCTCTATTGATCACGTTTGACGATGTAACAGTAGATATCTTGAAGAAGGCGCATCTACGTTACGACATCATTCAGAAAATTAAGAGTGCATCGGACTATGAAGGTTCACAAATGCAAGAAGCTCTTGAAGAGTATGAAGAGTGGTTGGAAGCTCAAAATAAATCTAAGCCTAAGTCAGAAGATGAGGACGTAGATCAAGATGATGATGAAGACGACAATGATGACGATGAAGTTGTTGAAAAACGTAAAGTTACGAAAGTAACCAAAAAGTCGCCAGCTAAGTCAAAAGGTAAGAAAGAGGTTGAGCCTGATGATGAAGATGAAGACGAACCAGTCGATGATGAAGACGACGAAACTTGGACTGATTAATGTATGAAAGCAAGCGTTTCGATTTCCTCAAATGAGTTGAAGCGCTTATTTCACAAGTCAGTTAAAGAGGGTGGTTTCTCTGAGAGGATTATCTCGGAGACCATCCAAAAATTATTGGTGAGGGTGGAAAAGGATTATCCAAATCTTTTAAAAGGAATTTACCAATCATCATATCGTAAGTATCAGAAGCATCTGGCTGATGAAATTAAGCGTCAACGTGACGAAAATATGAAGACAATTTATGGAGGGTAATGAATGAGTAGACTTACTGACTCAGAAGAAAAACACATCAATGAACTAGCAACAGAAGCTGCAAGCAAACGTGGTGCTGGACGTCCTGAAATTGATAGCGAAGCTATCTTCAATGAACTTATCTCAAAACCTGAGACGCGAAAGAAAATTCGAGATCAAATTAAATATCTCGTAGCAGAACGTCGAAAGGCTAATGTAGTAAATGAGCGATATAAAGATGATGTAAAAGCTACCAAAGAAGTGTTTGGATTGGCAACGTCATTTATCAATAGCACTGTAGATGCAATCGTAAAAGATAAAGTTGATAAGAAAAAATCAGAAGCATCACAATTCGCTGATTTCTTGCAAATCCTTATGGAAGATGAAGGAATGGAAGACGAATTCGATGAAGAAGATTGAGGTCAAGTACGGACCTTATCGATTATTTGACGATGGCGAAGGCCATCGTTTTCTTATTCCAGTAGATGAATATGAAGAGTTTGAAAAGAAACTTAAATTAGTCGAAGAGGTCGATGGAGATGAGTGGTATACAGCTTGGAGTGACTTACTAGACGGTTATGATCGTTTAGAAGGGGAATCCTACTTAGTAATTCTGGAGAATGAGGTGATTAGTGGGATTTAAGATGAGAAAGCAGGGAGTCAAGGAACATTACGTTCATGAAATTGATTTTCCTAAGTATGAAAAGAAAAGTAAAGTTGTTTTATTCGATGCCGACATTTTAGCATTTAAAGTTTCTTCAGTTTGTGAATCACGTTTTGAGTTCACACATAAAGATGATGAGGATGAAGTCTACTTAGCAAAATCAATTACAGAGTTCAAAGGTTTTCTGGAAGACGAACAATCCCGCTTTGCACAAAAAATTGACAAAGCTGCACGTAAACTTATGGAAGTTAGAAAGTCTGGAGATGAGAAAGCAATTGCTAAAGCTCAGGCTACTCTGAATAAATGGCGTGAAGCGTTTGAAAATGTTCCGAAGTTTGAAGATTTTATTCGAAAGGACGTACAGATTCCTGACCCATTCGAGTATTGTGCAAAGACTCTTAATGAAGCTTATGATCGTGTTATGAAGTTACTAAAAGCCAAACATAGTGAAATATATGTGGGTGGTAGTGAAAATTTCCGATCTAAACTCCCATTACCTTTAGAGTATAAGGTTTCTGTCCGTAGTGATGGTATTCGACCTATACACTTAACTGCTGCCAAAGAACATCTTATTAAGAAGTTTAATGGCATCAAGGTTAAAGGTATTGAAGCTGATGATGTATTACAGATGCGACAATTTCAGTTGGCTAGTCAAGGTATTGATGTCTACATGTATTCAAATGATAAAGATAGAATGCAAGGTTGGTACGGTAAATACTACAATCCAGACAATAATGAGATTAAGGCATTAGATTGCTATTTAGGTACTATCAATGAGAAGGGTAAAGGTTGTGGACTAAAATGGTTGTTATTCCAAATGTCACAAGGCGACCCAATTGATGGTTATAGCCCTAAAGAGTGGTACGATAAAACTTATTATAAGCGTGGATATGGGCCAAAAAGTTTTTATGATGACTTTGCCCACATCGACAATGTAAAAGAGCTTCTGGAGCATTACATCGTCGTACATCGTGATAGATTGATGTCTAAAGAGTTTTATACATGGGAAACTTGGGATGGACGTCATGTTAAAGCAAATTGGTTAGGTATCCTTGAGCTGATGTTCTCTTGTGCTTATATGAAATTGGAAGTTGATGATAAACGTACATTCCGATCTTTATGTCAAGAGCATGGTGTTGATGCTGGTGAAATGATCTTTGAAGTTAAAAACATTGAAGACTTCCCAACAGAGGAACTTGGCTGTGTTGCTGAGGAGTATAAGAATGTATAAACGTGGGTTAATATCTGTACAGGAAGCTGCTCGTGATCTTGTGAGTAATAAGTTTACTGTAGGGCAGTCAGCATACGTTGCTGATGGTATCTATATGTTGGATTATAACGACTTCGCCAGAGTAGAAAACGGTGTAGTGGTAGAAAGATGTAGAAATGGAGGAATAGAAATGAATTTAGGTGGACATACACACGAATTTGTTGATTTATCTTTGGATAGAGAAAGAATTAGATCACTTTCAAATAATTTAACGACCATTAGTGGTAAAATTAGTGGTAGTGGTTTAAAGAGTTTTAGTTTTGATTTGGCACGACGTGAATGCCCTCCAAATAAGGTCGTTATTTATAATCAACGGGTTTGGAATATTGACAGTTCAGCACGTGATAATCTGGCAATTATGACAGTTAACGATTATTACAAACTGTCAGGTAAGACAGTCTCTCAAATTTTGGAGAATTCAGTTACAGATCGATTTGATATCGAAGTGTGGTTTGAAGATGACCGTCAATTCCACGTATATAAAAACGACAAACGAATCTTTGAGAGTAAATCAGCCAAAGCTACAGCTGCATTCATTGAGGGTGGATTGAAGTGATGGATTTTGGGATTGAAGAAGCTGAGCAAGATATCCCTAAAGATTTTTCGAAGATGTCTGATGTAGAGTTGAAGCAATTCCTAACATGTACACGACACGTATTCAAGAATGAAGCATCTTTCTTCACTTGGGTACGTAGTGGATTAAGACAAGGTTTGTGGATGAAACACCCTATTAAAATGGAGATGTTAAAGTCACAGCGTCGTAAGATTCCTAACCCTAGACCAAACCCACGTAAAGGTGCTGAGTTAGTTTGGGGTTTCGATTGTGCATGTTGTGGTGGACAGTTCACTGCATCCAATGTCGAGGTAGACCATAAGGTTGGCGAACATAGCTTAAAGACCATTGAAGATTTAGTAACTTTCTTTAAGAAAATCATGTTAGTAACGCCATCTGACCTACAGATACTTTGCAAAGGATGTCATGGTATCAAGACATATGCTGAACGTTATGGAGTAACAGAGACGAGAGCAAAAGCTATTAAGAAAGCAATTGCAACCATCAAAGAAGGCAATCATCAAGAGGAGCTGAAAAGGTTGGGTGTTCTTAAACTCGTAACTAAAGCCAAGGCTAGGCCACTACTTGAAGATTTATACGAAAGAGAAATCTTGGAGGAATAGTTGAAAGATTTTAAAGACTTGCGATACTGGAAACAGAAAGCATTATACATGAATATGTACGAGGGCAAGTCTGGTGCATCTATTAGTAGGGAATTGAATATTCCTGAACGTACAGTACAAGACAACCTTAAAAAACTCAAAGTGAAGATAGATATTAATTCTATTTATGACCCTGACAATATTGGTAAGAGTATTGTGGATGGAGCTAAAATCCTATTCCATGATATTGAAACATCACTAGCAGTTTCATATCACTTTGGTCAATGGCAACAAAATTTAGGTATTAAGCAACAAGTTTATGAGAGTCACCTATTATCACACTCATGGGCATGGAATGATGGTGAGGTTGAAGGTACAATTCTAACTCCTGAAGAGGTTTTAGCTCGTGATGATAGTCGTTTAGTATTTGAAGTATGGGCCTTACTAGATAAGTGTGATATCTATGTTGCACATAATGGTAAGAAGTTCGATGTCAAGAAACTAAATGGTTTCTTCCTTAAACATGGCTTACCGCCACCATCACCATACAAGGTAGTTGATACCTTACAAATATCTCGAAACAAGTTTGGTTTACCTTTCCACAATCTTGCATACTTGGCTAAATTCTTGGATGTGACTCGTAAGATTGAGAACTCAGGTATTGAGCTATGGATTGATTGTGCCCATGGCATTCAATCAGCTTTAGATGAGATGTTGGACTACAACAAAGGTGATATCATTACCCTACGTGAGATTTACTATAAACTCATTGGTTGGGATAATAACGCTGTCAATATGTCGTTATATGTTCCTGTGGATGGTTTAGTGTGTCCACATTGTGCAAGCAATAAGATTACTAAGCTTCACAACAAGAGAGCGAGAACGGCACAAAGGACCTACCATGTCTATAGGTGTACTTCATGTACTGCTGTATTACGTGGTGGTACAGTGACAGGAAATGATACTAAGTTGTATCGTGTGATTTAAATGGTTGTTTAATAGCCGTTTATGTTTGAAAATGGTAGGTTTCATTGTTATAATGGCCTACCAATTAATTGAGGGATAGTTAATGAGTCAGTATATAGAATTTGGTGTAGAGCAATTTAACAAATTTTTAAATGAGGAATTGCAACCAGCCGTTTATGAATTTAATGGTGCATGTGGTAAAGACCCACACGTTGTAGATGATATCGATGAAGCAGCATTAATGGTTATTAATGAGTGTAAACGTGTTATTGAAGAATGTGATGAAACTATTGCAGCATTTAAGGCTAAAGATTTAAAAGAGCGTTTAGATGGTGTGGTTGATGTTTACTGGACGTTTAGTCAGTTAGACAAATTAATGGTTGTGTTTAATGAGAAGTTTGGAGACAAGCTTATTCAACACATGAAAGAAAATTACGAATATGATGAAGTATTGTTATTAACTTATGCAGTTAAGCTTGCACCATTAGCTATTCAGTTGGGTCAAGGTACAATCATTTCAGGTCATCGTATTTCTATTGCAGCTCGACGTATTATCGAGAACAACAAGCAAAAGTATACAACAGATTTAGATACTGCATTGGATTGGGAAAAACATCGACCAGAAGGTGTTGTATTACGTAAGTATGAGTATTTAGGTAAAGAGTATTACTGCTTGAAACGTGTGTCAGATGACTACATTGTTAAACCTTATACATTCAAGGATGTAAAGTTAGAGGACTTAGTATGACAAGAAAAGTGGTGCGTGGTCCAGATCGAATTCCACCTCCAGAGCGTTCAGTAAGTTTTAGCGACCTTACTCTTGGAGATAAGGATATTCAAGCAGTTCTGGATAAATGTGGTTTGGAATATGTATTAGTAAATCTATGGGGTTTCGATAAGAAATTCAATGCTGGTACACCAGAGAAGTTTTATGAAGTTAAAGAATGCCAACATGTCAATCGTGAAGGAAAAAGAGTAACTGGAAAATTATATATTGGAGTCGAGAGACTTGATGATGAGTGGATTTTGCATGGTGCTCCGTCTGAACGGGCTAAGTTGGTTGCAAAGCGAGATGTGTCACTTTTACGAGAACTTTCTAGTATGAGTAGATCAGTAAATTCTTGCTAAGTGTAATCCAGCCTTAGTGCTGGATTTTTTGTTATATAGGAGTAGTAAATTGTCAGGAAAATATACATCAATCTTAATGCAAGAATCGAACTCATATGTGGATAGATTCCCTCAGTTCGTGGATGCAATTACATTTCAAAAGGAGGATTTGTTCTGGACAGAGAAAGAGATCAAAGTTGAAAAAGATGAACAGGACTTAAAACATAATATCCTACATTCGCAAGTTCACGCTTTGATGTTCAACCAACGACTCTTTACTAAATATGAAGATGTCATTGGTAATGATTACTGGATTGGTGTTGTACATAAGAAGTATAAGTGTCATGAAATTCGAAGACTGGCTATTTGTTTTGCTGATGTCGAGAATAACATTCACTTCCCATTCTATCGTCGTGTGAACGAAGTTTTAGGGACCCATAACGATGAATTCTATGATGCATTTGAGACAGACCCTATTTTAGTGGAACGTGTTAAATTCATGCAGGAATTGGTGGCATCGAAAGATACACTGGCATCTATGGGTGGATTTGCTTTCATGGAAGGTGCAGTATTATTTACAGCATTTGCTATGATCAAGTCTCTCGGTGTTAAAGGTCAGTCATTTATGCCTAATTTGATTTCAGGTATTAACATGTCTATCCTTGACGAGAACTTTCACATGCAGACGGCTTGTGAGATTTTCCGTACACAGTTAGAACTTGAGAATCGTACAGAGGAGGATGTTCGTAAGCTTAAAGAGGCCATCTATAAGCATGCTGAGAATGTCTTGGAACATGAATACATTATCATTAATGCTATGTTAGCTGAAGGTGATATTCCTTTTGCTTCTAAGAAGGAGTTGCAAGCATTTGCTCGTCACCGTGTTAACGTTGTATTAACAACTTTAGGTTTCCCTGAGTTAGCCACATTTGATGAGACAGATGATACTATCTCTGAGTGGTTCTATGAATTCATGGGTGGGTATACAAGTAACGATAACTTCTATTCTCGTGGTCGTAACTACAAGAAAGAGTTCTCTGCTGTTGACTATGACATTATCTCAAATGGTGCTGTAGAGGAAGTACTTGCACAAATCCCTGATGAGTATTTAGACCAAATGGGTATTGACTTGAATCGTAAGTTCGAAAAGACTTTAGAGGAAGAGTTAGAGGCCAAACGTCCTAAACGTAAGAAGCACAACAATGCGGAAGATGCTTTATATGTTCCAGATTACAGTCGTGAACGTAAAGAGATGCAAGCACGTGGTGAAGCTCCTGAGTGGATGGCAACGGCTGGATGGCAGTTATTCAAGAAGAAATATCTTAACGGTGACTGTAAGACTCCAAAAGACCAGTACATGCGTATTGCTAAGTGTTTAGGGCAGTATGCACCTGAAGTTTACCCTTCTTGGTGGAATACTATTCCATATTGGGCTGGTTTGACATGGGAAGAGGCATTCTTCAAAATCATGTGGGATGGTTTCTTAAGTCCTTCAACTCCTGTACTTTCAAACACAGGTACAGATTTTGGTATGTCGGTATCATGCTCTGGTGCTGTAACTGAAGATAGTGTTGCTGGGTTCTATGACGCTCGTAAGATCAATGCATTACTTTCGAAAGAAGGTTTTGGTACTACAATTGATTTAGATCGTATCCGTGGACGTGGCATGCCAATGAAGGGTGGTATTGCCAATGGTGCTCTTCCTGTAGCTCGTATGTTCCGTCAGGATGCTTTAGATATCAGCCAAGGCTCACAACGTCGTGGTGCTACAGCTTGGTATTACAGTGTGGAAGGTTTGGACTTTGATGAATTATTACACTTCTTAGAGTATGATACGGATGGCAATAATGGTGGTTGGAAAATTACTAATGAGCTTCTTAACCGTGTCTTAATTGGTGATACATTAGCTATTGAACGTTTGAATAAAATCTTAGCTGTTCGACACCATGTAGGTTTGGGTTACGAATTATTTATCGATAAGGTGAATGCTCGTCGTCCTCAGATGTACAAAGATCGTGGTATGATGGTTTCTACAAGTAACCTATGTACTGAGATTACATTGTTTAGTGACCCTGAACATACATTTACATGTGTATTGTCAAGTGAGAACTTAGTTCGATTTGATGAGCGTCCAGAGAACTTGGCCTTTGTTGGTACAGTGTTCCTTGACTGTGTGGCTGAAGACTTTATTCAGAAAGGTTCTAAGATCAAAGGTCTTGAAACTGCTGTTGAGTTTACTAAGAAAGGCCGTGCTCTTGGTTATGGTACAATGGGCTTTGCTTCATACTTAATGCGTAACGACATCGAGTATGGTTCAATGGAATCATTCTGGAAGAATAAGAAGATTTATTCTACCCTTGAAGCAGAAACAAAAGCAGCTTCTAAATGGTTGGCTAAAGTTCTTGGTGAACCAGAGTGGTGTGAAGGTTATGGTGTTCGTAATACACACTTAATGGCTATCGCTCCTACTAAGTCTACAGGCTTATTAATGGGTGGTGACTCTGAGGGTATTAATGTTCCGTCAGCATTTGTATTTGCACAAGATACTCCAGCTGGAACTGTATTCCGTATTGACCCATCATTCTTGATGTTGTTGAAACGTAAAGGTCTATATAAAATTGACCCTGAAACAAAACGATTAACACCTGAAACTGAGGCGTTATTAAAACGTGTGTCAGACAACCTTGGTAGTGTGCAAACATTAACAGATGTCTTGACAGACAAAGAACGTGCTGTATTTAAAACAGCTTATGAGATTAACCAGTACCGTCATATTGATTTGTGTGCTCAACGTCAAGAACATATTGACCAAGCTCAATCAATCAACTTATTCATTGCGAATATGTCGGCTCAGGAAATCGCTAAGTTGTATATGTATGCTGCACTTAACCCTAATATCTTGAGTTTGTATTACCATACTGGTATTCGTGACTCTCGTATTGGGGAGAATAAAAACGAATGTGAATCTTGTCAATAAGGAGACAGATATGAAAGATGGATGGGGTATCGGCATCCGTGATGGTCATGGACTTGGTAAAGAGGGTTGGTCGTTTAAACGCTCAGAAGGCTGGGATGACAAAGAAGCTTGGGACTTGTAAAAAGTTGTTGACAAGCTAAAACTTAACCATTAATATAAGGGCATATCTTTCGGGATGTGCCCTTTTTTATTATGAGGTAAATATGAGTGTTACTGAAGCTAAACGATCAATGGTTGTAACAATTGGGAATAACGTATATAAAGTTGTTGCCTTGAAGAAAGGTATCAATGGTGGGGATAATAAATTATACCTTAATCGCATCGTTCATGGTGAGGTTGTGCCATTTATCCATAGAATTGCAAAGATGTCTGAAGTTTGCACAGTCGCATTGGATGGAGTTATTCATTATAAGGTTGAGAAGCCTGATGGGTCTATCGGTTTCATTAAATTCGGAGAAATTAAATGATTGAGGTTGGTAAAAAATATAAAGTTGTTGTAGATGAGAATCTAACAAAATTTGGTATATGTAGAGGTGATATACTTGAGGTATTGAAAATAGTAACTCAGTCTGATGGATTAAATCATGCGACTGTTGTTCGAGTCCATCGTGATGGTGATTCATTTGATGTTAACTTTAAAGGTTATCAATATTACTGGTGTATATTTACAGATGGTATGGTTAATACATCTCAGGAACTTTATGAGTTGGTTGAGACTGAAGGGAAAGCAGAGGTCACTAAGGCTTACCTTAATGCGTATGGTGTAGAAACGTTAGAAGATCGTTATAATAAATGGATTGTAGAAAATATCCATGTATACGAACTATTCTCTAAGTTTGCTATGCAAGCGATTGCTTCTGGCAAGAAACGTATTTCCCATTGGCTTATTGTGAATCGTTTACGTTGGGAGGTTGAGATTGAAACTAAAGGTACAAGCTATCAAGATAAAGATTTCAAAATCTCAAATGATTACATTGCATTTCTAGCACGTGATTTTATGAAAGATCATCCTGAACATGCTGGAGTATTTAAAATTAAGCAAATGAAGAGAGCTTAATATGTTCATATTCATACTTGGTTTTATTCTTGTTGGGGCGATCTTCTACCTGTGGAAAGATCATTTAAGAGATTTTTGGTGGGTTGTATTAGCCTCCGTGGTGATCTTCTCTATGATGTCAGCAATAACCTACAATGGGGCTAAAGATTCTCAGGGTGGGGATAAAATGATCTTAAATGGTCATGTGGTAAGTAAGTACTCAAAGCGAGTATCATGTAGCCATAGTTACAGTTGTAACTGTAGGGTTGTAATAAATGGGAAATCATCATCGACCAAGTGTGATACATGTTATGAACATATGTATGATGTGGATTGGGTTGTGAAGTCGAATGTTGGTTCTGTAGAGATTGATCGTATCAATAGGCAGGGTACAAAAGAGCCACCTAGATTCACACAAGCTTATGTGGGAGAGCCATTCTCGATAGAGCTTGATTACTTTAATTACATCAAAGCGTCACCATTGAGTGTATTTAAGGACTTCAATGCTTATAAAAATGTAAGTATACCAAGTTACCCTAAGATATTTGACTATTACAGAGTGCATCATGTGGTTGATTTTAATAGTGAGTGGAGAGGTCAGTTCAAAGTTATTGATGACTATCTTGCACATAAACTAAAATACAGCTCAGCCAAAGTAAAGGCTAATGTGGTTGTGATCTTCTATGGTGCTGAAGATATACGTGAAGCTATGAGAGTTAAGAATTATGGTGGACGTATCAATGATTTAACAGTGATGATTCAGGCTGATAAATCTGGTGTAATTAAGAATGCTTATGTATTCTCTTGGTCAAAAAGTGATTTAGTGAATGTCGTATTAAGGGACAAAATCCTTGATATGAAAAATATGAATGGTAGTCAGAAGATTTTAGTTGACAGCATTGATGACATTCTATTAAAATACTACACACATCGAAGCGTAGAAGATTTTAAGTATCTTGAGGCAAACATTCAAATGCCTACGTGGTATTATGTAGTAACTATTATGTACAGTTTATTAATTTTTGGTGCTAACGTTTTTCTTAGCCGTAATGTGAGGTAATTTATGAAGATTAGTGGTAAGGTTATTTTTGCAATTGTTGTAGGTTTACTATCGGTTGCTCTGGTTGCATGTGGATTAACATATGTGAAATATAAAAATATTGGTGTCAACTATGAGCAGCAAGTGAAGGCTGTATATGACGACAATAAGGTGACATTGAACTCCTACACTACGAAAGTGCAAGAAGTGGCTCAAGTACCTGACATGTACAAAAAGGACTTGCAGGATGTGATTAAAGGTACATTCGAAGGTCGATATGGTGAGAATGGTTCACAAGCTGTATTTCAAATGATTCAAGAAAGTAATATGAATCTGGACCCTAAGATGTACCAACAGATTCAACAGGTTATGGAGTCTGGGCGTAATGAGTTTAAGACTTCTCAGAAACAGTTGATTGATGTGACACGAAACTATGAAGCGTCTTTAAACTATGTCTGGTCTGGCTTCTGGTTGAACCTTGCTGGATACCCTAAGATTAACTTGAATGATTACCGTATTATTGTAACTGACGATGTTGATCAGAAGATGAAATCTGGCAAAGATTCGGTAATTAAATTAAAATCTGGAGAGTAGTATGAAAGCATTTTTTACAACCTATTGGATTGTAGTTGCCTTGGTTTTGATTGGTTGGGTGTTGAATATCGCACAGATCATTAAGATGTCGGCTGTGACTGGATTGACGATTGTTAAGGTCATTGGTGTATTCATTGCCCCTCTTGGTGCTATATTGGGTTGGATAGGAGCATTTTAATGCCTAAATACAAAATCTGTGTCACACGCATTCATGTGGATGAGATCATCGTAGAGGCTGCTGATTTAGAGCATGCACAGGAGATTGGTAGTCATTATGAGGATGAGATGGAGTCTACACGAGATAACCATATTGAGTCTGAATGGCCTGTAACCAAATTACCAGATGATGCTGTAGTAAATTACAAACCTAAAGCGAAATATCTTGCAATGAAGAATTGGAAGTAATATAATTGGGACTATCGAGAGATGGTCCCTTTTTATTTGGAGGAAGTTATGTGGAGAGGTAGAGCAATTTCTTTCATGATTATCGATGACTGCTTGCATGATATTGTAACTCATGATGATATGATGAAAGGTATATCTGAAAGGCTGTTGGAAGAGAATATTGTAGCTCCAGCATTTGATTCGGTTGGGAATTTTAAATTTAAACCACGTTATGCAAACATGCGTCAACAAGAGTCAAATGACTGGAGACGTAAAGGTAAACGTGGTTTTAATGGATATCATAGATATGGATAAGAAGTTTAAAGTCAAATATAATACTATCTCTTGGGGATTTAAGGGTACTATAACCAGTCATGAAACTACAGTTAAGGCTGAGGATGTAAAAGATGCAGTAAAGAAGGTCTTGATTAAAACTAAAGGCCATGCAATTAACTTGAGAGCTGAGGAACTTGAAAATGGGTCTGACTAAACATGAACGCCTTGCTATACTCTATGGTTTTATGGCTTTTATATTTTGCCTAATGTTTCTGATGGCTGGTGGGTCTTATTTAAAAACTACATGTGGAGGTTGATATGGGTAAAGCGTCACGCCTTAAACGGCAACGTAAGGCTCAGAGAGAGCAGAAACAACAAGCAGCTACTATCGCACCAATTCCATTGGAAGATGTCTTAAATGGGCAAATGGGGCGCTCCTATTGGGTGACAGGATACTATTGGGAACACGACGTTAAAATCGTAGAACCTTTCTGTGTTGTTTGTATGTTTAAGAAGCTTGAGATTTCTAATTTAGATTCAAGAGATATAGAATACTATGAAGCTAAAAAGCTGTTGCTTGAGCCTCAGAAGTTATTTATACTTGAGGACAGGGTGGAAGCACTGAATGTATGTCAGATGCTTAATGATGAAAAAGAATTGTTGGATGGTATGTCTTCATTCATGTCAGAGAACGATTTTAAAGAGTTTGCAAATAGTCGTATAGAGGGTTAATTATGAGTGATGAAGTCCAGTATTTAAATCTATTAAAGGATTTATGTCGGAAGATTGAAGAGAAAGGGTTTACAACCAATGATCGAACTGGTGTTGGCACGTGTAAAATATTTGGTGCTCAGATGAGGTTTGATTTGGAAAAAGGATTCCCTTTATTTACACATAAAAAAGTATTCATGCGTGGTATTTTTGAAGAGTTGATGTGGTTCTTACGTGGCGAAACTAATATTAGAAGTTTGCTTGAAAAAGGTGTGCATATCTGGACTGAATGGCGATACAAAGCATACTTGAAAGATTTCGAAGATAAGAATGCTGGACGTGGTTTAACTCCATACACCATGGAAGAGTTTGAGGCAATGGTCGTAAACCATACGCCTACTGCTATTAAGTGGGGTGATATTGGTAAGGGTTATGGACATCAATGGCGTAACTTTGGTGCGATTGAAGATGAAGCAGTTGATGTTGGTGCATTTGGGCAGAGAAGTGTATTATACTCACGTGAGGGTATTGATCAGATCGAGTGGGTAATTAATGAGATTAAAACTAATCCAAATAGCCGTCGTATGATTGTCACGGGGTGGAACCCTCATGAGATTGAAGATGTAGACCTTCCACCATGTCATACACTATTCCAATTCTTTGTGGAAGATGGTAAGCTTTCTTGCCAGCTATATCAACGTAGTGCTGACATTTTACTTGGTGTGCCATTCAATATTGCATCATATGCCTTACTTACACATCTTATTGCTGCTGAGTGTGGGTTAGGTGTTGGTGAGTTTGTTTGGACTGGTGGTGATATCCATGTGTACTCGAATCAATATGAAGGGTTGAAAGAGATTGTGAACAATCGCTTTGCTTTGAAAGCACCTACATTAAAGTTACGGAGAGTACGTGAAGATATTTCACAATATCAATGGCAAGATATTATTATAGAAGGGTATAATTCATTACCTAAAGTGGAAATGCCTGTGGCTGTATAAGGAGATTAATGTGAGTCAGTGTAGAGATGTTTGTAATTTTAGTTTTACTAACAACAAGAATATGGTAGTTGTTGTTCAAATTCGTACTGACGAAGAGGTGTATTGGGTAATGGAAGGACCACGGTATATCGGGGAGTTTGATAGTTTGGAAGGAATTGAAAATTATTTCTTCTCAAATCATACTGTTGAAGTTGACTTGTCTGCATTTAAGTAGTAACCTATGGGCTGTCGAAAGATGGCCCTTTTTAGTTTGAGGTATAATTATGTATAATGGACGTAATAAAGTTAAAATTTGCCATATTGTGGCTGCTGGTTTAAATGGTGAGATTGGGAAAGATAATAAATTACTTTGCCATATTCCAGAGGATTTAGCTTACTTTAAGAAGATGACGTTAGGTCATGCTGTAGTAATGGGTCGCAAGACTTTAGAATCACTACCAAACAAACTATCTCGTCGTGCTGTATGGGAAGTCACCAATCGAAAACATGATGGAAGTCGATGGTATAATGGTTTACACTCAGCTTTATATGCTGCATCTGGTTCATGCTATTTCTTGAACACGAATAAAATTTGGATTGCTGGTGGTGCATCTATCTATGAGCAGACAAATGATATTGTTGATGAGGTTTACCTTACACGTATTCATCATGAATTCCCTGACGCTGACAGCTTCTATAAGATTCCTGAAGGATTTGTGTTTGAGGGATATACAGAGCGTACATTGGAGCATTTCCCTGAAGAACGATTTCTTGAGGATAAATTAAGTTTAGATACATGGAAAGTTACATTTGAGAAGTGGGTTCGTGTTGACAGTTGGAAAAATAAGTAGTAAACTTCAGGAGTAAATTAGGAGATACATCATGGCTTTTAAAATTTATGATTTAGATGACAATACATTTTTAGTTGATGCTGCTGACGGTGGTGTGGTATTGTTCGGGTATGTTTGTGATGTCAAGTTTGGGACTGATGAGATTGATGTAAATGATTTGAAATTGGAAATGATCAGTACTGATAGTCCAATAGAAGAAAATGAACTATCAATCTTACAGAAGGAAGTTTTAGATAGAAAATCTGAAATTGAAGGTATGATTATCGACTACTGGATTAAGGAGCGTAATAAAGAATCAAATGAAATCTAATGTAGGTAAGTTTTTCTGTGTTAAAACAGGTAGTTATTTATCGGGTGAGGTTGGAGAGTGTATTGAACACCTTACTAAGAAACAACATAAAGTTCAGGAAGATTACGTTAAACTTGTTTTAGATGAAACAGTTATGTGGTTTAAACTGTCCGAAGTACGTGAGGTATAAAATGAAAGTTGGAATTATTGGTGGTGGTAGACAAGCTTGTGCTGCTATCGTGGCCCATGCATTAGCAAATGATTTGGTGGCAGCTATTGGTGGACCACAGCCTGTAAGATATACTTATCGAGATGATGATGGTGATTTTACAAGAGCTTATGCACAAGATAACGTATCAAATCGACATACGTTTGTTAAGCTGTTACAGGGTACAGAGTTTTGTTATCAAGAATCTGATATACAGAAGTTTTTAACATTTGCACATCAACGAGCAATTACAGTGGAGAATATTTAATGTCAAAAGAGCCTAAACCATTTCGTCCGATGAAGACAGTAAACGAAGCTTTAGACTTTGGCGACGTTAAGTATCCTAAACTTGGTTCAATCAAGTTTGATGGTGTGTATGGCCTAGTTAAAGATAATAAACTATTAGGTCGTTCATTGAAGCCGTTAAAGAATAAATGGTTGACAGAGCAACTTAGCCAACCAGAGTTTAATGGTATGGTGTTTGAAATTTTGAACGCTCGTATTGATGGGAAAGAAGGTCTCCACCTTAATCGTCAGGATTTATACAACAACAGTAACTCATGTACTGGAACGATTGAAAAAGAAGATTGGGATGTCGTGTTGGTATTATTCGATTACATCGACAATTGTGACCCTGACTACTTGAGTAATAAATTCATTCATCGTATGGAGCGTTTAAATGAATTACTCTCATTGTTGAGTGATCGAAACTACATCACTGCACACAATATTTGTGGTATCCAATATCATGAGTACATGATTCGTGGTATTACTTTACTTATTCCAATGCCACATGACTTGGAAGGGCCAGAGGAAGCACGAGAGTTGTATGAGAGTATTGTTTCTGAAGGTCATGAAGGATTGATTCTACGATGCCCTGAAGGTATTTTTAAATGTGGTCGAGCTACTAAGAAGTCTCAAGAGATGGTTCGTTTTAAACCATCTGGTGATAGCGAGATCATCGTCACTCGTATGGAAGAGATGATGGAAAACCAGAATGAGGCTAAAAAGAATGAGCTTGGCTATACAGAGCGATCTTCTCATCAAGAAAACAAAGTCCCTTTGGGTATGGTTGGTGCTTTAATTGGTATTGATATCAATTCTGGTGTTGAGGTTAAGATTGGTGCTGGCAAATTAACTCATGAACAACGTAAAGAAGTTTGGGAAAATCGAGGTGATTATATTGGCCGATTAGCTAAGTATAAGTTTATGGATACAGGTCAGAAAGATTTGCCAAGACATCCACGTTGGGTTGGTTGGCGAGAGTTGACAGATGTGGACTCAGAAGTTGTATCCTTTGCGAAAGAACATGATGTATACATCAAAGAATAATCTGAAATAGTTGTTGACCCGTTATAGATTAATCTCTATAATGGGTTCATTATTTAGGAGGTAACATCATGAGTTTTAAACCAACAGATGAACAACAAGCAATTATCGATCTGGCATTGGATGGCGAAGACTTACGCATCAATGCATTTGCTGGTGCATCTAAAACAACAACATTAACAATGATTGCTGAGGCTAAGCATGAAGAGGGTGGTGAAGTTGGAATGTATTTAGCATTCAACAAAGCTATTGCTACTGAGGCAGAGGAACGTTTCCCTAACTCTGTTGAGTGTCGTACAGTTCACTCCCTTGCATATCGTCATACACCTAAAGCGTTGAAAGCTAAGATTGGTGGGAAGATTTTCCCTAAAGAGTGTGCAGCTTTATTAGGTTTTTCGGGTGAGTTTATTGTGAGTAAGCATAACTCAGATGTACGTCGGATGATTTCTGTAAATGCTAAGACAAGTATGATTCGTTCTACGCTAGCACGTTTCTGCAACTCTGCTGATGATGAAATCTCAGCAAAGCATCTTGTAATGATTGATTGGATGTACAAGATTAAAGATGGTGAATTCGATTTCAAACCTTTAATGGCAGAGATTCTAAGACTTACACGTGAATACTGGAAAGAGTGCCAAGACCCGTCATCACCTGTACCGTTAGGTCACGATGGATACTTGAAGTTATACTCAATGCAGCGTAGACAAATTCCTGTTTCTTATATTATGATTGACGAGAATCAAGATTCATCACCTGTAATTCTAAACATTATTGAAGCTCAGAAGAAAGCTCAAAAAATTTATGTGGGTGATAAATTCCAAGCTATCTATGGATGGCGTGGGGCGATCAATGCTATGGACTTTGTGACTGGTAAAGAGATGTTCCTAACTAAGTCTTTCCGATTTGGTAAGAATGTTGAAACTATTGCTAACTTAGTTTTAGAGGCGTCTGGTTGTGGTGTGACTCTTGAAGGTAATGGTAGTGAGGATGGTGGAATCTTCCTTAAGGAGAATTCTATTGTACCTAATGCAGTAATCTGTCGTACAAACTCTGGTGTTATCAAAAATATTTTTGAATACAGTAATAAGTACCCTAACTTAGTTATTGGAGCAAGTTGTGACCTGACAGCTATCCAAAACTTTGTACGTGCTTATGAAGATTTATGTGCTGGGAAGAGTGTTGAACATCCTTTATTATTTACTTTCAACAGTAAAGCAGAGCTTTTAGAGTATTGTGACGAAAGTCCAGACGACTTAGAAGTGTCAGGTTTGGTTAAGTTGATTGAGCGCTTTGGAGCTAAAGCTTTGATGGCTGCTATGAGTAAATGTTCTCAGCAACAAAACTGTGACATTATGATTACCACTGCACATAAATCAAAAGGTCTTGAGTGGGACAACGTAATTCTTTATAACGATTACGGATATGATATTAATGAAGATGGCGAAATCGATGCTTCAGATGAGGAATTGAACGTCGTCTATGTGGCTTGTACTCGTGCCAAGAAGCATCTTTGTATTGCTGGTGTGCATGACTTGCTAAATCTTCTAACGAAGCGTAAAGGTATTAAATTAGACCTAAAAGATGCATCACCAGATCATTTAGATTACTTGAATCGAGTTATCGCTGCTGCTAAAGCTAATCAGGTTAAGTTCTCTTATAAAGGCTCAACCATGGGAGAGTTGGAGAAATTTGTAGAACGTCACAGACACTTGGTTGAGTTTGACCCAACACAAGCTGATGGTGGTCTCTATGGCTATGACGAAGTAGCAGCTGCTACAGGTGGAGTTTTAACGGGTGCTAAGATGATGACTATATCTCCTAACACTGGCATTTCTAATGAAGTAATGATGGAGAAAGTCGGAGAGTTTATTGATGGAAACAGTAATCATTATTTTGATGCTGTTATTAGTGAACAGGAGCACGATCACATAGATAATTAGGAGGTTTGATGGTTTTACTAGGGTGGTCGCAACGGGAAGTGTATAATGATAGATTATTCGATCATGTACGCTTCTCTGGTGAAACCAAGTTGATTCATGTACTGGAAAATGACATCCAGTACATTGGTGTAGAGGTACGATATAAAGGACAGGTTAAAGAAGCTGACATTGACAGGGCAAGAAAATTCTTGGAAAAGAATGTGTTCGGTTTATTGGAAGGTAGAGAACCAAAATTGTTTATTTTAAGTGAGGTGTCATGAAGCGAATATTATTTATTACAGGAGACTTTGACGAGGGTGAGTTAAGAACTGAATACTATGACGATGTAGATCATATGGTTCGTGACCGATCTGGTTGGAACTCTTTTAAAGAGATGAAAGACTATGTAGAAGAACATGGACTTGATGATGACGAGTGTGAAGGTTGCGAGAAAATGCTTCTTGAGCTTGTTGAAGATGGTTATCATATTGATGAATGGCACAGCTATCACGTATACTATGGTGACATGGCTATGGGGGTGGGTAATGTTTAGTTCATTTGATGATTGGTTTGAGGAGCTTAAGGAAGCTGCAAGCTTTCAAGGTTTCTATGTAGATAATGCTGCTGATTGGGAAGATTACTATAAGATGGGTATGTTGCCAGAAGTAGCTTGGAAGAAATACGGTAATAAATAGGAGGGTCTATGACAGACAAAACTTTAGTTGAGAGTGAAAACATTTCACAAATTAATAAAGATGGCAGCACAACGCCATTGAAAACAAAGAAGACTGTGTTCTTGATTAATGGAGCACCTAATAGTGGTAAAGATGCTTCAGCTACATTGCTTAAGAAAGTGTTTGGGGGTGGTTCACATCGAGCTTTTAAAGATGCTCTTTATGAAGAAACAGCAAAACATTTTAATGTGGACCTTGATTGGTTTATCAAACAGGCAACAGATCGTACAACAAAAGAAACTCCTACACGAATTCTTTTTGATCGTAGTATGAATCCATTAGTACGTATTGCTTTATTCTTGTTTAGTCTGATTCGTCCTGTAGGTTTTAGCCCACGTCAAGCTTTAATCCATGTGTCTGAAAATATTATCAAACCTAAGTTTGGTGATACATTCTTTGGTATTAAGTTGCTGGATGCCATTTTGGATGATGACCAAGCAATCACTTTTGTTTCTGACTCAGGTTTTGAAAGTGAGATTGTCCCTCTGGTAGAAGCTGGCTTGAAAGTATATGTAATCCGTTTACATCGTGAAGGTTGCACATTTGAAGGTGACAGTCGCACTATGTTATCTGATGAAGTACTTAACAAGTTAGGTGTGACATTCCGAGATGTGTATAATGATGGTACATTAGAAGATTTAGAAAAGAAATTGACAAGCGCTGCTTGTGATTTATTGGTGGGCTAATACCCACCTTGTTGGAGGTAATATGTTTAAAGATAAATTTTTAATTTGGATTTTGGTGGTAGTGTTTATCATCTTATTGGTTAGTAACATGTATGAAGCTAAAGCAGCAACATTATTAGCCAAGAAACCTTCTGTAGCTGTTACGCCACCCTTAGTCATCCCTCAGCATTTAGATATGATTAAGAAAGAGTGCAAGTATCGGATTAAGACAGGGAAGAAAGTGCCTAAACACTGCTATAAGTTTGTATAGGAGTTATCATGAAGTTAAACAGGCACTACACAATTACAAATCAGAAATATGTACACAGGAAATTATTTCTATGTAGAAGTTGTGGCAAGCCTTGTAAGCCTTCCAAGTATGTCGTATTCCCAAAAGATAAGAGATACATGATAGCTCAATCATACGGTTGCCTACCTTGTGACACAAATTACAAGGTAAGTTAAGGAGTTATCATGAAATTGAGATACATTGCTGTAGGTCTAATCTTATTAAGCTTGGTGTACTATAAATCTTTAAAAGATTTTGATTATATTTTGGTTGGAGATGTTGACAACAAAAATGATGTGAGTTAATATTCTCACATCAACAACGAAGTAAGGAAGTCTAGTATGACACAATTCACTAAAGGTGCATTCACTGCTGAACAATTAAACACTAAAACTTGTATTGCTACAGTTTTTCATGAAGCTGAACCAATGCGTATTGCTCGTAAACAAGCATTTAAATTGATGATTCCTTACCTTGGAAGTCATAAAGCGCGTTTAATGGCAACAGTCTTAGAAGATTCAGTTGTTTTACGTATGAGTAAAGCTATTGGTGGTGCTATGAATGCTGAAGGTTTTAATGCATGTTGGTTCTTTGACATGTGTAATGCACAGAATATGAATTTGTTTGAAGGTGTGCCTGAAGCTGTATTGTTCAGTCTTGGTCAAGTCTTTAAAAATGCAAACATCAATTCAGTTAAATGGGCAATGAATCCAGATACACTAAAAGTTGTTGAAATGCATGCAAAAGAGTCTGGATTACGTTTAGGTCGTTTGGTTACAAAAACTTTAGGATACAAAGATAAATTGTATATTAAAGATGAGCTATTAGCTGACTTAGCGAATACTGCAATTGGTTTACAGGTACAGCAATTGTCTCGTATAGATGTCACCAAATCTATTTTACAGATGTTAGTACATAATATTTTGTGTGGTAATGAAAAGGATGTGGTAATTGATACACTAATCTTGTTATATGGATTCCGTATAACATTAGCTTATTCTACCTATGACGTGGTAGAGAAGATGGTTAAATTGGTAAAACAAAATGAGATGGTGATTAAAGATGCAACTCGATTACAGTAAGTGGAATGTTGGTCAAGCTAAGGAAGCTATTGAAAATTTGGCTAATGCTCTTAAAACTGTGGAAGTTAAAGTTCAGGAAACATTGGAGCGTAACCGATCACAGTTTTGTAAAAATGACCCTGAACTAATTCAATTAGTGAATACAATCCATCCTGAGTTGAATTTCAAGATTGTCATGGATGTGCTTGGACCTAAACAAGATGGTGCAATGTGGGTAGCATTGGCTAAGATTGAAACTAAGACTGGTATCGAAGGTATAGCTAAAAAACTTGTGGAGTCTGGACTCTTACGTGAAGAGTATTGGTATATGGACCCATCGGGGATTCATGGAGACACCAAGATCGGTGATGAAGATGACCTTGATAGTTTTAAGGAAATCGAGGGTGGTATCGAAACTTGGGCTTGTCCAATACGTGGAATAATCATCTCAAAAGATGAATTTGATGAAGGTTTATATAGTATTCTATATACAACAGATGTATATCACCAGATTTATCAGCGTATGATGGAAGGTGTTGACGAGTTAAAACTTGTACCTTAAAATGAGGGAGGTGGCTTAGGCTGCTTCCCTTTTTATTTATCTGGAGAAAATTATGTCTAAAACATTAAGGCCAACTTTTATTTGTAAGTGTGGTGGAACCATATCAGCTGGCTGTTGGGTGATGGGTAATAAAAGTGTACGCATCGGAGAGAGTGGTAGATTCATGAGGTTGGAAGACAAAGGATATTGGGAAATGTCGTGTAACAAATGTGATTACAGAGGGAGTTATACACCATGAGTATTAAAGATTATATTGACAAAGTTCTTGCATATAATGATGATTGTGATGTCAAATCGGACCTGTTGTACTACAAAGAGTTTGAGGACTTTATGTTTGAATTGTTCTACTCAGAGCATTTCCAGTGTCTAGTTAAGTTTATTGGTAACAGGGCTTTCTTGGAACAAGAGGGTGGGTGGACATTTTACTCATCTAGCCATTCTGCCATTGATACTCTTAAGAATAAGGCTGGGTTAAAAAATATTAAAAAGTATTTGACTGGATAACTAATAAACTATACAATCACTGCATAACTTAAAGAGGTAGAGAAAGATGGGTTTAAAAGAAGGTAAGCGTCCAATTGTGATAAAACAAACTAAGCCACAAATTACCATGGCTGGTACTGAGACGGTTCTAACAGTTAAGAAATATGCTCGTGAGATATTTTACAATAATCTGTGGAATGAGTATCCTGAAGCGATTAAAAATCGTGGTGCTGTGTTTATTGGAGATACACCAGTAGTTTCTCCTATGGACAAATGCTTTAACTACAAAGAGAATGGTGTTGGATTAGATGTTAGTGATGAAACCCATGTATATGTTTACCGTAAGGTGAATGGTTACATGGCTAATTTAACATACATCAATGGTATTGGTTGGATTATCTCAACTACTGGTGATGCAATGATTGTTGGGAATAAGACTGACAATAAGTATCTAAATATGGCCCAAGAATATTTTGAGCGTTTTGATGCTTATGCATATTATTTGGAACTGTCACAAGCTGTTGATTCTCGTATTGTTGAGTTGAAAGATCAGCCACCTTTGACAATCACCTTTGAGATTACACACCCAGATGACCCTCATATTGTGGAAGAGTTGTATGGTGTTTACGCTTTGTGTTATCAGATCGGTGATAATCAGCGACCATGTTTTAACATTTATACAGTGAAACATTGTGTTGTTCCTGTACGTGGAAAGCTTATGACATTTGGTCAAGCTAAAGCAGAGCTTCAAGAATGTAAACATGAAGGGTTTATGGTGTATAACATTAATCATAAATTATTATTCAAATTGAAGTCTCCTTATTACTTGGCAAAGAAATGGGTTCAGCGTCGTAGTGCAGACCATTTGTGGAGTCCTCTGTATAAGAGTCGTATGGAAGAGGAATACTACCCTATTGTTGTACGTATTCGTGAGAAGTTGACTAAGGAAGAGTGGGATGCTTTGGATGAGAAAGGTAAGTCAGCTTTATTCTTAGAAGTGTATAAGGAGTTGTTAGGTTAATGAATAATAAGATACTATGGTTTGTACGTGGTGTCTCAGGAGCTGGAAAGAGTACCGTAGCAAAAGTGTTACGGGAACAGCTACCATTTGGTTGTGGAACTGAGGCTGATGACTTTCGTTATATCGATGGTCGGTATGCATGGGAGGAGGTCCCAAATTATATTGCACACCGTAAATGTTTTGATACTACAAAAGAATACTTGATAGATGGTCGTCAAAATGTGGTAGTATCCAATACATCGACAAGAAGTAAAGATGTTCGCAAGTATAAGAAGCTTGCAGAAGAATTTGGATATATGTTTATCTCTATTGTGGTTGAGAATTACCATGAGACAGGTAATACACACAATGTACCATATGCTACACTTGTTGATATGGAAAATAAACTACGTGGTAGTATTAAATTAAAGTGAGATTATTATGAAGCTTTTACGAGGTGGCGTACTTTGGGACTCAGAAGTACACAAGAAATTGATTGAAAAACTTGGTGGTGTTAAGGCTATTGAAGAAAAACTCAAACAAGGGTTGATGTTTGGTGAGCTTCACTATTATAAGAAAGCTATTGAGATCAAAGATGCTTTTGAAGCACATAATGTAGAATTTAAACAGTGAGGTAAAATATGAATCGTAAGCAACGTAAAATTAAAAAGATGATCGCTCGTTTTCACACAGGACATACAGCAATCACTCCAACTCACAAACTCTTAGGTAAAGAGTGTTTCTTAAGAGCTGAGTATTGCAAAGATGCAACTACAGAAAAACTTGCTAAGGTTTTGGGCATAGATCGAGAGATGACCAGTGTATTGGTTTACTGCCCTTACTTAGAATCTATAAATTTTGGTCATGATGGTGGGGAACTTCACAGATTCGCAAATGATCTACTATACAGAAACATTGACAAGTTTAAACCAAAGAAACATGGTTGTTGGTGGGTTGACATTAAAGATGTGAGATTCAAATAATGGCTAAATTATCTACAAGTGATTTACATTTTGGACATGTGAATATTTTAAATTTTACAACCAGACATCATTTTATGGAGGCTGCGAGTATATGTGGAAAAGATTTTGGATTGACTATGGGTGTATTATCGCGTCTGGAGTCTCGCACATTAACCCCTGAAGATAAGGAGTTAATTAAGTCTAAGCATGATGCATGGTTAATCTATTTCCTAAATTTGCAAATTGAAAGTGGTGATGTGATCTATCACGTTGGTGATTTTGCATTCTACAAGGATGTGAATAAGATTCGTGAAATCATTTTACAGTTATCTGGTGACTGGATTTTCATTCTTGGTAATCATGACAATGAATCTGCACTACGTGAAGCTTGTAAAGGTACTCGACACAAAGTCGTAGGCCACTATCATGAGGCCCATGTAAATCGTAAACGTGTGATTTTCTGCCACTACCCTATCGAGGAATGGAATCAATGTCACAACGGTTCATGGCATGTCTACGGGCATCTTCATGGGAGTGAGGGTCATGGCGAGTTTAAGATTCGTAAAGACTTACCACGTCGTTTTGATACAGGAATTGATGCACACCCTAATTGCTTAATGTTTAACTTAGACGAGGTGATTCAATGAGTTTATTCACAGTGGGTAATGACGTTGGATTAGCTGCCGATCATCTGAATTTTGCAATCGAGGCTTTAGAAGATTGTGACATTGATGGTGAGGCTATGGATTCATTACGTGAGGCCCAGCAACGATTAGATCAAGCTATGGCTGAGATTGCAGATTTGAGAGGTAAGTATGGCGAAGCATAGTCAAGCTACGAAAGACTTTAAGCAGAAACACTACCAAGACATTCGTGTCAAATATGGTTGTGGTGTATGTTTACAGCAAGGTGGGGAGGCAGTTGTTCTTGATAAGGTTGGAGCTAAGAAATTGATTAAAGAACTTAGTTCTTGGATTGATAGTAAATGATGATACATGGCAGAAAGACTACATATAAGGATTCGGTTCAACGTCTCCTTAATTGTGGTGCTGACCTTGAATCAATGATGATTGATATGCTTGAGTTTGAAAAGAATCTTACTGCTGGTCTAAAGGAACGTCACTGGACAGCCTCATTTCACGTAGGAGGAGAGTTAAAGTCTTTGACTATAGTACCAGAGGGAACAGAGCTTTCATTCCGTGTGCAGGATTTGGCGAAGTATAGGGTGTTATTGACACCAGAGGAGTTGAGATAATGCCTATATGTGTTGGTGGGCCTTTACATTATCAACATGCATTATGTGGGGATTATATATATACACATGATCGTGGAAGAGTTGTTAAGTCTTATGTGTTGAGAGAGTATTGGTACAACGATGGGTCGGTTAAAAAGATTCAACTATACCAACACTGCTCATACTCTGATGAATGCATCATAAAATTCCTAAATGAGAAATTTAATTTGAACCCTGTTGAGAAAAAGTCTTGACAGGGCTTTTTTATACCTGTAATATTCACCACATAGACAAACATCGGAGCTATAAAATGGGAATGCAAAGAACTTTAGAATTTGCAATTTGGAATTTACCATATGAAGATATCGTAAATAAAACATTGTTTGAATTATTGGGCAAGAAGGAGACCATAGAAAGTTTTCTTGATGCTTTTAAAAAATTAAAATCTTTACAAAGATTTGATGAGTTCTATCTTTACAAGATTGGTAATCGTAAAGTGGTGGACTACATCTCAACTCTACGGGAGTTAAATGGTCAAGTGGGTACAAAATTGTACAAAGTTGAGCACAATGCATTGATGACAGGATTACTACGTAGTGCTGGTATCTTAAATGGCGAGTTGTTCATAACTCTGTATCCTAACTTTATGAGAAAGATGAATGTAGCAGCTCAAGCTCATATGGGAAACCTTAAATCAGAAGCAGAAATTAACGATGGAAAGCGCCATAACATCTATGTTATTTATGATGAGTCTGGATTGATTAGCCATGAGAATTCTAAAGCTCTTGGTGTACCTATGGGGCATTGGTTAAATCCACGAGACAATTCTAAAAAATCGTTGACAGATATTTAATTTTTAATTATATTTAATTCACAAACAAACAAACTGGAGTAAAGAAAATGTCGAAGTTCACTAAGCCATCACAAGATAAAGATCAGTTCGAATCTTATCATGATGAACGTAAACAACGTGGACGTAAACGTCATGATGGTGGTAAAAAAGTGAAATCATCAACTAAATGGTATGATCGGATGAATTGATATGAGGAAAGTCCTTAAAAATGATGCTTTGGAAAACGGCAACTTTATTTTAATGTGTTACCAAGATGTACTAAGAGTGTTGAAGGCTATTCAGAAAGGTGAGGGGCCTCCAGAATGGTTTGGATGCCATTTTGGTACATGTAAGAATACTGAACGTGCTGCAAAACGATATGGTTTTGGTGATTGGCATCTTCTTAAATTGAAACGAGATGTGGTAGATAAAGAAATTGCTATCAGACATGGAGTTTCAGATGTAGATACTTTACTTAGCCTTTTCTGGATATGTGAGCAGCTTGGGAATGGTGGTGACAAAGATCAGAAAGTATTTGTAGACAGAAATTCAAGGCCATGTTATCCTGTCATTGCAGAGTATGAAGGCATTGATGTAGCAAAATCCTACCTTAAAAGTTGTGCTTATGGTACACTATATCAAGGATTGCAACTAGAAGCTCGTATAAGTTTGCTAGAATACAAATGTAAAGTTTTACACAACGAATTATCGGAAATGTTCCAGAATGCTAAGAAGCCTGTAACACATGAAGATGTGAAGAAAAGATTAGAGGATTTTAAATGATGAAATTTATTAAGTACCCAAGCATTAAACGTTTGACAGAACGTGCTATCCATGAGTTGGATAAACTGCCATTTGATTTGCCTGTATTTGTCGTGACTGAGAAGTTGCATGGGGCTAATATGGGGATTTACTGTGATGGTGAAACAATCCGTATTGCCAAACGTGAGGGATTCCAAGACGAATGTGAAACGAAAAACTTCTTTGATTCAGCTCGTGTTGCAGAAAAATATAGTGAAAGCATTCTTGGTCTGGTTAGAAGTTGGAATCTTGTGAAGAAGTCTCATGGGCTTGAGGGATATGCTTATTATATCTTCTTAGGTGAATTGTTTGGTGGTGGTATTCACAAAGGTACACCGTACAGTATGGAGCAAGATTTTGCTTTGTTCAACATCTTTACTGTTATTGATGATACTGAAGCTAACCGTGAGTATGTTAAGAAATTGTGTGCAGCTTATTTTGAAGATGAAGTCAATGGTAAGTTGGTGTTGATGCCTCAGTCTCGTGAACGTATTGTTAATATCGCAAAGTATATCAATTGTAAGGTTCTGGATATCCTGTTTAAAGGTACATTAGAAGAGTGTGCTCAATTCGCAAATGATTTCGAATCACACTTTGTATGTCCTAATAGAGTTCGTGAATCTGGTGTTGAGAAACACGGTGATGATGCTGTGAAGAATTTATGCATTACAGAGGGTGTAATTATAGAGCCATTCTATTACACAAATTACAAAGGTAATAACTTCACTTACAAGAGTAAGAATGCTAAGTTTGAAGAGAAGTATGCTACAGGATATAAACCTAAAGTGTCTTTAGTACAAAAAGCAATTGATAACCTTACAGAAGATCAGGCAGAGATGTTGTATACTTTGAATGAGTATCTGGTGATGCCACGTTACCAATCTGTTGTCAGTAAGATGGGTGAAGTGACAATCAAAGACTTCTCAAAAGTTTTGAAAGCTTTTGTTGAGGATGTCCTTAAGGATGCTAAAGAAGACTTTGCCGAAGATGGTAAAGAGTTTGTTAAACCAACTAAAGACATGATGATGTTATTCACAAATGAAGTGAAATCATATATCCGTCCAATCTTATTAGGAGAGTAAAAATGGGTGTAGCCATTCATAAATATATCAGCTTACGTACACCTAAAGAGCAGATTGAGTTGGATATATCTTCATTTGCTGATGGGACTAAACGTGTGATCATTCCAGATATTGATCAGTTTGATATGCAGAAAGAATTTCGAATAGATGTGTACCATCGTAGTTTGGACGACATCATGATTGTTGCACAGATTGTAGATATTATACGTCGTAATACACGTATAATTCCAGACATTACATTGACACTAAACTCTCCAGCATATATGCGATATGATCGTGTAATGTTGAAGACTCGTCGAGATGCTTTTGTTCTCAACCAGTTTGCTGATATGCTTAAGTGTACAGGTGTAAACAAAATCCTTGTCTTAGACCCACATAGCGAAGTCTTTCGTGAGTTGATGAATCTTAAGGGTGTAATGACTATTGAGTTGCGTCAATCTGGTTGTCTTGATGATGTGGTTCGTGAGTATATGGACCTTGGTATGTATCCTATCACAAGTAATATGCAAACCAAATATGATATCTTAGTTCCAGATGCTGGAGCAGCTAAGAAATGGTCTGCCTCACGAGGTCGTAAGATTTACAACTCTACAAAGAGTCGTAATCCAAAGACAGGTCATCTATCTGACTTTGCTATTGATGATGCTGACTTTGAAAAATTGATGCAGAGTAAGCAAGAGCGTTTGTTGATTGTAGATGATATCTGTGAAAATGGTGGGACCTTCATAGGATGCGTTGAGATGCTACGTAAGCGAGGCTTTACTAAACCTGTGGATTTATATGTAACACATGGAATCTTTCCTAAACACGAGCCTATGTTGCTTATGGGAGAGACATTTGAGAACATTTATATCCATAGTTGTAAGTTGGACACATACAATGCCTTAAATACTTTCTGCAACTCTAAAATATTTGCATTAAATACTTATACTGGTTATTGACAGGTACGTGGGGGCATAGTAATATGCTCTCACAATTTTTATGAGGTGCTTTATGAAAGCAAAGATTATAGCAAGTCAGGAAAGCCTTATTGGTATGTGTCTTGGCGGTGTTACGGTACAAGGGAAACCACTGGAAGCTGGGCTAATTATTGAAGTAGAGCTTGCTGATCACGATGTTAGTGGTAATGTATACTCATTCATTGGTGAGCTGGGTGATGATGAAGGTGTCCTATGGTTCATCTATGGTGATTTATTAGAGATTATTGAGGAGTAATTTAATGACATTTTTGGAAAAGAAAGCTTTACTAGAAGAACAAATGTTTGATGCTGTACCAAAAGTAAATCCATTCTTATATTGGACAGACTCATATAAAGATTCTCACATTCGTTTCGAAGTTGAAGGTGTTAAGTACATCTATTCAAATGCTACGGCTCGTTTTGGAACTTACATGCGTGAATTGCTAGGTGATTATTACACTGATGAATTTGTTGTATTTGGTATTCAGTGGATGCTTGCACGTTTCCACGCTATGGCTAAGATTGGGTTCTTTGATCGACCTAAACAAGAAGTCTTGGATGAGATGTTAGATGTTCTTGGACCTTATATCGGTGAAACTGATGTTAGTCGTTTTGGTGATCTGCATGATCTTGGCTATGTACCATTAATCTTTAAGGCATTACCTGAAGGTACAGTTGCACCTATTGGTACTCCATTCTATACATGTGAGAATACATTGCCAGAGTTCGAGTGGCTATCTAATTTCTTAGAATCTGGTATGTCTACCGATACTTGGAAACAGTTGACAGTTGCTACAGTAGCATATGCTTTCCGTAAGATCAGTAACCAGTTTGCTTTGGAGACTCAGGGTACTCTTGAAGGGACAGAGTGGCAGAATCATGACTTCTCAACACGTGGTCAGTCTGGTTTTGAGTCTGGTGCAATTAATGGTGTAGCATTCTTGCTTAGCTCTTGTGGTACTGACAATAAGCCATCGTTGTGGGCTGCTAAAACATTCTATATGAGTGAGAACTCAAGTGATGTAGTGTTATGTGGTTCTGTTCCTGCTGGTGAGCATAGTGTTTCGACGTTAGGTATTCAGTCTTATATTAAAAAGGCTCAGATGGATGGTGAAGAGTTATCTTTACTTGATGCGGAAATTAAGTACGCTAAGTTTATCGCTACTGAACGTTTCCCTAAAGGTATTGTCTCTTATGTCGCAGATTCATATGATTATTGGTCATTCATTACTAAAGTTCTTCCAGCTATTAAAGAAGATATTTTGGCTCGTGATGGTAAATTTGTTGTTCGGGGTGACTCTGGCAATCCTATTAATATTATTGCTGGCTATCGTATTTTCGATGCTGATACAGATACTCGTGTTAAAGGTAAATTTAATACCATTACTCAGTTGATGTTGAACACACATTTATGGTGGGACTCTAAATGGGAAGTGGTTAAATTTAAAGACCAGTATTACCGTATTACCGAAGAGGGTATCGGCATTGAGGAAATCTCAGGTGAAGAGGCTCACGGAACTATTCAATGTCTGTGGAATGAGTTTGGTGGCACTGTAAATGATCTTGGATTTAAACATTTAGATTCTCATATTGGTATGATTTATGGTGATGGGATTACCATCCAACGCTCTGTGGAAATCTTATCTCGATTAAAAGAGAAAGGTTTTGCATCTACTAACATTGTGTTTGGTGTAGGTAGCTACTCGTTGAACATGTTGTCTCGTGACCATCTTGGTATTGCTATTAAGGCAACCAATGCAATCATTGACATTAATGGTGAAGACGTAGAGATGCCAATCTACAAGGACCCTAAGACAGATACAAGCAAGAAATCTGCTAAAGGTTATTTGGTGGTATCTGCTGATAAAGAGGGTAACATCATTACTTTGGATGAACAGAGTCGTGAAGCAGCTTTACGTACAGGACTATTAGAAACTGTGTATATGAATGGGCAATTCCAAGTATTAACTACAGTACCAGAGATTCGTGAACGTTTGTGGAATCCTAAGTCCTTAGCTCCTCCTGTAGTTGAAGAGCCAGAAGCTGAGCAAACTCAACCAGAGGAGTCTGTAGAGTAATGATTGAGGAACGCATCAAAGGTGATGTGTTCCCTTATCTTATGAGGAAAAACAATAATTTCGATGCATTCGTGCATGGTTGTAATTGTTTCTGCACTATGGGTAAGGGGATAGCTCCATTGGTAAAGAAAAACTTTCCTGTAGCTTATGAAGCTGATTTGTTGACAGAGAAAGGTGATCGAAGTAAGCTTGGTGACTATACGTGGGCTTGGGTGAATGAGTATAAACTTGAAATTATCAATGCTTACACTCAGTATGACTATAGAAGAGCGTATGGCGATTCAGATGTGAATGTCAGTTACCATGCGATTCGAGAAGTGTTCAGGAAACTTAACAAAGATTATCGAGGCAGTCGAGTTGCGATACCTAAGATCGGTGCTGGGTTAGCTGGTGGAGATTGGGAGTTGATAGAAAAGATTATCAATGAAGAGACACCAGACCTACACATTACATTGTTTTATTTAGATTAAAATATTCAAATAAGGGTGAGCTAATGCTTGCCCTTTATTTTTATCTGTAGTATAGTAAGCCGTACATAAACAACCTATAAAGGTCTATCAAGTGAAACTGTATAGAATTGAACATATTATGACTCAAAAAGGGTTCTTTAGAACTGATTGGACTGACGTAAAACCGTTTTACGAAGCATTGTTATCTGAAGGTCAGATATCTCAAGAAGTTTTTGATAAGGTCTATAGAGCTGTATGGGATATCGATGATGGTACTTCATACACATCACATCCAAATCCATGGGATGAAGCCGAGAATTTTGACTACGAGACGGAACAGAAAGTACGTTGGATGTTATCTGCTACTGGAGATTGGCTCACGAACACCTACCCAGAAAGGGAAGAGGAGATTGAGACTCGGTATACCTCTACAAGTAGGGAACGTGGCGTATGTGGTTGTCCAAATCTTAAGGTTTTATCAACATGGATTGATGAAGGTATTATAGACTCATTTAAAATAGCTGGGTATCAATTGTTTGAGTTAGAATTAAAACCCGATGCCATATATGTCCCTATGAAGTACCAAGTCGTATACTTCAAAAGTGATGTAGTTAAACAAACAGAATTAAGTTTTGATTTATTAAAAGGTGAAGCAAATGTTTGAGACATTTTTGACAATTACTTGCATATTTATAAGTGGTGTTGTGATCTTGAGTTTTGTATCTCGTCGTGTTGACCAGACTGTAGGCGCATTCTTAGAGATGTGTGTGAATATCTTTAAAATAATTGTTGGTATAGATAAGGACTCGCATCCTGTTGAGGATGAGGTAGACCCAAAAGAGCAGTTGTTGTGTGAAAACATGCTTAGGGAGAGTTTACTGAGAGAATGTTGCCAGTTATATATGAAAGCTTGCAACCGTTTTGGTGTCCAATATTACTACAAACATATCGAGGATTACTATAGGGAAGGTAACTTGATTGGTATGGAGAACTTCTTGCACCTAGTGTTTAAGGATTTTAATTCTGGATTACCGTTCTGTTTCAGTGAGTCACCATTTAATTTTGAGATAAAAGATATTGAAGGTAGGTTCGATCTTGGTAATCAACTTGTATGGCATCATACGAATATGAAAGAGGCTTGTGAAATCTTTATCAGAATGTGTAAAGGCTATCTTGAGGGTGATAAGGATGATTTACTTTACACTATGGCTATTAAGTATGATGTGGAGGTGAATAATATGAAGTCTCAGGGTGTTAAAACTGCTAACGAACGTTTTGACAGACATTATATAATGAGTAGTTCAAAAATTGGAGAGGTAAATGAGGGTAGAAAAGGTAGAAGATTCCTTTAATATAGGTTTTCCAAGAAGACACCCTGCTTTGGAGTCTATGTCGGAGTCTGTTATGAGGTGTGAAGAGTATATGAAGGCTACTTCTGTGGGTTTAGAAAGCTTAAGAGAGGATGCAATCTTCTCTGGAGAGTATGTGCCTAGAGATACTAGAGGTATCCTTAAGTTTATTCGTGAAAGGGGTTACAATCTCAAGGAAGCCTCTTACGATGTAAGAACGGGGATGATAACCATTAGGACTAAGGATTCTAAAGAGGTGTTGTGTAGTCCTGAAACTTTCAAGGGTGAGGATGAGGCAACAAAGCTGGACATCCTTTACAGACTCACTACTGGACACAGAGGGCCTATATTGGGTTACAAAGCCTTTTTGGCTTCAGGGCACTTTGACTTGGCAAGGTCTGACTCAAGTTCAAACTATGTAGAGTTACGGCAAAGACTTAGTGGAAATTGGATATCATTAGACAATAGTGTCATCAGAAATATAGGTATTAGGGCGGTGATTGACAATGTTAAATTCAACGAGTCCCCTAGTCAGGTTAGGAGAAATATTGAAGATCAGGCATTAGAGGCTGAGATGCGTAGGACTAGTAGTGTAAAAGCTTCAGCTCAAGCTCTTACATCATTACATACCACTGTGAGTAAGTTTAATCGTAACACTGGTTTATGGGAAGAAAGAGATAGTTCTTTGGAGGAGCCTGAATCTGAGGCTATTAGTAGTCGTAATGCATTGTTAGAAGAGATGCGTAAGAAATATTTGAAATAGTTGTTGACATTAAAATTGTATGTCAGTATTATAGGTTCATAACTTAAGAGGAGTAGTAAAATGAGTTGGTTCAAAAAATTATTTACAATTGGTGTAAACACAGTTAACGAAAAAGGTGAGCAAGCTGTTGTAAATTTTGTTGACATCTCTCGTGAAGGTAAAGCAATTGTTGCTAAGCGTAAAAAAGATATTGAAGATTCAAAAAAGTCTATCTTGGAGTCTAACACGACTGTAAAGAAGCATGAGAATCGTATCAAACGGAATGAAGAATCATTACGTGATTGGAACTTGATTGCAGAGCAAGCTGTTAAAGCTGGCAATGACGGTGATGCACTAAAAGCGGTAACTCAAATTGAGATTATCGAAAGTGAAAATGAGACTCTTAAGTCTGTGGTCGAAGATTTAAAACCTTTAATTGCTAAGCGTAAGGCTCAGTTAGATCAGATGGAAATCGATGTGTTCAAGATTGAGCATGAGATTGAACGTTTAAGCATCCTTCATGAATCTCTTAAAGATCGTGAGAAAGCAACAGGTAAAGCGGAGGGCAGTTTGACTAATGCATTTAACGTAGAAGACCTACGAAACATTGTTGACAATGCCAAAGCTCGTGTTGAAGCTAAAGAGGAGTTAGGTTCCAACGATTTACAGGACTTGACTAAGAAGTATAGCTCTACACAAATCTCTGCTGAGGAGCGATTAGCTAAGCTGAAAGAGAAGATTAATGGCCCACAAGAAGGTGAGAAAAAGCGTAGTAAATAATTTATAAGGCAGCATCGAAAGGTGTTGCCTTTTTTATTGTCTTGTGAAATAATATCTACATATTAAATCTGAGGTAAGTTTAAATGTTTCTAGAAAAATTTCGATCTGGAGTGAGATTCATTACAGTAATTGTTGTGGTTATGGCTCTATCAATAGCTTATGTAGTTGGTGCATATAACTTCTATATGGACATGACTAGTGACCCTGTTTATGAAAACCAAATCATTGCAAGTGGTGTAGTATCTGATAAATACGATGAGGCTTATAGCTGTGGCAGTAAAGGGCGTTACACATGTTTTAATAGATACTTAGTTGTGAATGGTAAAGCTGTTATTGTGAGTGATAACCTATATACAGAAAAGCGTCTAGGTGAGCATATTAGCTTAAGTCAAAACACTCTGGTTGATGTTGGATATGTGGTGAAACCTCTTGGTGGGGTCTGCATAGTTGTATTCTGGGTACTAAGCTTATGTGGGGTTATAATGTTCTTTATTTGGGTATTTTCTGAAGAGAAGAAGGAAGGTGATAAATGATCACAGTTGTACTACCTGAAGTAGAAGAGATATTGAAAGCTCTTAAAGAAGAGTATCGATTTGAACGTCTGGAAGGTTGTTGGATTAAGTCTGTAGATATTAAACCAAAAAATATTCATATAACTGGATTTATTATATGGCACTGGACTCAAAAAGATTTTGGAAACCATGAAGCTAAAGTATCTATGGTTGAGTTTGATGTATATGATACAGGCTCTTGTTTTGATGGAACTGTTGTTGACATTGGTTGTGCTTTTGATATGATATCGGTTGAAGATGCTAAGCAACGTATGGGTGAATTCGTGGAGAGACTTGATGATTGATTTCGACAAGATGGTTCAGGATATGTTGACTATTCCTGATGAAGATTTGAAGGAGTGGGTAGATAAAATCGAAGGTAGTATGGCTTTACATATTGCCACATACCCTGATGAGGTTGTATGGGAGACTATGAATCCAACAAATCGAGGGGCAGCGTATAGTAATGTATTGCTTAAAGACTTACATGATAAGTATGTTGTAAAAGAGAAGACTCAGTTAAAGTTTTCGATTGAGCAAGCTATTAAACACAATGAGAGTCAGTTCTTTATTAAAGCTGTATATGAGAGAAAAAGTGATGTCCCAAACTAAACTTAAATTAGACCTTACACGTAAATTTGGTGGATTAGCAAAAGCTTTTGATTTCCTGATGGACATGGATGTCTGGGGCAGAAGTCGTAAGTATGAAGTGGTTGATGGTGAATTAACTGTTAGCGACAAAGGGTACACGTATTACGAGCTGAGAGACGCTATACGGGAGCTTTTGGAGAAAGAGGTACGAATGTACCAAGCGCCAGATAGAATTCAATATCGAAGCGCTGATGAGTATCCAGAGGTATATTCAGAGAACGTTAGGCTAGATGGCATCACAACATTCTCAAAGTCTCCAAAACTTCTATTGAAGTATCGCCATCGTGGTGAAGTAAACTATGTTACAGGTTATATGATTAATTATCATGATGAACGACCTAATGTATATCACCTTGACGGACATAATGGAGACTGGCATAATACTGTGGAAGGTTGGATTTATTGTTGAGGTATTCATGTATACATTAGTTTTAACAATTACGATGTTTGGTTGGATTTGGGATGATGTCCGAACTGTTAGTGTTGATGGCTTTAAGAGTTTATCAAACTGTCAGAATGCTGGAGAGCAGCTTAAGAAAGAGCACACCAAAAACTTTATAGGTAAAGCTACATATACTTGTGTTAAGAGATAGATATTGGAGGTATAAATGGTCATTTATTCATTCAGTACAGAAGAGGCAAAGCGTTGCCCTGAGTGTCTTGGCTATACTCATATGCATAAACCTTGGTGTAATAATTGGTAGGAGTTTAATATGAAATTATATTTAGTGGTAAATGAACAATCTGGTGAATGTGTTGGTTTTAATGACTTAGCTGATGCACAACATGCAGCTACAGGGAAGAACTTTAGTAGTGATCAGCGACAAGGTTGGTACAGTACTTTGGGTTCAGAGTTCCGTGAAAGTGTTCTTGAAAGTGGTGATGAGCAGTTACGTATCGCTGAGGTGGAAATTGATTTGGCTACATTAAAAAATGCAGAGGACTTTAAATGAAAAAGTTAGTTAAAGAATTCCATGAACATAGCTTAAAGCAGCGTAATACCAAGCGTACAAGTAAGATGCTCTGCGATGCTGCATTCTACATCATGAATAGCAAAAGCAGTAGAGAAGCTATTATTGTGGGAGCTACTGAGCATCATTTAGCTGAGATGAAGGCTACAGCAAATCGACTTTTCAATTCTCACATAGCATGTTCTATGGTATTCGTGACAAGAAGTGCCTTAGATGACAAAGTTAAAGGTAGAAATGAGAAAACTTACAAGGTGTTCTATGACCACTTTGCTTTAGAGTCAGAGATTGCTAAACTGTTAGTAGAGTACACCAAGTACGAGGAGAACTAAGTGGAAAGAATACCTAAAGATATGAAAGAGGCATCGGAACATTTTAGGGCTATTAGTTCTTTTAAACATAGAATTAATCGAAGTGTTCGAATGCTTTGTCAGGCATTGTTCCATGTGTCAAATGGCTATTCTGGAAATCATTCTATAGTTGTTGCTTTGGATGAAGATCATAAGAAACAGCTAGAAGATAAAGCTAAGGAGATGTTCTCTACTGAGGTACTTAAACATATTGGATTCATTAGTTACGAAAAGTATAAGAAGTTTAATAGGGAAGGTGAGGTGGTAGGTTTAAAATATTTTATCGACCCTGCTTGCCTTGAAGATGATATCGCTGTACTATTAAAGAAGTGGGAACAGTACGATGACCCAAGAGATTATTAACGGAGACTGATATGTCACACTTTGGTATAGACCCAAGAGCAGCTAAAGAATTTTGGAATGAGAAAACCAAAGAGCCATTCGATTTTGACTGGAAAGAAATCAATGCAGATATGGCTGCTGCTGTAGTACACAACCTAAGAGTATGTGAGGCGTTCCTATTTGGACGTTTCCCTAGCGCTGAGGAAGCTAAGGAACATATCGATGTGTGGGCAGAGTGGCAAGAGATACGTCGTAATAACCCTGTAAGCTTCTTCAAGCCACGAAAGATGCCAAACGTTGGAACTATAGGGTATCCAGAAGAACCTTGCTTAAACGAGCTTACACGCTTAATTAGAGGTAGTATTGCTAAGGACGAACTGTGTATGGTGGTTGGTAAACCTACAAATGCATCTACTGTACGTCCTGAAGTGTTGGAGTTTTATAAGAGTCGTCGTAGTAGTAATCCTATATTGCATGTAGCTCTTGAAGACACTAAGCCTTATCTAATTGATAGGTACTTAGGAACCTCAATAAAATAATCTTGGAGATTTTGATATGAGTCATGACTTACACACAAGAACAGCTATGTGGATGTTTGATGTTGGGGCTAGTGAAGTGACGGAAACTCAGAGACGTGGAGCTAAAGCATATAACTATGCTAAACAGTATGGAGCTAGTAATACAACAGCTACTGTTGAAGCCATCAAAGCTATGCGAGAGGGTAAGTGTGAAGTGTACAGGAATGAGGGAGCTTAGGCTCTCTTTTTTATTGTCCAGATATTCCCTAGATATTTCCAGATATTCCAGCAAATTGCAAAAAGTTTTGAAAAGTTTTTGAAAAATTTTGAATTTTCCTTGACACCTATGTATGTTATAAATATAATGAAATCTCTTTAATGTAGTAAGTTAATAAGTTGATTTAAGATTGGTGGCATTGCAGTGCCAAGTATATAGGAGTGTTGGGTATGTGAACTTATGTGGTAGATAGGTGTGACACTATGGAAGATTGGTAGACGAAGTGCTATACATTTCCAGCATCTTGATGGAGGTTCATGAAAGTGTCTAATGAGCTGTGAGAAATTGCCCATGCTTTGTCGTGGGCTTTTTTGTGCCTGTCTGTCTGGCCTGAAAAAATTTTTAGAGGGCATGATGACTTTTGAAAATTAGAGTGAGATTACAGGAATATCCATTTTTACAACTTGGGTTAAATTTAAACACCTTGGATTTTGAAGAAACTGAAAAGTTAGAGTTTGTCAATAGGTATTAACAAAAAATATTGAATTATTTTTATTGACTTTAATTATCATCTATTGTATTCACATGCGCCCGCTCTTTATAAACGTGACCTTGTTTTGTTGTGGTGATAGTATGAAAGGTATAAAGAGACATTCCAAATGATTATTTAGAACTATAAATTTATTTAATTCATGCACTTATAAAATTTATATAAAATTTTCTTGCATTTATTTTTAGATTGTTTACTATGTGCTTATCGAAACGAAACAAGCCTAGAAAGGTGATGAGATGGAACAAATTACATTAGATTTATTTAGCTTTGAAGAACTCTCTAATGAAGCTCAACAAGTGGCAATTGAAGCAGTCCGTAACAGTGAATATTATTTATCTCATGATTGGTATGATTCTACAAAAGAAGATTTTCACCAAATCTTAAACATTATCGGCTTTTATGATGTTAAGAGTCAATTTTCTGGTTTTAATTCTCAAGGTGATGGGGCGAGTTTTTCAGCTAACTACCGTTATCAAACAGAGTGTTTAACTAATGTTAAAATCCATGCACCAAATGATAATGAGTTGCATGATATTGTAAGCGGTATCGTTAAGATCATGAGACGTTATTTCTATCGTCTTGAGTGTGAAATTTACACACAAGGTTATTACTGCCATTCTAACACGATGAGTTTTAATTGGTCGTATAATGATAGATATGATTGCAATATCAGTGATGAAGACGAAAGTATCTTGAATCAATTGTTCCGAGACTTGGCAGATTGGTATTATGAAAAGCTTAATAAAGAATATGACTACCTTATGAGTGATGAAGGTATCACGGGGCATATTGCAGCAAATAAGTGTAAATATACAGTTGACGGAAAGGAATTTTTGTTATGAAAAATCAGTTGACCGACCTTGACCCACACCCATTTAAACAAAATGGTAAAGTTTGGTTTAATGTAAATGGTAAACAGCACTGTGTTAAGATTTACCATAAAAGTTTCTCAAACTTTCCTATAGAGTACATAAACTTTAAAGGGAAACAATATCAAGTCAACAATGTGAAGGAAAATGTAGAATGAAAACTTACTTAATAACATTCGATGGTGGTTATGCATTTATGAATGCTAAAAGCAAAAAGACTGCTAAAGAAAATTTTATTGAAAAGTGTGTTCGTGAAAGTAATTTCACTCCTGAAAATGTTGTGGTGGTTTATTAAAGGTGAATAAAATGAGTCATGTTAGAGTTGGTAGTGTTGTAAAAGTTTCTTATATCGACAGTGACCAAAGTTATGAAGCTGTAATATTAGACATAAATTTAGATGTTGAGGATAGAGACTATCCAATTTGGGTAAAACTTAGTGTTGCAAATGAACATGGAAATGATGATTTTTGGTTAAACTCCGAGATGATAGATGTGGATTTTATAATACAATTATCTGTAAGTGAATAAGGGAAATAAACATGGAATTGCACGAAATCTTAGAAGCATTGACACAAGGTAAGGTAGTAAACTGGTGTAACTCTGGTTATAGAGTTATAGAACAAGGTGGACGATTGTATACAGTGTTTAGCCGTAATGATTCAATGTGTGGTTTACAAGAATCAGAATATGAAAATTGTTTTATCAAAGGTGAATGAAAGATGAAAATGTCAACTCAAGAAATTATTAACTATTTATCTGTCAATCAAGATGCATGGAAAAAGACAGTCTTAAAAAATATTGAGGATGTTAGCGCGGTTAATGAGTTATTAACTGAAAACGATTTGAATACAATCATGCATAATTCAGAATTTTATGATGATTTATTTGATAGTTATAAACCGTTTGATGAAATACTAGATGATTACTTTATGTTGCATTTAGACATTGAGCAGAATAGTAATGATGTAATGATCTGGTTACAGCGTATTTACTCATGATTATAGTCTGTACATTTAAATCAACAAACGAGATTGTTACTCATTCGGTAGCAATCTTTAAGGGTGGCAAGATTGTTAAACAAATCCTGAATATTAAAGAGGATGGATTAAGAACAGTCTTAGCAGCATACAACACACATAAAGATATTTATTATCGAGATGTAAAATCAAAGGCGAGTTTAAAATGGCATTAGATGTAGAGATTTACAGTAAATACGAACATGACACGGGCCTTATATTATACTCCGACTTCAAGCAAGGGCAGTTTATACAAGGTTACATGGGCGATATTACTTATATCATCGTATTATGGGATGTGAACGGCATACCTAAAGCCCATTATTCAAAAGAATTTAATATTTAATTTGAATTAATTATTGACAAGGGTTTTAAATAGGGCCATAATACCCACATAGACAAACAAACAGCTTAAACAAAAGGTAAAGCGAAATGGCTATGCAACGTATCAGTAAAAAGAAAGAACTAAACGAACAAGAAATCGAAATGAAGGAATTTTTTCGTTTAGGTAGATTTGAAATGACTGCAACATATATTGCAGAAGTTAAGATGAATGCAGAAGACCGTTATCCAATGGATAAATTTGCCATTGTATTTAAAAATGGGTATGGTGATGTAGAAGCATTTGATTTCTATCAAGGTATAGGTCATAGAAATTTGAATGCAAAAGGTTTGATTGGTCAACCATATAAAACTATTTTTGCACCTAGTGAAGCCGATGTATTATATTGCTTGGTTCTTGATGCTTCATTAGCAAATCTATCTTATGAAGATTACTGTAATGAATTTGGCTATGACAGTGATAACTTAAAGCACAAGAAGCTTCATATGCTAATGAAAGAAAACACCAAAAAACTTGAAAAGATTTTTAAAATCAATCTAGTTAAGATTGAACAAATATTGCAAGATTATTGATAAATAGGTTTACTTTTAGCATGAATCGATTATAATGGGTTCATGCAATAAAGCAAACAACCATACACAAAAGGATTCATTTAATGAATACATTTAACATCGAACTAGTAAAGAAAATTGAAAGTGACCTTGCAACGTCAAAGGTTGTTGTAATGGATGCATTGACAGCTATGCAAAAAGTGCCGTCATACTTGTCGGAACATGTAGCAGAAGCAGACTACACAATGAGACAAGCTTTTCTAGGAAATAATAGCAGTATTGCTAGTGTGTTAAGTGGTTTAACTCATGCAGCGTGGTCAGAATTTTTTGCTCACCACTTAGTACATCATTTAATAATTGACCGTGAAAGTGTTGCTACACATAAGTATGTGTTTGCAGACAGCTACAAGCGTTTGTTATATAGTGGTGTAAAAGAGTTGGTAGAATTCAACCAATCAAATGCAGAGGAATTTTTTAATGAGTTCTTAAATATTGACCGTGCGAAATGTTCTAAGTGGTTGAAATATTTGCTAGAACGTACTGGAAAAGATTGGAAAAATTCTAGTAAAGAATTTAAATCTAAAATGACTTTAAGAGGATTGGATTCATACGGAACTGTAAGCCGTGAACTGGGGCGCACATTATTTGCAGTGTGTAAACATTTGGGCCTTGATTTTACTTTCGACAAGTATTACACTGAATTACGTAACCACAGTAAAATTAATGGTGACAAGTTTAAGGTTAACGATGATTTGGATATTACATTTGAGTATCATCAAAATGGCAATACAACTCTACGTATTGATAAAGATTTGGTAAAATTGTTAAACGATTTGCTTGAGGGTTAACATCATGATGTATGCATTAGTTTTGATAGTATTTGGTAATAATGTTTATACACCTATCGACAAGGTGGAGATTAAACATAGTCTTACTTATTCGCAATGTCAGAAACAAATGAAAGATTTAAATAAAAACATTCAAGGCGCACAAGTTCAATTCACTTGTGAATCATATCGATTACGTTAATAGGTGCAATATGAAATTTGATTTGGATGACTTGGCTAAAAAGACGGATGATACAAGTAACGGTAACACGTATCGAATTGTAGAAATCAATTTAGCTTATCAATGTTATCTAGTTGAATGTGAAAACTACTATGGGCCTGAAGATTTAGGTGACGGCATCATGTTATATGGTAGTGGTCAACAAGTGTGGGTAGCTGCTTATACATTTGATTGGATGACTCAAAAACTTTAAATAAAAGCTTGCTTTTAGCATAACTATCTGTATAATGGTGGTTATGCAATAAAGCAATCGTTATTATATCGGTGACGTGATGAACATTATCAAAGTAACTAAAAACTATATTATATCTTTCAATGCTGATAATAACGTACAATACGTTAAGTCAAAATTAAATGGTAAATTTGCTAAACATGCAGAAGCTTTAGAAGAACTTAAGCAATTGATTTTAGAAGATAAAAAGCAAGTTGTAGACGCTTTTATCGGGTTATCTATCTGTGTTTTATCTGTAATAATGGCATTATCTTATATTAAATTTGGTATTTCTTTAGATTTAGGCTTGATTTTAATGACAAGTGTTGTTAGTATATCGGGTATAGGTTTTGCATTATCAAATTTCGATGAGGGCATTAATAATGCTTAAGAATATTGTATTATCAGTGTTTTATATTGTATTATATAGCTTGATTGTGGCAGCCTTATTAAGTGTTAGATCAAGCATGTTAACGGTTTATTTTGGTGTATTTATATCGTTAATTATGGTAACTTTCGTATTTATTGCAACGTCAAGAGAGCAGATAGAGTTGACAGTATCACAATTATGTGATTGGGTAGGTTCAAAATGGAACTAATAAGAAACGTAACGGTAGCTAAACTCTCTTTAGGTACGGTGGAGAGCGAATATCAAGCTAGTGATTTGTTAGGGCAATTGGTTTATTCTAAGTTTGAAGAATTTAGAGATAACTTTATTTCTTGTGAAATTACTGATTGTTATTTAGGTAATGACTTTGTTTTAGTGGGTCAAGAGGATGTGATAAAATCCAATCTTGAGGAGGTACATTTTCAATGTAATGTTTTATATGATTATGTATTTGATGTTGTATGTCATGCTGGGAGTTTATCCGATGAAGATGATGAACAAGGTGATTACCTTTATGAATCTTTAAAAAAGGGTACATTTGCACAAGATTTGCATAACCTAGATTATTCTGATTTAGATGGAATCAAGATGGGTCTAAAGCAATCAAAAATTTGGATGGACAATCTAATTAAACTTATTGAAGAATTAAAGAAATGAATCAATTAAACGTGAATGACATATCTTATCTATGTGGTAGGTTAAACACACACTTGCACAGTCATATACAACAATTAACGGATTGTTTGAAAGATGACAAGTTTAGTCAATGGTATTGGTACAAGTTTTGCAAGTATGTACAAAAAGTTGACATGCAAGACTTAAGATGCTTGGTTGAATCTATTAATAATTTCTTGACAGAGCAAGAAGCTAAGAATGCAGAAACTGTAAGGAAATTTGAGCTAAACAAAAGCATTGATGAATTAAAGCAATGTTGTAAGGACAATGGCGGTGATTTATCGGAGGTGCTTGTATTGGCTAATGGTAGACACTTTATTATCGGTGTTGATTCATTTGATGATTGTATGAATGATATACAATACTTTATTGATAGCCGTTACGGTATACGTTTTAAAGATATTGAAGGTTGGTTTTTGTTGAGAGCTTAAGCATGTATAACATAGTGAATGACAAAGGTGTTGTTGTTAAACAAATTAGTGGCTATTGGGATGCTAAGAGACAGCTAGAAGAACTTAACATTCAAAAAGGCGGTAAGGTTGAACATAAGCTTGTGAAGGTGGAGAAATGATTAAACGTGATCTATATCAAGATAAGTACAATCCTCGTAAAACGTGGCAAGTCAACCACATGAAAGGCGCTAAGTACCTTAAACAGTTTATTGACGGTGTACAGTGTGGAAAGGGCATCCGTTGTAATATGAAATTTATTAAACAGATTGGAATAGATAATTTTAAATTAATCTGAATTAGGTGTTGACAAGGATGTCATAAAGGCCCATAATACCTACATACCAAGCAAACAGCTTAAAGGATATGTGAAGTGATTAAGTCAATTGGTGCTCAAGTTAAAGAGGTTAATGTACAATTCTTCAAGGGTAGAAGAACTAACAAGTTTTACCTGAACGTATTTTTCTGGTGTTATGCTGAAAATGTTATAAGACTTAGGTCGGTTTTGTGTTCGATTGAAGCAAATAAAAGACCAGATTGGGTATAATTAGTGTCTGTTTATCCGTAGCATTCTATAGGGGTGCTATCAATAAACTCTCAACAAGCCTAAAAAGGTGATTAAAATGTTAAACATGTCTAATATCAAAAATGTTTCTAATGCTAACATTGGCACTATTGAAAGTATTGACATAGAAAACTTGTATACAAATAGTGGTAGCAAGGCCCCTAACCAATTCAATGTATTCATATATGGTCAAGAGGGTAATATCAAAGTATTTAAATCTTATAACTCAATTATTGCAGTCCGTTGTAATGGTGAAACATATTTAGATCAAGGTAAATGGGATTATTCGCCTACAACATTACGCTATCTTAAACAGTGGTTAGGCACTCAAGACAGTAAAGCGGAGATTGTAAAAAAGATTGATGACGGGATTTATAAATTAGTTGAATTAAACTAAAATAGTGCTTGACAAGGATGTCAAACAAAACCATAATATCGACGTAAACAAATGTAGGGTAATCGAAATGATTAGTAAGTTGGTAGAAGTTTTAAAAGAAGTAGATTTATTGTTATGTGGTGGCGAAACGGTAAGTTGGTTCGAACAAGATGACTGTATTTGGCTAAATATCCCATCTATCGATGAATATGTAGTAATTGCTAGTAATGATGAATTCTTGTTAGATACAAACAAGCTTGAAGTAAAACATGACGGTGATTTGCTCCAGATTGAAGCATTCAAAATCGAAAAATTCAACTTAGGGACTGTTTAACATGAATACATTATACTCTTTAATTTTGGTTATCTATGCTCAAGTAAATGGCCCAATGCCTGAAAACTACCATCCTCCAGTCATTGACCAAGTGGAAATGAAAACAGAGCTTGACGAGGATACGTGCGTTTATATGATGTTAGAAATTCAAGACAAGATTAGTCCAGAGGCTAACATTGAATATGTATGTCGTTCCGAGACAGTGGATAGTAACGGCTTTATCAAAACAATTTACCCGAACTAGGTGATGCTATGTTAAACATATATGAATTATCAATGAATAAAATTGCATTTGTTCAAATGACGGATGATCATAGAGAGTCGGCTTTAGCTATCTTAAAAACGTTTCGAGAGTGGGTAGCTAGTCCAGATAGTCAAACATTGGCAATTGTCACAAGCTTAGGTGCAAAAAGTTATTTTTCATTAACTAGTGGCTTATGTGGGAATATAGCGTATTTACAGAGAGCAAAAGCAACAAGCTATCGTATAGAGTTGAATGCTATTTTTCAATCGTGGCCTAAATTCTCAGGTGATCTACGTTATCCTATACCGTCACCTTACAAAAGCCTTTGTGAAAGAAGTGTGTATTACGACCTATCAACCAATCCGTATAGCATGTATGACCAGAGTCATGAATATAGTAAATCAAGGCTTGAGCTTTTGGACTATTTAATAGAGCAAATAGAGAAAGATTTCAACCGATATGTGCATGTGATCTAATGTTACATTGTGTAATTATGGTGATTTTGGTCGGTAATGATGCCGACCTATTACATAGGAGTACATTATACTAATTAAATCATGTGTTTGCATGTAGCAAACATGTATACAGATTTAGACAAGTTTTTCGACGACGACAAAGGAGAAAAACAAGGAAAGACATTAAAATAATAGCGTTCGCTAACGCTCAATTGCTATTATAGCTCGATTAAGAATAATTCCATATCATTGTACCATAATGCCACATCGTGGCTTATACGCGCTTACAGCGCATTCTATGACGTAAGTCATTTCTTGCACCTAAATTTTATCCTCCTTATCAGTCGTCATCCTCTTGAAACTCTTGAATAGCAATGCTTTGCAAAGCAAATTGTATACTCTTAAATTATATACATATGAATAGTAATTTCTTGACATGTAGTTATTTGACATACTTAAACTTGACATGTACATACATTAAATTATTACTCTTGACATGTATAAAATGACATATCATATAAAGCATAGCACATAGAGTTCAATCATAAGAACATGTAAATTATCAAACAAAAGTATGTCTCTTTTACAAGTAGAAATTTGTAAATAATTTTCTGGTTATTTGATACACAAAAGTTAGGAATTGTCAAGCACTATTTTCAGGAGATTTTGAGAATCATAGATGTGCAAGAATGTCAAGGAATATTTGAAATATCGATAGAATAATTAAATTAATTAAATAAAATAATAATTATTGACAAGAGGAGAGGGACATGAGATGATATACACTGTGATATGTATAATATTAGATATACAAACCAGCGAATTAATTAGGGCTACCACCCTAGTGTACTACATTTTTCTGAAAAGTCAAGTGTTTTATTGTAATTTAATGTAATTGTGCAAGGAAATTAATTTAAATTAATAGTTGACATTCTTTTGTGAATCGTCCATAATTGACGGTATGAAGAGGAGAAAGACAATGTTAGACAAAGTTATTATTGCATATGAAGTCATTGTACTAGTGCTTTGCCTAGCGTTGGTCTTACACTTACTTGGTTTTAGTATCTATTAATTGGTGGCAATATGCTATTAGGTCAGGCAACTTGGGATAAAGAGATGATTACATTAGATGAAGCAATTCAAGGTACAACTACTAAGAAGACGATTACAATTGAGGAATTACAGCGCAATGTAGATTTCTTCAAGGATGGGATAGGTAATCGCTATCAACTACAATTAACAGGTGATACAGACGAGTGTGGGCATGATGAATATGCATTAGTTAATATCCATGCAGCGCATACAGTCTACTATGTGTATGCTCATGATGACATCACAGTGTATACAGACAATGAAAAGAATATATGTAGTGTATTCCTACAACGTGTACAGTACTTCCCATACATAGAGAAGGCTATCATGCTATAACACACAACATCATACAGTGACAAGACAGGGGCCTAATATGGCCTCTTCTTTGTGTGCAATATAAAAACAAATCTTTTAATTAAATCAATAATCATATCCATTCATTACCATATCACACCATTGTATACACCACACATATAATACATTCATAGAGTGTACATCACATATCTATAAATTTAATGTGTACATCATCAACAGTATATCACACATTTTCAAATCTATACAGCCAAATATTTTGTAATTTTTCTCAGATATTCCAATTTTTAAGTTGACTTATTTCTAAGGGGGTGGTAGGATGGGTTAAGCCAACACAGTGATTGTACTCGCCCAGATATTTTCTATATGAGAAAAGACCCCGATTTATATAAATGCAAGGTCTAAAAATTTTAAAAATCGAAAT